TATGTTATGTTTCTACCATTGCCTGTACCTACGGCACCCATAGAGCACATTAGATCACCTAATGCTTTTGCTTGTGCCGACTCACTGAATAACGAATACTCAGAAACTACTACTGGTTTGCCCAGTTTCAATGCCTCAGTCAACATTCTTTTTGCTGTCTCTACATCTGATATGTAATCACCTGTAGTATGTCTACCTATTTGTAGATAGATGTAATCTGCATTGGTGTAGTATCGTGTATCGTGTTTGTATCCACCAACACCATCTGACAAATGTACCGCAACAGGTTTGTCTGTCTTTGACTTTATGAAAGCAACATAATCATTCACTTGTTCGGGTGACCAATACTCATCACATTCTAGACAAGCAACATAGGCAGATGCTTGGTCATCATAGAGTCGGATGATTTTCTCCATGAATACCTTGTGGTGGGCGGCATTACCTTTCCAATCCCTGTGTGCAGATTCGGGTGTCATCCACAATACAGGTTTGAGTCCTGCTTGATTTAGTTCTATAAGTCTTTGCCTAAAGTTATCATTGGGGTCTACTATACCACCTGGCAAATGACCTCTAGAGGCACGGACATACATATCAATATGTGTATCACCGGTGTTGACTAGTCGTTGTCTAAAGTTTGCTCGTTCTGCATCTGTCCAAGTGTTAGACAAATACATTAAGGTTGTGTTAAACTTCTTTGACTGATCGCCAGTGTGTGGGCCTATCTTGCCTAATAGAAACGATGATCTTACGCCGTGAAGTGAATATGTTTTATCGTATGCTTGGCTTACACTTATACCTACTATGCTTAAACAAGAAAGATATATTACTAGTAGCGTGGGCCAAATAATTCGTCGAATATTCATATGAATATTTAGTTGTTTTCATATGAATATTTAGTTGTTTAGTTTTTTTACATAACTTGAGTGACATCAATAACTTCCGATTGTTTATTAATTTCACTAATAAAATAAGCACATTGTGGCTTAGGACCATCATGTAAAGGAACTGCCAGTAATTGTCCTGTTTTAAGTTTAGGAAAGTACCATTTAACTTCTGTATAGATATCTACAATGTCAATTTCCGCATAATTGTGCATATAGCCACTTAGTGGATTGTATAAAAAGGCTTCAAACCCTCTATCATTTACACTAGTAAGAGGCAACACTTCTAAATCACCTACTTCAGGACTACCTACCACGATATGCCAATCTACAGGCATTGGAATTTTATACTTACCAAGTTGTAGTACTACTGCCGGTGCGTTAAAAGATTCCAAAAAGATAAGTGGTATAAAAAAGTAATCCGGATCGGCAGGATTACTATTATCTAATATACAAAATCTTACATCATCTACCTTTTCAGGCATAGCGTTCATTGGGTATGAAACGTCATCTAACGTTAATATTCTCATTGAGTTTTCTCTTATAATTTAAAATGGTGGATCATCATCAGTAGGATCACTAATTTGATCATCTGCTGGTTTGGGTTTGTAATCTGGATTTTTAACTATTTGTTTTGTTCGTGGGTTAATTATATAATATTGGTGTGTTCTGTCTTTTGATCTAGCCGGAATTGGGTTACCTTTAATTGTAGGGCGTGTAGGATTACCAGCATCATCATAATCCGGAGTAGATGGAGAGCCCGGACCTGTATTCATATATTTTGTATGAACGAGTTTTTCCAGTGAAGCCATCTGCTTTACTAATAATATAATTTCGGATTGTAAATCTTTATTTTCAAGTTTAACCTTATCAATTTTGTCTATTAGACTTTTGTGTTCTAATTTAATATCGTCTAATTCTTTGATTAAGTCGTGGTACTTTTTATAAAGATCGCTAACTTGTGAACTCATTGCTTATTATTTATTATCCTTGCCAATTCACTTTTTCTACAGTAAATGGATATTCTGCTTCCCTGTAATAACTTTTTCTTTTAGTTAAATGTCGTTTAGCATACTTGCAAGTGCTAGTTATATCCCAAATTTGTACAAAGTCTTTATCTTCTGCTTTTCTAATACCACGGCCAATACTTTGTATTACTCTAACAAAACTTTTGCCTGGTTCAATTAATACCAAATTAAATATACGTGGTATGTTAATGCCAACTGCCGCAACGCCATATGTTGCAATAATTATTTTTGCGTCTGCTGTTCTAACATCATCATAATGTTCTTTTCTTTCATCTGCCTTAGTAGCACCGCTCACAAATACACTTCCATCTAACCTTTGTTCAAGCAGTTTGCCGGCGCTTATTCTATCAACTAATATCAAAGTGTTTCCACTATCTTTAACATCATCAATAAAATTGCCTATGTAATCTATTCTATCTTCGTTGCTTAAAAGATACTTCAATTCACTCTGATAATTATTATATTCGCCATAATCATTAAGTTGTACTATATTAACGTGGCAATTTGCTAAGACGCCCTTGTCTTGCAGGTCAGCGGCGGCTATTCTATTAACTACATCACCAATACTAACTTTTAGTGACATCCATTCATACTTTTCTTTTGGTATTGTGCCTGTTAAACCCCAACGTATAGGCACATTAGCAAACTGTTGCGTTAGCAATTGCTTCAGCACATCTGCCTTACTCATATGGACTTCGTCTACCATAATACACGCCACGCCCTCTATGAAGTCTTCTATAGTAACATCTACTTCTGCATTACGTGTTTTCTTTGTAAGTATGTTTAAACTTTGCCAAGTGCAAATGGTATGCGTTCTGCCGTATTCTTTTCTGTCACCATAAAAGACACCCACATCAAGTCCTAAGTTTATGTAGTCCTCTTCGGTTTGAGTCACAAGACTTTTGTTTGGCACAATAACTATAGTGCGCCCATATTTCTCGCATATATTACTAAGTGCGGCAGTAATAAGTGTTTTGCCTGCGCCAGTCGCGACCTCTTGTATGGACTGTGGATTTTCTAAAAAGCGATTAATTACTTCAACTTGATAATCTCGTAATACAATAGACTGTCCTTCATGCGTATGTCCGCTAGGCCATTTGACGTGATTATAACTGTTTACATTTACTTTATCAAAAGTTAGTTCAACAGGATTCCTATAATCAATTAATTCTATTTTGTAATTGTCGAGTAATGGTAATATATCGCCCAACAAGTTTGTATATGTACTACCACCAAGATTAAAGAAAGACGCTTTACCATCCCAGCGTCCTAAACGAACTGCTGGCATAAATCTTGCGTGGGGGATATCAAATTTAAATTTATCGACTAACTTTCGTCTGTCTGTTAAATCTAATCCTTCAAATTTACAATTTACTTCGTCTTTTAAATATAACTTACACTTTGGCATAATATGCTGGGCCAGGACCTAACTGTTTTAATATCTTTTTATCCTCATCGCTCAGCGGCGAGTTTACAGTATTATAATAACATACCTTAGGTATTTGGTCAAGATAAATGTTGAATGTTTTTTCATTAACCATTCTTGTAACAAATATTAACTGCGGGTTTACTTCGCTTTCTATTAATTCTTGAACGTTATGAGCGTAATAAACTAAGCAGTCTTTTTTACACACTCTTTCTGCTTTGCCTATAGCATCATCCTTAATAAACTGCTTTATTACTTTAACCACCATCGGTTCAAACTGTGTATCTATCATTACTTGTTGTTTAGTTACGGCCCTCACTTCACTGTTTTGTTTAGCAATGCCTGCGTCTACCTTTGGACCAAATAATAAACGCTCTGGTGAATAAAATACTATTGGAAGTCTATTGTATTTCAAAGCATACAAAATCATATGCTTTAGTTTCTTTTCCTTGTCTTTTACTGAGCCTGTTAACGACACACGAGTATTGGATGCCATAATATGCTCTACAGAATCGTTAAGCAATAGTTTTATTTTATTACTTAAACCATAACCAAGTTCTGCAGACTTGTCTATTAAATCCCAAAGATCAATTATTTCTTTTTTTTCTAAATAATCTAACAATGCCTGTGATGCGTTTTTAATATACGGTTTAAAACTATTATCAACACAAAGTTCAACTCTGTATTCATCTTCAGACTGCTTTATTTCGTTTATAGTATCTAAATATTCTTGTATTTCGTTGCTGTATTCTACTTCGGTAATCTCAAGGCTTTGTAAAAAGTCTTGTATAAAAGTAAAATTAATCTCTGCTAAACTAAAAGCCCAAGCTTTACGCTCTACATCCCAAGTCAAGTCTGTATTGCTTTGCTTACCGTGTGCGAATAGTCTGCGTGGTATATCTGAAGTGCTAAATCTTTCAGTAATGTCTAATCCCGTCATTGAAAACGGAAGTTTTAGATAAATCTTTTTGTCGTCTATATAAACTTTGACAGGTTTATTCATAATAAAAAGAAAGGGGAGACACTAGGCCTCCCCAAGTGTATTAGATACTTATCGCCGGAGCGAGGCAATAAGTATCTATTTTGGCGGGTGTTAACGAAGTATGCTAACCTCCGCCATACGTCTCCAATTATCTTTGGAGATTTTACGCAAGTCACCAATCTTGAGAGCAGTACGAAGTGACATTTCTCGAACTCGGTCTTTGTTCTTTTCCATGTAGTCAAGAACCTCGTCTTGCGTTTGTTTATTAAACTTGTATCCGTTGAACAATTCACCGCTTTTGGCAATCTGTTTGATACGCAGGATCTTGTCACGCATTGTGTCCAACGTAAGGTCCAAGTAGTGGCAACGTGACTGGAGTGCTTCCAAGTGGTCCTGTACTTTCTTAGAGCGTATATTCTCAAACTTCACGTTAGTGATGAAGATTGCTGACCCGCGGAAGTCAAACGAATTAGGAATGCCTTCTGCACGGAGTTTGACACTGTCAGCATTCCAATGGATTCGGCGTCTCTTACCCGAGTCCAATGCCGCTTTCAGTATGTTGAGTGACAAGTCATCAAACAATACAGTGTCGCAGTCATCAAACACCAACACGTTGCCTGGATCGCTGTACTCATACAGTTTCGCGTACAGTCCAAGAGCAGTCATCGCACCTTTTACAACATCGTATCGTGTACGAGTGCCTTTGATTTTGTCGAACAGTGAGGCCTTTTCCAGGGTGGTCTCTACACCGTAGGACTTACCAACTCCAGGAGGGCCTGTGACAATCATTGCACGGACATCACCATTGATAGTCGCTTCAGTCATTTCGTTGAGGATGCTGAAACGCTCTTCAATGCGGTTCATGACCTCTTCGTCAGTTTCTTCGACCTTCTCTACAACGGGACTTTTAGACGAGGTATTTCCTGCAGCCATTTTCTTTGCATATTCCTCGGCTTCACTCTCGCCCACCATTTCAATATGTAGTGGAGACTCAACCTGGATTGCGAATGTATACTGCGGGAATCCCAGCATATCAGTTCCGTCTACGGTAATCTTGCCGCCGCCTTTAGTAGACGGACGATAATTTTTGACCAGTGGGAAAATGACATTTTCCACATCCTTAGTGGGAGAGTCTTTACGGTTGATGATGCCTTTGAGGACTTTAATGTGTGACATAATTCGCTCCTTATATGTCAGTGGATTAAACTTGGCGGGGGACGTCATATCGTCCCTGCATGGTGAAGGTGCCGAGGCGCGTGGCATTGCCAGTTGCGGGCCAATGTACTTCGCCCTTGAACGCCTGCACTCTCAACGGAGTATCGAAGCCACTGGTTTTGGGATTGGCATTAAACTGCCCAACAGCACCCACCAGCGTGTCGTCGTAAACACAAGTCTCACGCTGAGATCCAGCAATGTTTCGAAAGTTGATTACAAAAGTATTACGCATCTATCGCTCCTTGTTAGTTGGGTCTGACAAGAAATCATTTATCGCTTCGACAAACATATTCATTACTTCTTGTCTCCAAAGACTAGTATATCCTATGCCGATAGCATTTCCTACTGACTTTATTTCTTCATCATTGTAAGACTCAAGAAGTTTGTTTACAATTTCTGTTCTAGTCATCACGTTTCTCCTTGTTTCTTTAGCGTATATATACATTATACTGATTTTGTCAGATCTGTCACTTTTTTTTGTACTCTAAGTGCTTGATTTTATTGAAGAATCAACTATTTTTGATATTTTGGTAAGTGTTTGAAATCATTGAAGAAAAAAGCCAATAAAATCAATGACTTACTAATTGCTACTTTTTCTTAGTTTTCTTAGTAGTCTTTTTCTTGGATTTTTTAGTGGTTTTTGGAGATTTCCACTTATCTGTAACTTTGCGGATTTTAGTCAAATTATCTATTTTGATGTCAATTTCTTTAGGGTGGGCAAAAACGTTGATTACAGCACCTGTGGGATCTACAAAAATACACTCAGAATTTTCAAAGTAATTATCTGGATTAAAATCCGGAGAGGGAAGCCAATAACAGTCATAATCCATATCTTTAAAAGTTTGTAGCAATTCTTTTTGGTTTTCTTGGCATTCTGCAATAACAAATGGTCTATGAGTTGAGAATAGCCTTGTACCAGTATGTAGAACATCTGATTCATTACCTTCTACATCTACTTTAACCAAATTACAATAATCGAGACCAATATCATCTAAATTAAACACCGCGCAACGTTCTACATCATTGCCTGTATCATTGTCAGATGTTTTTAATGCGCCATGATTCATTTCGTCATCTACTCTATTCAATGGCAAGTATAATGGCCGTTTTGTTCCCACTGCTCCTTTGACTGGCGTTACGTTAAATGCACTATTAATAGTCAGATTAGTCATTAAGAAAAAATAATTTAAATGGCTTGGTTCAAAAGCATATACTTCTCCTTCCTTGCCTACTATTCTAGAATAAAACACAGAATGTAATCCTATATTAGCCCCTACATCAATAACTTTAGCACCTGGTCGTAATAATTGTGATGCCAATGCTAGTTCTGCCTCTGCATATTCACCGTATAAATCTAAACTACGACCGACAATTGTGTCTTTGATATTATATGCAAAATCTCCGTGCTTACACGGCTTAACTCTAACATTTTCACATTGTAGTATAGGAAAACCCATTACACTCTACTTCCATAATCAGTAATTGAGCCATTCATCCACGTTAGCATTAACGCAGACTCGTCAAAATAACCTTTTGCTTTTATCATATCATCCGTACTTTCAGGCAAGACTTCTCTTTCCATAAGATCTACTGGTCCTAAATCCATTGGATCATCTAGTTCTTCCCAATCTTGTTTGGGTTTAACAATACCGTAAATATTACGATCATTAAAATTTTTAAGAAAATATCCCTTTCTACAATCCCAGCCTGTTATTGCTAACTGATTTATAAATGTAGGTAAGGTATAAAAGTTTCTATCATATCTTCCAAATTTAGTTTTTAGTCTACCAAACTCTGTATCTAATGTTTGTGGAACAGTTATAAACAGTAATGAAAAAGGAGTAAGTACTCTACGCATTTCTAATAACCCTTGTATAGGGTCTTTCAATTGTTGTAATGTATAGTGACACCAACCAATATTAAATTCATCGTCTTTGTATGGCATATTTAAAATATCGCCACAAGTAAAGTCAAATTTATCAGTTTCCCTATCAATTAAATCAATACCAGAAACTTTTGTGTGATTAGCGTATGGTGCAGATTCTTCATATGATGCTTGGTTACACCACCATTCTGTATTAGATCCATCCCCACAGCCAAAATCACATACATGCAACATGTTCTCAAACAATTGTTTAGAAACTACTTTGAAAACTTCTTGGGCTGATTTTCTTTGTTCGACTAAATCACCATATATAAGTGTTTTATTCATTATACTGTAACATCCTCCATACCTGCTGTGCGAAGTCTTATTACATTACTTACCTGAAATTGCTTAACATCAAGTCCTTTAATAACTCCTAACCATTTGTTGCGAACCAATGCAACTTCATTAATAACAGTTTCTAGATCAACCACTTCATCTTCGCCGTCTACATATTTTTCAGCGTCACGAGCACTCAAGGCTCTATTATAACTTTCTAAGTATTTTTTAAAGTGTTTACGTCTAAGTTTGCGTAGTTGAATATTAAGATGTTGCAGGATTGCTTCTAACTCTTGAAGTTGATTAAAGCGATGCTCTACAATACCTGGTAACGCTGTTGCATTTTTTTCTAAGACGCCAGAAATTTTGACGTCTTTTTTAGCACCAGTTAATTCGTTCTCGAAATATTCTAGAGCATCCGGTATATTACCCATGTCTTGGACAATTTTATTATACCACACTATAAGTCACCACTCTGTGTCCTCGTCATAATCTTCATCTTCGTAATCTTCTTCATCTAAATCATTTAAAAGTTGTGCAATAGTTGGACAGTTGTTTGCTAATTCATCTATTACTTCAGACATATCTTCATCAGTTAGATAGTTTACTAGTTGTTCTGCGGCAAGTGGTAACTCTTTTTTCGGAATGTATGCTTTCAACATTTCCCATGTATGAACTAAAACAATTTTATCCACAAATATTCCTCAAGTTAAAGTTAAGGATATTTATGCTTCTGTTTCAGTTTCTTCAAATTCTACATCGGGGTCTGATTCTACATTTTCGCCAATACCACCTGACATTACATCACGCATAACGCGATCTAATTTCTCGCCAGTCCATCCTTTTCTAAACTCTAGAATTTCAGTACCATCTTTACATGTATAACCAAGTCTATTGCCGGTTTTCTTAACCCAGCCTTGTGCTTCAAACATTTCTATCAAGCCACTATAAGGATCCATGCCTGTTTCATAAGGAATTTTAACTTGAACACCTTCAAATGGTTTGGCATAGCGTGTTTTCATTACCTTACAACCTGCCCTAATACCATAGACTTGTGATGTTTTGTTGCCATCTGCATCTTCTTTAAGTTTTAACTTTTTCATAGCAATAACGATAGAACTTGCGTAGATAAAGCCTTGACCCCCTGAAATCTTATCATCTGGATCAAACATATCTTGAGATGCATAAGTGTGGTTTGTTGCTACTAATCCTACATTGTGTCCGCCAAACATATTAACGCAATTGCGAACAAGTGCGGTTAATGCTTTAGGTTTGCGGCCCATATCACCTTTTAGATCACCTTTATCAAATTGATCTACGTCTGTGGGAGTAAGTAACATACCTAAAGAGTCAATAACAAAAAGAACTTTAGGGCGTTCTTCCTCTTCCATTGTCTTGTAGTCTTTCATAAAGACGCTGATAGTTTTAGCAACGTCATCAATCATACTCATAGACAAGCGAAGTAGTTTTTCTTCGCTAGTATCAACACCTAGTCTTTCTAACCACTCCTTATCTAGAGCAGATTCAGAGTCGATCAAAACTACAAAAATATCTTGTTTTTGTGCTTCTTTAACGATATTCCCAGAAGCAATATAAGATTTGCCTGAGCCTGATTCTCCTGCTAATACAGTGACTCTTCCTAATGGAATGCCTTTGTAAAAGTCTCCACTGACAAGATAGTTTAAACAATAATTACCTACAGAAATCCAATCGGTAGGATCGCTAAAGCCTACTGACAAGCCGTCAATAGACTTTGTAATATCTTTTCTAAATTTTGCCACGTCAAACGGTCTCATTTCTTCCTCCCGTTTTCGCCATATCTTTTTCTACGTGTCTCCCAACCTTTTGATGCATTTTTTCTTTGTATTTCTTTACGCCATTCAGGCATGGGTCCCCTTGGGCCTCGCATCTTTTCTTTTGTTTCATTAGTATGTTTCCATCCTTATAATTTTCCTCTAATAGAATAAAGACGGGGCGAGCGTTAACCCGCCCCTATTACTTTATATTACTGGCCCTGTCTAGCACGGATAGTTGCTAAAATATCCTCTGCTTTGGAACCACCACTACTCTGCGGAGTTTCGGAGACTACCGATTCTTGTTTTTCTTCCTTAGGTTCAGAAGCGGTAGTGGTTGCTTTTGAATCGTTGGAAGTTGTTTCTGGTTTGTACATACCTGCTGGACGGAAATATTGTCCATAAAGATCTGGATCATACTGCTTTCCGTCTACAGATGCTTCAAACATATCTTTAATAACATTGACCGCCGTTTCATCCGGTTTGTTAGGAAGGAAACTGCTAAGATCAAACAAGCCATATTGTGAGATTGCATCCATTTCTTCTTTGTCAAGAGCACGTTCGCGTCTTGCCCAAGTAGATGTTGAATAATCAGCATATCCACCTTTAGTTGTTTTTGTCAAACGGAAGTCCAATCCATTTGTATAATCAGTTGGAAGTTCCTCCAGTTCAGGATCCATCAATGCCGCTTTAAGTAATTGGAAAATTTGTGGTCCAATAATAAAACGACGAATTGGATTTTCCGGAACAGTATCCTCAGCAAGTGGACTATCCAATACAAATCCTTGGAAAATGTAAGAACGCTTTTTCCAGTACTTACGACCCATATCTTCTAGTGCTGGGTCCTTAAACCAAGTGCGAACCTCGGTCAAAACTGGACAAGTTTCGTTCCACATTTCCATACACGGAACCTGTACGAAAGTATTCTTAGAATCACTATCGCCTTTAATTCCGCTAAATGGAAGTCTAATCATAAGTCTTTCTACCCAGAAAAACGGATTACTTTCATTACCGTCGGGTAAAAACCTTAGTACTGCTGTGGATTGTTCTGGAATATTCCAGAAAGGATAAATGGCGTTGTCGCCAATAAATGAAGAACCGCTACCTTTGTTTTCTTGAGCCTGTAGCTTAGCTCGTATATCTGCTAATGATGCCATAATAATTTGCCTCTTGTTGTTTGCCTAAATTTGTGCCTAAAACACATACTATATAGTATATGATAAAGTATTTAGTTTGTCAAGTAAAAAAGAGGGATTTTATGGTTAACCTGATAGTCCCAGGGCATCATTCGGATTCGCAAGGAGTTCTTTGGCTTTTTCTACTTCGGATTTTCTTTTACTTTTTGTACTAGTGGAGTCACTGCCTGAGTTGTTTTTATCTTGATACCAATTATAGATATCCCAAACATCCCAACCTAATGCAGCCGCGTTAGTTGCCCAGGAGAGAAATCCGCCACCAAGTAATGTTGCGGCCGCGTGCCTTGCGGCTATTTTTGATGCGATATTGGCTGCTTTCTTTTTTGCTGGTTTGACCTTTTCAGGATCGAATTTATTGTCAGGATATTTCTTGTTCCAGTCTTTAACGTTATCATCAACGTTGGCTTGGGCTCGCTTCGCAGCATCGGCCTGGGCGGCAGTTATACTGCCTCTTGTTCGTAGCTTGTTTGATTTAGCATTCTGTCCAACTTCAGATCCTATGGCTTTTGCATTAAGTTTTGCTTTTTTTAATACCCCGCGCTTGGTTCTCGGAGTCGTTTTGTTTACCAATTGGGCTCTTTTCTGATTCAATGCATGGCCCGCTGCTCGGCGCATTTTATTTGCAGCTCTATAAGCCAACACGGCACTAGTGGCCGCCGGCATGCCCCCTGGCACATTGGCAAGGATGCCTGACTCATCTTCTCCTTCTCCTTCTCCTGACCTTTTTTCTGGGTGAAGATGAAATGGATTTGTTTCTACTAATATGAATGATTCAAAAACATAATCGCCTATATCTTCAGGCGTGAGTTTATTAAGAACTTCTAACATTTTTGTATCATTATCATTAAAAAGTTCTTCTAAAAGCATTTTAGTAACCTTGTGTAATTTCGTCTGCCCATTCTTCTACTAGATCTGCTTCATCTTTAAATGACTTGCTTTCTACTGCGTGAGTATATCTTACACGTTGAGTATATTCTTCATCTTCGTTAATACGGCCCAAGTCGCTTACATATTTCTTTGCTAGTTGTACTGCTAATGCACCTTCCTCTGATTCGGAAAGTTCTGCACCAACAAACTTATGTGCAAACTCTCTAACAATGTCATTGTCAACAATACGATTGCTGATATCTTCTAGAGCAGTGCTCACTAAACTTCTTACATCATCGTGCTGAACTGAACGAGCAAATTGATCTGTATCAACTGAACTCTCTAATACTAGATCACCGCTTTCAATAAACTCTCTGATTTGGTTTAGTTTGTTTGCTTTATTTTCCATAGCAGTTTTGTAAATGCTATTAATTAATGGTAGGGACTCAAATACGCTTTCATCAAACTTCTTAACTGTAAAGAAGTCTTTCATTTCATCTAAGTTATCTTCGGATAGTGTTTCTTCTTGTGCTTCAAAACTTTCTGCAAATGAGGTGTATCCACGTGCTGTTGAGATACGTGCTAAACTGCTCCTAATACCATTGTAAGCATCACGTACACTTTCTACAATGTCTGCTGTATCTTCATTTACTAAGCTATTGCGTCTGCTGTATGCTACAAAGTTCTTTAATTGGCCTAATTGGTTAACATTGTTAACAATGTGTGTGCCAATGTCATCATGCAAGTTGCCACCTTCACTAATGTGCCTTGCAACTGCTCTTGCACCTAGTAAGTTAGTAAATGGAAGTAGTGTTCTTTCACCGCTTGTAGTTTCAACAAAAATTTTGCTAATATTTCTACTGCGTGATCCTCTAACTTCTTCATCTACTGGGCGTCTATGTCTGACAATAATTCTTGCAGTCTCACCTAAATCTTGGTAACTACTTTTAATGCTACCATACATTTTTGACTCGTTCATATCACTATCCTTAAATTCTGCTTGCTGATTGCGTAAAAATTCAAAATCTTTTCTTTCCAAATTGGACTTATTAATATCTCTTACATCAAACGTCAACATTCTGCGTTTTGCAAATTGACGCATTTCTTTTAAAAAATTATACCATTGCTGTTTACTATCACCCAAACTTTCTACTAAATCATTACCATAGTAAACTTTAAATTTGTCGTCTACTAAACTAATAGTAACTGTGCCAACGTCTGTACCATTGTCTTCAAATACAAAATCAAAGAAGCGGGCTTCTCTTGGCTCAAGTGTTTTCATTGCACTTGCATCACCAATTGTTAGTGTTGGATAAACTGATCTTAATTTATTAAAAAGATCTTCAGCAATTTTTTCAATATTTTCCATTGTTAGTATTTATGCTTAAACCACAATAAACGGCATTGGCATATCTTGTTCAGAATCAATATCATCCTTTAATCTATCAAATAATCCAGTATCCCATTGCCTTACTTCATAACTCATTCGAACTATCAACAATGTAGCAGATACTAAATCATCTGTTTCGCCGTCTTTTGCGGCATAACTTTGCCCTCTTGCTATATATGTTTTTAGTTCAGAGATTAAATTTTTACTTTTTATTTCAATTTTATCTGTTTCAATTAGGTTTTTTAATCTACTACATGCTAATAACTTTGATTTATGCGTAGTATTAAAACCTTTTCTAAATCTACGCGAATTGCCGTGCTTTTTAGTCTCAGATAAAAATATACCTTTAAACTGTTCTTCACCTAGATCATCTATAACGACTAATGCCGCTTCGCCTAGTGTATTATTTTCTATACTAAACCATATTTGTGGTGTATCTAAATTCTTTGCACCTATTTCTTCTGCAATATAATATGTAATATCTCTTAATATTTTTATTTGTCCTTGTACTGGTGTTTTATTATGCATCCACTCTGCTACTTGTTTCATTGTAGGTATTTCAAATACCTGTATAGCGGCATTGTCTCCACCTGTGCCTAAACTTGGATCCAATGCTATTAAGTAATTGTGTCCTTTTTGTGGCTTGGTGTACCATTTAACTTGACCGTGTTTTTCCAATACATGTATTGGACGTAATGATGCCAATACGCGAGAGTCAATTAATGTCTCGTCGTTAATAACAAACTCGCAATCATGTTCGCGAGCAAAGCGTTCTGCACCAATGCGTCCTAGTTCTTCCTGTCGCCACTTCTCATCACGCTCTGGATGTTCGTTCCAATATGCTCTAAACGCAAAAAAGCCATTGCGTCCTACGTCTGTTTCATTACCGTAATCATCAATAGTTTTATTTGCGTCTCTCCAAATCATAGCAAACTGGTCTTCATCACTGTTTGGCGTTGAGGTAATAATAGCACCACCGCCTGTTGCTAGTGTTGGAGATATGGACGTCCAGAATTCTTTCGCAATGCTAGGCTTTACAAACGCAAACTCGTCTAAGTATAGTAGTGAGATGGACAAACCACGTCCTGTGTTTTCTGTAGTAGTTGTGCTAACAATTCTACTACTGTTATCAAAGTCTATACTACCTTTATTATATGAATAAACACCCGGACGAATAAAATCAGGAACGTCTTCATATGAATATCGTATGCGTTGCATAATCTCTTGTGAGCCAGCATACTTGTGCGCCGCAACAAGTATTGTGCTATCTGGAATAAACATAGCATGCCATAACAAATATCCTGCCGCGGTGGTAGTTTTACCAGTTTGCCTAGGCATTAGATTAACACTAAATCTATGTTTGTGATAACTGTCCAACAAACGTGTTTGATATTCATACGCATGGTATTTTATTCTACCTCTGCGTGGATGTTGTATCCAAAAATAGTTCTCTAAAAAATAAGCAGGGCCGGTGTCAGGATCAGCACATTTTGCCAGTTCCAATAACTGTTCATCTGTGTATGATTCTCTAGTGTGTGCTTTTTTGACTAAATTGCCGTCAAGTGATTTATTGGACATAACTGTATTTAACAGTTTTTAAGGGGGTTATTTCTTTTTCTTTTTGTTATGCTGTGACCAAGCAATGGCGTATGCGGCGGGACAATCGTCATCCCCGCCGCACATCTTTTTCTTTAACTTCTTAACTTGCTTCTCTCTACCTGGAGGTGCTTTTTCGAGAAGTAGTTCGGAAATACGTACTTAGGCTACTACACCCCAGGTTTTTCCTTTACCGTCGTCTTTCTTTTCTGGTGCTTTTTTTGCCTCTTCAGGCTTTTTCCGTTTTCCTGCGGCTTCATCCAAACCTGCTAGTTGTCTAATACGATTAACATCTTCTTCTACATTTGCTTTATATAATGCATCTTGTACAGCATCATCATTTAAAACATCTTCACCATAAGCATCTTTAATTGCAGCCCACGCACCATCGTAATCGCCTGCCATATCGTGTACTACTTTTATTGCGGCTTTGATTGCATCTTCTTTCCAACCCGGTTTTACACCTTTAGTAGGAAACTCCATGTTATCTATTTCTTTACTTTTGGCCCATCCAGCGGGTGTTTCATGAACTTCTTCTACTTCTTCTTCTACCTCTTCTTTTTCTAAAGGTTTTCTAGCACGGTGAGGAACTTCTTTCTTTGTGCGGTATTTGACTCTAATTGCCTCTTCAACTTCCTCAGCTTCTTCTTCACTTTCAGCAATAAACTCGTCATACGCATTGCGTAATTTATTTTCTGCAGATTCCAATGCCATTGGATTGTCACCGCCTGCTACTGGAGGATAACTTTTCTTTACCCTATGCAAGTCGTCACCTACTTTAAAAACTTCTTCTGGTGAATGAACTGTTGCTTCTGGCTCATTATCCCAACTTTCGCCTTCTGTCATACCGCAACCACATGGTGAATCACCACAGTCTGGGCATGGAGCATCATACTCTTCTTCAGGACTTACATTTAATGCTACAGGATGAGATTGGCTCATGCCTGCTAAATTTAGCAACTCTGCTAGTTTGTTTGCATCTGTAGTAGAAATTGATGTTGTTGCGTTATCACCGTTCTCTCCAGATGTTGTAATATTTAGGTTATATTTTGTTTCCATTTTAATTAGTTCCTACTGGTGATGTAGTACCCATCGGTGCTTTCAAAAATTCGTCCGGCTCGTGCTCAATTTCACTACTTGGATCTTTTGCAAAATTAACCATATCAAACAATCTACCTTTGCGTTTTTCATCTTCATCTGCAAGCATCTTATCTGTGTGTTCTTGTCCAGCAGGTAAGTCGCCTTCTGATTCTGGATAATCACTATCTAATAGTGATTCTGGTTTAGCATCTGGATCCTTTTCGTCTAGTTCCTTTTGGTCTTTGTCATTTTGAACTTCTTCTGGATGATCTGGACTACGAACAACAATATGACTTTCAGGAATTCCTAACATGCTATGAATATAATTTTGTAATACGTTGGGAGTAGTAGGATATTCTAATACAATATCTACAATATAAATTTCACCAGCTCCTAAATTACCAAAATCCATTGGATGTTTTTGCATAATTGTTTTGTTTGCTTTAGATACGCTTTTAACGCCGTATCTATTCAAACATCCTTCTAGGCGATCTAAGTGTTCGTCTGTAATATCTACAGCAAACTTCAATCTAAAAGGATAATCTGTTTTTGCTTCTGTAATGTATTGTTTTAAACTTTTCATAAGGGTACTCTTTTAAGTTTTATATTACTTATTTATTTAAATCACACTATTTTTTATCTTTGCTGTCTTTATTTTGATCTAGGATTTGCTTAATTAGTTCGTTGCGATCTGCTACAATAGTTGCTTCTGCTTCTATTTCTAGTCCGCCAACATCCCTTTCTTGTTGATCTACACGTTGCTTCTTAATTTGCAATTCAACCATACGCAATTTCTTATCAATTTTTGCGGCTTTAGCATCAATGGCGTTCTTCATCATAGTGCCTGCTACTTCAAATATCTTACCTGCGTATCGTGCTTCTACATTCATGCCCAAATCCATTAGATCATTAAATGTTGTTATGGACTTTTCAGCAATGTTGTCCATTTCTTTATCATTAGATTCTAAATCTCTAACTAGTGGTAATGCACTATCAATTTTATCTACATCGCTTAATACTGACTGTAGTTTTGTTGCTTCTTCGGGTTTAAAGTCCGAGGGCTTCTCTTCTTCTTGCTCTGATTGTGCTAAATCAAAAAGTTCTTCTAGTTTTTTTGTCATAACGTTATTTAATCACTCCGCATACTTCTAAACATGTCTTTCGATACAATCCTTGGGAAAATTCTTTTGCTATGTTTAAAGTTTCAATATCATAAACTTCTTTTCTTTCATCTTCCCAAAAACAGCAAGGATGAATTACGCCATCTGCGCTTATAAAAAGTTGATAATGCTCATCATCGTCAGAGCACTGTAAATGATCACAAACATTTGGATCGACATAATTATTGGAAATAATCTTATCTAAATAGGCTTTTTTATCTACTTCATTTGAAATTGCTGTGTTTTCGAATACTTGAGTCTTTACTGAGTCATATGAATTATTATCTTCATCAGGAAACTCTAATAAATATCTTTCATTAGTTTTCCAATGAAATGCCTCTGGCACATAGGGCAATTCTGTATAAAATTCTGAAAACCCTAATTTATGAGACAATTCCCTTGCCTCTTCAACTTGGTGCTGGTTATGTTTAAACGTTAAAAATTTCCACACCGCGTGGCCGCCGGCGTCGATATATGCCTTTGCATTATCTATTATTTTATTAAAATTTGTGCCTTGTCTATAGATATGATTTGTATCCTCTAGTCCATCAATTGAGAAAGTAACTTCAAGTTGATTGCTTTTATAACTTCCTAAATCGGCCCACCAAGTCGTAGATCTTAAACTACCGCTTGTGTGCATTGAAACAAAAAATTCTCTGTTATCGAATGATACCAATCTTAAAAGATCTTTAAGATGCTTATAGGCTGCAGGGTCTCCTCGATTTCCACATAAATGAATATTTTTTAATATATTACATTTATTAACAAAATCAATAAAAAAATCTAGATCAAGATCAATTAATTCAAAATTGTCTTTAAGTCCATATCCATTATTATTGCGCGGACATCCTGGGCAACTAGCATTACATTTGGTTGTTGGCTCTACATGAACAATTGTTATTTTATTCCATATTTCCATATAATTTTCTTAAATTTTGTGCCAATTTAATGCTATGTTTTTGTAATCGTTCGATATCAAAATTTATAGTAGTAAAATAGTCATTTAATATTGGTATTATATATTTAACATAAAAATCAATTTGAAACGCACTGTTGGGTGACATATATCTTGCATCTTTATCAAATACGTCTAATTCAAACTCTTCACTTTCTTTATAAATTTCATATATTGGTTTTGGCGTTATAAACTTATTCCAATTTATATTATAATATAAATGCTGTAATTCAGGTGTCTCTTTTATAAAATCAAAATTAAAAGCATAGCCAAAGAAAAAATAATATGGAATTCCATGCAACTCACACAATGTTTGTATATCTAATATTTGCTCTAGATCTTTCATGTGCTCATATATATTAGATTTAAAAACATCGTTGTAAACTTCTTTAATTACGTTATCATCACTGCTACTGCTCGCCCAAAAACCTCTTCCATCGACGACATTAGCATCCATATCGACAATAAAATTTCGTAAATTAAAGTCTTTTATTTGAGAAAGTATTTCTTCGTTCTCTACAAATAAATCAAGTTTACCAATACTAGTCCATTGTATAATAACTGCTTCAACATCTAAGTTTTCTAATATATGTTTTTTGCAAGTGCGGCCAATATACTCATTGCCCACTGCTGGGCCGCCAATAGAAATGTGTTTTAATTTGTGCGTAAGTGTGGGAAAGTGTACCCAAATTGGATAATGTTTAAAGTCTCGCTGGCTAATACCACAGCCGGCTGTGATTAATTTACTCATTTTATTTTATTATATTCTTTCCTTGTAATAACATTTCCGAGTGCATAATGATCATATTCAATCTCTTGCGAATTACTGCTACATGCTCTACATGCTACTGGATCTGGTTTATATATATTTCCTATAAACTTATCTAAATCGCTATTATAGTCTAATCCAGTATTTAAGTATGGTGCCCATTGTTCTTCGTTCTCTTTACCAAAAACTCTTAATGTATCTTCTAGGTTAGCAATTGCAGGGCATTTATATAATTTATTTTTATATATTGTTGGAGAATTTGGTGATCCACATACTCTATGTGCTCCTATATAATTGTCGTTATTTGCTGGATATATATTCGCACCTTCTCCCATGAACGGACGCCTAAATTCTCCAAACAAGTTCATATGCCATTTAATATTAGTATTCTTATCAATTAATTTAATAAGTTTATCAGGCGGATCAAACGGTATGCCATCTATTTTCCAATCAGTTTGACTTAAAAAGAATTTAATACTATCTATATATTTCTCAGGAGGAGGGCGATAGTGTAAACTAGTTTGTATTAATACATTATTAACTTCTTTACACCATTGGTATAACGCCGGACGAGACTTATAATGGAATCCATTGGTAATAAACTTAATACGAGATTTTGGAAAGTACTCCCTTACGCCATATAACCATTGTTGGAAATCTTTGTTTAGTAGTGGTTCACCTCCCATTAGATTGATTTCTTTTGGTTTAATGCGTAGACTCCACTCCCTTAACCATTGTTCGCCCTCCTTCCAAGAAACATGTCCTTTACGATCATAATTAGACAACGTAATACAACCCTTGCAAGATAAACTACATGCATACTGTACCATTATATCAATATAATTTAGATCATATTTTTTCATCATTTTGTATTTTTTCTTGTAATTCTATTTGCATTTTTTCTGTAATAGTAATGTCTAAGTATTTTCCAATTTGTTCTAAACTATTAATAATATTTTCATATTCAATACACAAGTTGTTATCTTTTTTCTTATGCTTTGTTTGTAAATCATTATTCCAATCATTTTCAAGTTGTTCTCTATTCTCATCAGTTAGTTCTTTTCCTTGAGATGCTAGAAGTATGTCAATTGTGTTCATTGAAAAGTGTGTATTAACAAACCAATCTCTATTGCCTACATCCTTTTCCAATTGCTGAAGCATACCAAAGAATTCCAACTGAGTAGGTTGGGGCTGCATCCAAACTTTATCTTTAATATTACACAAAACTCTTTTGTGGCCTTCTTCTGTTCTCGGATATAAAATGTTTACAAACTTATAATTCTTAAAATATTGTCCTACGGCATCTTCCCTGTAATGTGTAGGAACTACAACATACTTGCTGTCATCTATTCCAGTCAAATCGCCATTATCACCGTAATCATTAAAACAACGATCAATACTAAAATCCATTCTAAGCATATGCTGATTAAAAATGTCATGTACTTTTGTACGATTGCCAACTTTTCGTCGCACTAATGTATTACATTCTTCTGCTTTGCTTATAATGTATGATAAAAATTCGCCGCCGCCGCCGTGTGGATAGCAGACAAAAATATATTTAAAACTATTGAAGGACACACTATTACTTATTAGCGTTTGCGGCCTTGATGAAAAATATCATCCTCTGTTACGATACGAAATTGTATGCCTTGTCGTTGACACCATTTATAGGCTGCTTCCCATTTTGCATGGTTAACTGCGACACTTGCTTGATTATATTTACTACGGCCGGCGCGTTCTTTCAATGTTTGGCTTTTGGGTTTTATTTCTATTAATTCTGCGCGTCTTCCGCTTTTGCCTTCGTATATGATTAAAAAATCTGGAACATAAACAGTTTGTCTGCCTGTTAAAGGATTACGATATGGAATCTTCATTGGTTCGCTTGCCCATTCAGTTACTGACGGGTGGTTGTCACAGAATTTCATAAAGGCAAACTCCCAACCACTTCTATAAGTTGGTGAACCTTTTCCTACATATTTTTTATTATTTTTGGGAATGAATTTCCCTTGGGCATATTTTGCCATAATTTAAGCCAGTATTGTTCTTTTTACTGTACTATTTATTGAGCCATCTTTTTTAAAACCTAACACACTTGTTCTATTTCTTGTAGTATTACATAATATGCATAGAAGAGTATTTAATTTTATAGAATCTTTTACTTCTTCAAGTTGATTTATTAAATCTACTATATTTACATCCTGTTCTACAGCGATTTCCATTAATGTAATTGATAAATTTCTTTGAACAGATTCTTCATAACCTCTTCCCTTTAAAAAACCGATAACAATATCATATTGGGCCGGATCAACTGATTGAACTTTTGTATAATAATTATTAAAGAACTTTTGCCTTTTGTCGTCAACACTTAATTTGCCTGAACTAGTTTCATTTATAGGTTGTGCTGTATTTTTATAATAATTTGTATAATTAGGCATTGTTATTAACCTTTAATTCCTTTAATTATTTCCTGTGCTTTTCTAACGGTGGCAGTAGGAAATGCGTGTGATGCGTTTTTAACAACCTGCTCTATTGTAGACGGCAAAGAAGACCCAAATGCAGATTGTATTAAATTCTGACTATCAAATGCTTCAATTTGTGCCGCGGTTTGTACTGCTGTATTTAATATATCATATGGATTTTTATCAGGAATAGAATCTAATACTCCACGCAACCCTGATATTATTGATTCACTGCTTGCTCCAAGTCCGTCTGCAGTGGATCCTGGAAGTCTGTCATAACCAGCAGCCCCAAAATTTGGAATCTGTGCCACGGGGATATCTGCATATGTATACGCATCATAACTTATAGCAATATTACTTTCCTTGGGACCAGAGCCGTCTGATTGATCATGGGACCCATGAGAGAATTGGGTTACGATAGGATTTTTTAAACTATATCTACTTCCTATTCCTTTTGATAAAGAATATATTTGTATTTCTTTAATTAAATTTGTTCCTTGCAAAGTAAAGTTAGAATCTAAACCCCAACTCAATAATGCACTTGAACTTGCTTCCTGATAGGTGTCTTTTAATCCTGATGTTCTAATACCATATTCACCATCGGCCTTATTCCCGTCAGAAGTGTAGTGGTTATAAACATTTGAAAGAAAGTTTCTAACATTATTTGCGTTATCATCATGAAATACGATGTTTACACCGTTATACGCAACACCTGTATAATTAAAAGACTTTCTATTGTATTGTTTAAGTTCCTCTACATCAAAACTAACACCTGGTAGATCAACAGACTTTACCATAAAGCCTACTTCATTGTCTTGATAATTTAATGTCTTTGCAGAACTATCTAAAATAAAAACACAATGATATAAAAATCTAAACTTAGGTGAAAGTCTGTAATTAGAATGTGTGTAAAGGTTACTTGCGTGGCGGTAGTCCTTCATAAAACCGCCGGCCCCAATACCACGCAAATAATTGTTAAGATACGATGCCATTAAATTAGCCTGTCGCTACTGAACCTGCTCCTCTTGATACGGGCGCACCAACACCATTACCAATCGGTGTGTTCAATGCGTTATCATATCTAATTGACATTGTAATTGTTGCTGGGTCACTTGCTGTATAAGTCAAGTCATTATAGTTTACGTTTTCAATATAGCAACCGTACAATTCCCATGTTTCTAGAACACCCGGGGCTGTCGCACCGTTACCACCGTCAAGTACTTCGTACTTTAGTGTAAACTTGTAATCAATACCAGATACTGAACTCATTTGCTCGAAGAAGTCGAACTGCTTCTGCATTTGTTCACCTACTCGGCGAGTCATCTCACCGTTTACATCATCACGTAGATTAATTGTAACTGGTTCCCATGTATGTTTACCAAGAACATTAATTCTTGAGTTGTAAACATCTATAATTTGATTCTCAAAGGATGCTGTTGGTCGAGTAATATCCATTACATTCTTTGTGATTTCTGATCTCGGAGTAGTAACGCCAAAGTTTTCCATTATCGCTCTAAAGCGATATTTCAATTTCGGCATCAAAGTACCTTGAGATCCGGCTCCACTAATTGGAACTGTGAATTTTGTTAATGACGCTACGGACATATTATTCTCCTATTTCTTTTATTTATCTATGTATTAGGGGTGGTTTTTGCCACCCCTAATCATTGTTTAAACTCTATAGAGCCGCGATTTCTCCTGTATTCTTCAATCTTACTGGAATATAAATGAACTCTAACGCCTTAATTGGCTCAATTGCTACGTCAACGTATAATTCGTTACGATCAATTCTAGCCGGGGTGTTATTAGTTTCATCACATACTACCAAGTAATCACCAATTGCTCGCTTAGCCAATAGTTCATTACAAAATGAATCAATTACACCCTTAATTTCGTTACGGGTTAATTCATCATTGGGTTCGAAAATAAATGGTTTTGCGATAAGATCTAGTTGACGTCTCATGTAAGACACGAGTCTTGAAACGTTAACTCTATCAATTGCGGAAGATGTAGAAGAGCGGGTCTTATTACCAAAGTTCATCAAACCACTGCCATTAATAAATGTTAATGGATTAATGTTATCAGTATATAATACGTCACGTAGTCCTTCTCTAACTGCAATGCTGTTAAACTCTCCTGATCCATCAATATAACCAATTGCTGTAGCATTGGAAATTTTTCCTCTGTTTGTGCCTGCGGCCGCAAACCATGGATAACCGACACTATCATTATAAGCAAATGTGCGTAATATCATATGACTTGCCGGAACAACAATTTTGTTACCTGCTAGGTCATTTGATAACCCTGATGGGTAGTAAACTGACATATATTCATTATTAGTTACTAGGCCATCTTCACCGTTATCTTCGGCTGCATTAGAGTTTTTACTCCATACTTGAATTTTCGCAGAATTATCTGCTAAACGGAACGGAGTATCACCAATAACGTGAGCAGTTTCTTTTCTATCTACGTTCAATGTAGTCATATTTGATAGCAATTCTGGATATCCAGGGGCGGCAAGTAAGTTAAATTGACGTTGCTCTTCACGAATATCTGTATTTGCATCAACCGCTGATTTCATTGCGGCAACAACGACTGCACGTTGGGCCTTGCGACCTGCGTATAGTGTTCCATTAGATTTTGTGCCTGACTTGTTTGTCCAACGATCTGGATAATAAGTAGCAACAGATTCGCTTGACATACGTGGGTTACCTGAAGAATATTTTGATGTTGTAACAAAATCTTTCTTATATTCTTTTACTGTATAACCACTGCGTCTTGTATTCCATAGCAACATACCACGTGGATATGACGCAGGATCTGGAGCATCCGGATCTAGGAAATCATCGCTTAATAAATCTGCAATACTTGATGCAGTACCAGCGCCAGTGCCACTTACTTTAGCGGCGGCCGCTGTTTGCCATCTTGCATCAGCAAATAAAACACCATTTGATGATGTTTGATCTGTTGTATCAATTAGAATCCATTCACCACCTTGTCTACGATAAATCTTAGGATAATTATCTAAGTCAGATGTGTTGACCCAAATATCACCATTTACAAGTGCTGTTTCATCAGATTGTGTTAGTGGTTCAGCGGCTGCAAAAATTGGGCCAGCTGGATCTGTTACACTTAGATCATATCCACGATAATCTGTTGAAACATTTTGGTAACCTTTCCATGTTGTACCATCATGAACCATGATGTCAGCAACAAGTGTTGTGTCATACCATAAATCACCTTCAGCAGGATCTGTTGTAGGTGTTGTTAATGATGCTTCATATGTTAACTCTTCCCAGTTTGTACCAATTAGGTCACCATTTGGCAGCGTATATACATTAGATAATGAAGCAGAAATACTAGCATCTGCCACACCCGTTAGTGGTGTGCCTGATGTATCGCGTAGTACTAAGTCACCACCTTTAGCATGAATTAGTGACACTGCACCTGATGTTTCAATTTTAGCCGAAACATCTGTAATACCTGCGGCGCTGACTGCTGTTACAAAAGCTGTTGCAGTAGTGCCAGTCAAAGTTACAGTTGTACCATTAATAGTGAATGTTTCTGTAGATGTGAATGTTGGTGATGTGTTAGTACCAGTAACAACAAGCTCGCCGGCCGACTTGCGTCGATATGGTTTAAATGTTACTTCATCCACTGAATCAACATCAGTATCAACCATTATCGAGCCTACTGTTATAGTTCTTGGATCAGTACCACCTAAACTTGTTGTAGCGACTGTTATACTATCATAAACGCTTGGGGCTTTTGCTTCCCATAACCCAGTTGTTGATGAATATACTCTAAATTTAATATTATTACCGTTAGATCCGCCTAAATTGCCATCAAGTTTAACCCACATACTACCAGTCGGTGCTTCGTTTGCGGCGCCTGGTGTCCAAGGTGGCGGAGATGTATATGATGCTTCGCTCATCAACGGACCAAAATAGGTATCGGCAGTTATGCCCATGTCTGCAAGTGCAGTACCTGAAACGTTTGCAAAAATAGCAGATCTATCAGCGGATCCGCCTGCGGCTGATGAACCAATAATATATATTTCTAAAACACCACTATTGTTATATGCCTGAACACCCTTTCTTGCAGTTGCAAGACCGTCAAACGTGGTATTAATATTGTTAACAATATCAGCAACGCCTGTACCAGTAAATGTAATAGTTGTACCATTGATACTAAACGCGTCACCAATGTTCACCGCACTTGGTGTAACTGAAATTGCTGGGAAACTTGATGCCCATGATGCATTTCTTGTTGCTTCAGAATGTGGAGAGTCAGTTGCAGTACCTGAACCAACTGCTACCCATGTGTTACTGCTATTTTTATAATATACAGCATTGTTTGTTGTTGCTGTAACAATTGCGTAATCACCTATAGAACCAAATGAAGCATTTGGAATATAGGATGGACTACCTGTGTGCTCTGTAGCACAAATTTTAGGTATTGTATATGTAAATGTATCTGTTGTGGCATTCCATACATGTAAACCCCACACTGTATTTGTTAAATTTAACCAATGTGTGCCGTTAACTGGGGTACCTGTTGGCGCCGTTGCAGAGCCTGTTAATTTGCTTAAATCAATATCTGCTCTTAACACGTATGCTCTATTAGCAATACCTAAATATGAATACGCGGCATGTAAGCCGTATTCGTTTAATTCATAGCCATGCAACATTGTTCCAGAAGTACTACTATAAAAAGTAGGAGTACCATATGTTGTAGCTAATTCTAGTTGTGAAGTAAGTAGCTGAACCTTGCCGGCATTCGCCGCTGTTGTTCCGGATGCTGTGCCTGATCCAGAAGCTTGTAACTTATTTTGTGCAGTTGCTACTAATATTAGTGGAACTGTACCTGGATCTGATGTAACATACGCGGATTCATTGGTTACAGTAACTTCAACACCTGGAGATACTAAAGCCATAATCTTTTTCCTCGTATAAAATTTTAATTAAAATTCTACATCTATATAGATGTATTTGTTACCAATATTTATTTAGATTTCCGGAATTTAGTGCCATACGAAGGTGCCCAAAGGGCAAAGAAAAGGGTTCATAAAAATAAATACTCTCGTGAAACATAGCGAAAGACCGCTCTGTCGTTGCGGTATGCGACCAGTAGCAATAAATTATTATAAAAAAGGCAACCCGCATTACAGATCAAGGTGTGATAAGTGCGCTCGAAAAGCAAAAAAACTTCGAACCACACCCAAGACAAATTGGAAGTCTAGTGGATATAATAAAAAAAACTACTGTGAAAAGTGTGGCTTTAAAGCAGACCACACAGTACAACTAGATGTTTATCACCAAGACGGAGATAGGAAAAATAATAATTGGAAGAATTTAAAAACAGTTTGCGCTAACTGTCATAGATTATTATACGCTACTGGTAAGGGATGGAAGCAGGGTGATTTAATTCCTGATTTCTAAACACAATGCTTTAACTGATTCTTCAAGCGATTGCAGAGTGCTATTGTTTTTAATAGTATAATCCAAATCACACCCAACCCAAGAATATTCTGATGCATGTACTTTTGGATACACTAATGGCATCATTAACTCATGCATAGGTTCATCACGCTCTGCATTATCTGCAACTGCTGTACTCCACCATTCGGGCTCTGTACCGCGTTTTACACGTATTATCTTTCCATCTAGTCTTTTTATTAGATCAATCTCATTGGGAAAGCGTGTATCAGTAATAATAACGTTGTGTTCAGCAGTAGTTAGTTTCTTTTCTAAACTTAACAACCATATATCGTCGTGAAACTTATTACGCCATAAATCTGTGCCGCATACTTGTAGAGCAAGTCGTGGAGTAAAGTCAGGCATGTCTAGTTTATTTGCCCACCATTCGTCTACTGTTTCGCGCCATTCTCTGCTTTCTTTCGTGTCGCCTTCTAGCATGGCACGATCCCATTGGAATACAGAGGCAAGTGAATCTTTTAATGAGTCAGCAAAACTTCCTCTAATCCATGTTTCTCTACTATTATCGATAAGATAATTTGCGACAGTGTCTTTACCACAGCCTTTGAATCCTACTAGTCCTATAATCATATGTTTAAATGTTATTGTGTTTTATTGTGAATGTAGAGTGTTGCCGCTACGAGTGCGACTACTACCATGATAAAAATCACGGTTCCCATCTGTGGTTCTCCTGTGTGTGTGTAATATTATCCAATGACGAATGACATCGGTGTGCCACCATCTTCAAAGTTTTGTAATTGTAATGCTAGATCAACCATCTCTTGTTGGCCTTCTGCTTTTAATTCACTACCATTCATCGTTGTACCACCTTGTGGTCCAGCGATTGTAGCAAATTTGGAACGTGCTTCGCCGAGTATTTGCTTGCACATTGCGAGTGTATAATCTTCTATCCATTTCTTTGTCATATGGTGTTGAATTATATTTTCAAGTGGTTTTTGGTTATATAACCAAAGTAATACGCTTTCAGTGTCACCGTCAACTTTACGAACGATTGTAAGTTTTTTAGTTACTGAATCCCATGTATAATTAATAAATCCACCAAACATTCTTGATGCTGTTTCTTGATATCCAGCAAATAATTCATATGTTGCTAAACCACCTACTCTACCTGCCTGTAGCATATACATATTCATGTAACCTGCTTCGAATGGCTCAAAGTTTGAAGCACCTTCACCACTTGTGCTACCAATAGTTCTTCTAAATATTTGTCTAACTTCTAAAATATTATCGTCTAAAAAATACTCTTGTTTATTTTTCTCTAATGTTAAAAAGCCATAAGACTCTTCAACACTGTTAGCACTCATTTGACGATATCTGTTAACAGCATTGTTTAATGCTACTTCCAAATGCTCGTTGTCTAGTTCAATATCAATGATTCTCTCACCTAAACGTAATCTAACATTTGTGAATAACGCATTTTTAAGTTTGGTTAATTCTTTTGTTGCCATACATATATTTATTAGATTACCTTAAGTAATATAGTATCAGAGTTTACCCTCCCGTTAAGTTTCGTGTCTGTGGTGGTCAATTCATCTAAGAACTTGCGTAAAGCAACCTTGCCCGCACTCTTAAACTCTTTTAGCGAGTCTTCTGGCTTACGCAATGTTTTTTGTCTGCTTAACTTCTCGTCAAAACCTATAATAGTAGTGCCTTTAATGCTTAACCCTGTGCCATCCCTAGCCATACCCTTTGGATCAATGTTAGAGGCAACATACTTGCCAATCTTGCGATTCTTTGTGTTGTAAACCCAAAGTTCGTTAGCACCAATTATGTCTTTTGGATCTATCGAGACAAGTTTTAGTTTTTCGTCCTGTATTTTATACTTAATCTTGCCAATCAACTTCTCTTTGCTTAGTGCTTTCTTCTTACGCACCTTGCGAGTTGCTTTTTGTAGATTAGCATGATGCTCAGCGTCTGCAACAATAGCAGAGTAAAAAGCAAGTAACTTCTTTAACTCTGACTTTTTATATGGATAGCCTTCTAATAATTGTGCTTCCATCTCATCTTCTTTATCTACACCATTAATTAATAGTGTAAGATCCGCAATCTCATTCTCAAACATCCTAGGAATAAGTCCGGCCGCTTTGCCAGATATGTTATGTGTTTGTAGCAAAGTGGACAATTTGAAATCTGACTTAAAGCCATTGGCAATCATGTCGTCAACAGCACCTTCAATGTACTCGCCAACAAAATTGTTTATTTTCTCTATCATGCGATCCTGAATAGAGATAACTTGAGCCGCTTTTGGTTTCTCTTTTGGCTTTGCGGTATCCTCTCCCCAGCCTTGTGGATTTTCAATAGACTCGACAATTATGCGAATTCTCTTTTTAAGTCCAGCGAGAAGATTATCCATTGGCGGAGCGCCTTTGAGTAGCATACGAGCAACGGAGCCGGCAGTAATACCAATTTGGTAATCTGGCGCATCCTTTATTGCCGCAATTGCCACTTTATCAACAACCTTTTGCGATTTCATCCATTCAATAAGCGGTTGCTTACTGTCCTTGAACGTGTGGTGATAATTATAAAAATTGAGGCCTTGCGTAATACGCAGGTTAATTTCAGTTTTTATTTCGTCGTCCAAATCTAGTATTTCTTCAGACGTAAAACTTACATCATCCCACGTAGGCTCTGCAAATGCTCCGTCAACTTTTTTAGATACTCGTTTCTTTGCTTTTTTCTTTTTAGCGGCCATAATTTTACTCCATAATATGAATATATAGTGCTAAATAGTATTATATAGACAAATCCGAAAAAAGTCAATAAAATACACTATATAAGTGTTTAATTAATAAGAGTTTTTTATAATGCCAAGATTATCGCTATGGAAACCGACCAAAGGTAACGATTTTAAGTTCATGGATAATCGCATCCGTGAGCAATTTATCATTGGTGGCACTGGAGTTAATGTTCACAAATACCTAGGTCCAGTTAACCAAGGCAACACAAAGAAGGCTGATCAACCATTATACGAAAACCAATCCGTATCTAACATACAAGATCTATTGTTTATGGAAAACAGAGATCGAAAATATGAAAAAGACGTTAATTTTATGAAGGGACTCTATAACGTACAAGATATAGATTTTGATTTATCTCAATTTGGCTTGTTTTTGCAAAACGATACTATATTCATTACGTTCCATCTTAATGATATGGTTGATATTTTAGGCAGAAAGTTAATTAGTGGCGATGTTATTGAACTTCCGCATCTTCAAGATGATCATGCCTTAGAAGATGAAGAAGTTGACAAAGTATACGAAAGTTTAAAACGATACTACGTAGTTCAAGATGGAAACCGAGCCGCAGAAGGGTTTAGCCAAACTTGGTATCCTCATTTATGGCGAGTTAAATGTACACCACTTGTTGATGCACAAGAATACAGAGATATTATTGGCGATATTACTTCAGGCGTCGATGGAGAGGATGATACACTAAAAAGTATTTTAAGTGATTATAGTAAGAACTTAGAAATTAATGATGCCGTAGTTAAGCAAGCAGAAGCAATGGCTCCATATGTACAAGATGTAGTAGACGGTAGAAGTGGTTACGACACAACACGTTTTTGGATTGCGCCATCGAAAGACGACGGATCTATATTATTAGTTTCTGCAGATGATGGTTCACTTACTTCTGATGCTGAGAAAGAAAGTGCTGACGTATTTTATGGAATGTCTGAAGAAAAAATTAGTCATTACTTGGCAGGCGACGGGGTGCCACCAAATGGAGCGCCGGCGACACTTTTAACAAGTTTCCCTGCTACTCCTGTTAAGGGAGAATACGTATTACGTGTAGATTATATGCCTAATAGATTGTATATTTTTAATGGCAAAAAATGGGCATTCGTTGAAGATAATGTTCGTATGCAAATTACTAACTACACAGATCGTTATACATATAGAACTAAAACGTTTAATGATAAGACTTCTATTACTTTAGCAGACGGCAGCGAAGTAAAAGCACGCCAAAGTTTATCTAATGTACTACGTGCAAGAGAGGATGAAGAATAATGCATATCTATAAAAGAGTATGGTTTAAAAAGGAGGATAAGTAGTTGGATTTTTTTACGATGGGCAAATAAGACGATACATGGCCCAATTCATTCGTCTCTTATCTCACTTTTATGTTGAAACCGGAAAAGACTCAGATGGTAACTCTGCGTTAATAAGAGTTCCTGTTACATACGGTGATATCTCAAGACAGGTAGCAAGCATTATTCGCAAAAATAGTGAAAACGCACTTAATACTGTTCCGCGTGTTTCTTGTTATATCACTGGTATACAGTATGATCGTGATAGAATAATGGCTCCTTCTCATGTAGATAAAATTCACATTAAAGAACGATTTTATAACAAAGACACAGGCAAATATGCAGCTGGGCCTGGAGATAGTTATAGTATTGAACGTAGTATGCCAAGTCCATATAAATTAACAGTTAATGCTGACATATGGACAAGCAACATGGAACAAAAACTGCAACTTACAGAGCAATTATTTTACATGTTTAATCCAAATCTAGAAATACAAACGACAGACAATTATGTAGACTGGACTTCTATATCATATGTTGAACTTACTGATATTAGTTTTAGTAATAGAACTGTTCCTGTAGGTACTGAAGATCAAATTGATATTGCTACACTAACATTTGAAATTCCTGTATGGGTTAATCCTCCGGCTATTATTAAACGCCTTGGTGTTATTTCTAAGGTTGTTATGGGTATATTTGATGGTAGCGGAAACTTAGCAGATAGTGTACTTGATGAAACAAAACTAATGGGTAGCAGACAATATTTTACACCACTCAATTATGGTGTATTATTATTAAACGGCGAACTTAAAGTATTAAGTGTTGGCGAACCAATAAGCGGAGACACAAAAGAAGATGTAACGTTTGATCATATTCCAATAAAATACGGTGACGATATTCCATGGAAACAAGTTATATCGCAATTTGGTGATCTTAAAGACGGTATTAGCCAAGTTAAATTATTAACTAATTTTCAAAACACAACCGGAGGAGTTGATGATTTCTCAGAAATTGTTGGTACTGTAGAATACGATTCAGATGATGACTATATATTAAAATTTACTGTAGACACAGATACTATTCCAACAAATACACAAACTGCTATTAATGCAATTATTAATCCTCTTAAAAATGTTCCTGGTGGTGGTTTACCTGCCGCAACTACAGGTCAGCGTTATCTAATATTAGAAGATATTGGTGACTCTGCTAATACGGACGGTGCTGATGGTTGGAAGGGCGCAGCCGATTTAGTAGCAAGTAAGTTTGATATTATTCAATATGATGGCACAAACTGGGTTGTAAGTTTTGATGCTAGTGCTAATAAAGGCATACACTATGTAACAAATACTAAAACAGGCATTCAGTATAAGTGGACAGGTGCTATTGACGAGGATATTCCTACAAATACAGGTGAATGGATTAAATCATACGAAGGTGAATACACCGCAGGATTGTGGTCTATTTTACTGTTACCATAATATATAACTAATAATTATTATTATGAAGCAAGTTACCGGGGCCGGCGGTATTTTCTATTGTCGCGATACAAAACAATTTTTATTTCTATTACGAAACGACACAAAATATAAACACAAATGGGGATTTCCAGGTGGCAAAATAGAAGCAGGGGAGAGCACCATTGATGGATTACAAAGAGAACTTACTGAAGAAATAGGAATAGTACCTGCTATAGAAAAAATTATTCCCATAGAATTTTTTACTTCGGATGACGGACACTTTTTCTACCATACTTTTATACTAATTGTTGAAACCGAGTTTATACCGAATTTAAATAATGAACACTGTGGGTATGCTTGGGTAACTATGGAAGGATGGCCAGCACCATTGCATCCGGGTGTTTTCTCTACATTAAAATTAGACTCTATTAAAGACAAAATTAAAGTTATAGTAGAAACTATTTAGATATCAGCCTCGATAATAAATTGCTTTAAATGTATTTGTCTAAGATTTCGATGCCATTTCCATTCATCTGGCATTACTTCTTCCATACCCGCAACAGTTACTCTAATAAAATCTACGTCTGTATACGTATTAAAAACTCTAGACATATTATTAATCCAAACCGCATCGCCAGGATTTTCATCTGTTGGTCCATAATGCTGAGTGCCAGCATATACATTATTATTGATTGTAGCATCCGTAGATTGATTATCAAATCCTAACATATATATTTTTTTGTGGCCATGAAAACAAGCAAGATATACTGCGGTTGCACCACAATTCATACGAGGATCATGTGGAATAAGAGAAACATGTTCAGGATGTCTTAACAAACAGGATGCTCTGCCAAACACTACATTGTTTTCTGCATAGCCTTCATCAATTATGTCATTAATGATATCAGAATTTGTTGCTACTAAAAAATCTGGAGACCAATCTTGATATATTTTATTACAACCATAGCATTGCCCTTTATTTTTACCCAAATGTCCACCGCCCGCTGTTGAAAGATAGCTTAACTTAAATGTTGACATTGATGTTCTTGATTTTCCATTGCCTACAACATAAGCAACACTATTGTGATCACTATTAGGAATTGTATTAGGAATCCAAAATCTATCTTGGTGTTTTCTGCCATTTTTAACTGTAACACCAGAAACAATATATTCACCATCATAATCATCAATGTAACGAGCAACCGACATGCTAAATCTCCTATATTATATTATTTATTTTACAAAAAGTAAGGGGGACTTTCGCCCCCCTTACCATACAACTTAAAAATGTAAGTTAAAACTAATAATGTAACTTATAGTCTGCCTACAACAACTTCGATGATACCTGAAGTACCGTTGAAGTCTTCTAGTGCCTTACCAATGACTGAACCTAAACGTGGGTTTGCTTCAGCTTTAGCATAGCCTTCGCCTGCGGAAACTAGCATGTCACCCTTACGGATTGTGCCTGTTACCTTAACAGGTACACGACCTGTTAGTGCTACTGCTACGTTTGTGCCTTCCAAACCTTCGTTCATTAGGAAGCCTGGGTTTGTACTTACTACACCAGCAATACGTGAATCCATTGAATCAGATGTCATTGTTACTTCTGCGTCGCCGCCGAAGGAAACAACAGTACCTGGCTCGTAGATTACGTCACTTGTGTAACGTTCTGCCAAGTCAGCGTATTGTGCTGATGTTGAAATACCGTTGAAGGTTGTTGCATAAACTGTTGCAAACTTATTATCAGACTGACCGACATCACCTACACCGTTTGTACCACTCTTAGTAATACTTTTAATCTCATTAGCAGCTGGTGTTGTCCCATCACTCTGGAAAACTTGTAGAGTGTTTGAACCGCTATCTTTAAGTACTAAGTCACCAAAGTATATTGAATCTCCCGAAAGATAAAGGTCACGCCACTTGTCGCTTGAGCCACCTAGGTCAAACCCTGTTGTTCCATTAGAGTCAACACTAGGTAGTAGAGCAGAACTTGTTAAAGTCATGATCTCTGTGCCACCTACGTCAAAGCGGATGATATCTTCGTCTGAAGACTCTTCTACTTGGACCTTAGTATCACCGTCAGCATCTTCTAATGCGTTAACAGATGTTGTTGTAGTGATTTCACGAATTTCAATTGCATCACCATTAGCAGGTGCTTCTGTAAATGTAATTGTTGTTCCGCTAATACCATAAGCTGTTGTTGGTAATTGTACAACACCATTAACAGTAACAATACAACCAGCAGTTGTAAGATCTGAGTTTAGACCTGTAAAATCTGTTGTTGTGCCGTCACCAGTTTTGGTTTCACTTCTTACGACTGTAAATTCAGTTGTAGCACCTTTCCATGAAGAACCATTATAATATTCAAAATTACTGTTTGTTGAATTATAACGGAACATACCAGCGGCTGGTGAGCCTGGACGCTGTGCAGTTGTACCTGAAGGTAGTACCATTGATTCTGTTGAAGAACTCATATCAAGTACTGAACCTGCGTTAGGTGTTGCTGTTAACAAGCCAATTGCGTCGTTACCAGCGTCAAGATAGAACATGTTAGCATTGCCTGATGATTCAATACGGAAGTCGTTGTCACCACCACTCTCGTTAAAGACAGCGGCATCGTCAACACCAAATGTTGTGCCATCATAAGTAATGTTTGCTTCTGCTTGTACTGCTGAAGTACCATTACCTGTTAGTAGGCTGTTAGCGGTTAAGGATGTTGCGCCTGTACCACCTTGGTCTACTGCTACAGTAGTACCTTCCCATGTACCTGAAGTAATTGTACCAACAGTTGCTAGTGAACTTGCTGATGTAACGTTGTTCAATGTGTCAAGTGCTGTTTCGAAGTATGTCTCGAAATCTGTTAGTGCTACTTGAACCATTGTGCCACCGTCATTGACAACTACACGGTCTGCGTCTGCTAATGTTGTAGAAGTTGCAGCTGTGTCACCATCAGCGGCCGCTGTAAGTTCAGCGGCTGTAGGTGTTACACCTAATGTTACTAATTGTGCGGCTGCATTGGCGTCATCCAACAATGCTTTACCAGCTGCTGTTAGGTCATATACTGCGGCTGTGCCGGAACCAGTAAACTGGATACCTTTATCAGCTGCGGAAGTTAGACCTGCGATTGCGGCTAGTTCTGCGTCATATGCCTGTACATGTGTACCAATTGTTAAACCTAGTGAAGCACGAGCAGTTGAGCCTGTTTCTAATACGAAATTAGAACCATCACCAACAATAATACCGCCATCTGTTACTGCAAGACCTGCGACATCTGCTAGTTGTGCGTCATATGCCTGTACATGTGTACCAATTGTTAAGCCTAGTGAAGCACGAGCAGTTGCGCCTGTTTCTGCTGTCCAATTGGAGCCATCACCTACGATGATGTTACCGTCTGTTACAGCCAAGCCAGCAATGTCTGCAAGACCTGCGTCATATGCTTGTACATCTGAACCAATTGCTACGCCCATGGTTGTACGTTGGGCGGCGGCATCAGCATCGTCTAACAATGCTTTACCAGCTGATGTTAGGTCATATGTTGAAGCAGTGCCTGAACCAGTAAATTGGATACCTTTATCGGCTGCAGATGTTAAACCAGCAATGGCCGCCAATTCAGCGTCATATGCTTGTACATCTGTACCAATTACTAGACCCAATGTTGTACGTTGAGCCGCGGCGTCAGCGTCATCCAACAACGCTTTACCTGCGGAAGTCAAGTCATATACTGCGGCTGTACCACTACCTGTGAACTGAATACCTTTATCAGCGGCTGATGTTAAACCAGCAATAGCAGCTAGTTCTGCATCATATGCCTGTACATCAGAACCAATAGCAACACCTAGGTTTGTACGTGCGTCGGATGCTGTTGAAGCACCTGTACCACCGTGTGCTACACCTACGTCTGTGCCTTCCCATGTACCTGTACCAATTGTACCAACGGATGCTAGACTTGTTGCAGATGTAATACTGTTTTGTGCGGCTGTTGTAATTGTACCTTCGACGTTACCAAAGATTACATTACCTACTGTACCAGAAGCAACCTCGCCTGAGATTGTTGCGTCAGGGATAAATGTAAACTTGCTTACGGAATCGTCGTAACCGAAGAAACCAACTTTAGCGGTTGAACCATTGTGCCATCTAAACTCAATACCACGGTCCTTGTCATCATCTGAACCAGGAGCAGTATCACCACCTAATGTCATAATTGGATCATCTAGTGTTGTAACTGTGGAGTTTACAGTTGTTGTTGTACCGTTAACTGTTAAGTCACCGGAAATAACAACGTCACCTGTACCATCTGGTGTAAGTGTAATGTTACCATTTGTGTCTGTTGAACTAATAACGTTTCCATCAATACGGATGTTATCAGCATTCAACTGACCTGAACTTAGTGCTGTTAGGCCTGATACTGTTGCGTCTAATGCGACACTAATATCATTATCAGATACTGTTGTAGTAATGTTATTACCACCAGTAAAGGTTAGTGTATCTGTACCAACTGTTACACTATCATCTGAACCTGAATCAGCGGCAACTGTTAATGTGGCTGAACCAACTTGTGAATCAACATATGCTTTAATTGATTGTTGTGTAGCAAGTGCTGTTGCACTGTCACTACCCATTGCGTCCTCATCTAAGATTGATGACACTGTAGCACCTGAAGCAAGTGTTAAGTCTTCGCTAATTACTACTGAACCGTCGGAAGCGATAGTAAATTTATCTGTACCGTCGGAAATTTCAACAGTTATTAGGTTTGCTGTTTGTGAGCCTACACCTTTAACTGCTAGTGTAATCTCGTCTGTTGTATCACCAGTGATTGTTGCACCGGCGGCTACTACCAACTGATCGTTGGCTGTTAGTGTTGTAAACGTACCAGCTGCTGGTGTTGATCCACCAATTACTGAGTCATTTACTGTTCCACCACTAATAGTTAGGTCATTGTCAACGTATGCATCAGCAATTGCTGTGCCGTTCCATACGCCTGTACCAATTGTACCAACTGTGGCTAGTGATGAAGCGGAAGTTACATTATTTAATGTATCTAGTGCGCTTTCGAAATATGTTTCGAAATCTGTTAGGGCAACTTGTACCATAGTACCGTCATCGTTAACAACTACACGATCAAACAATTCAAGTGTTGTTGCTGTTGCGGCTGTGTCGCCGTCTACGATATTCAACTCTGCGGTTGTTGATGTGATATCATCTAAAGTATTAAGTTCAGCTGCGGTTGCTGTTAAGCCAAGTGTTACTAATTGAGCGGCTGCGTTAGCATCATCAAGTAGCGCCTTACCTGCGGCTGTTAAGTCGTAAGTAGCGGCTGTACCTGAGCCTGTAAATTGGATACCCTTGTCGGCCGCTGATGCTAAACCAGCAAGAGCTGCTAGTTCTACATCGTATGCCTGTACGTCTGTACCAATTGCTAGGCCTAGTGATGTTCGTGCTGTTGCACCTGTTTCTAATGTGAAGTTAGAACCATCACCAACGATAATGCCGCCATCTGTTACTGCAAGACCTGCGACATCTGCTAATTGTGCGTCATATGCCTGTACATGTGTACCAATTGTTAAACCTAATGATGCTCTTGCTGTTGCACCCGTTTCTAATACGAAATTAGAACCGTCGCCAACAATAATGCCACCGTCTGTTACAGCAAGACCTGCGACATCTGCTAATTGTGCGTCATAGGCTTGTACATCTGAGCCAATTGCTAGGCCTAGGTTTGTACGTGCGTCAGAAGCTGTTGATGCGCCTGTACCACCAGCTGCCACAGCAACGTCAGTTGCTGACCAAACACCTGTGGTAATTGTACCTACAGATGCTAGTGATGTAGCAGATGAAATAGTATTTTGAGCCGCTGTTGTAATAGTACCTTCAATATTGCCAGCAATAATGTTTGCTTGACCTGCAACGGATATGTTACCTGCGGTACTACCAGTTTCTGTTGTTGTGATAAAGTTAAATTTATCTGCGGATTCGTCCCAAATTAAACCTACGTTGGTATCGTCACCACGTTCTACAACAAAACCTGAGTCAACTGCGCCTGAGCCAGAAGCGTTTGCACTGAATACTAATAGAGGATCTTCAATAGACATATTTGTAGTGTCAACAGTTGTTGTTGTACCATTAACAACAAGGTTGCCAGAAACAGTTAGGTTTGATCCGTAAGTCATGTCATCTTCTAACTTACTACCAGCGATAGCGGCAGAAGCTGCGATTTTGGCATTACTAACGGCACCATCCGTAATCTGATCTGTATCTATTCTAGTTAAAGCCATTTATTTTTCTCCATTCCTATAAAAAAGTCTTATATAAGACTTAATATACCATATATACATATTATGGAATGATTCTGTCTGCAATTGCAGACAGATCCTTTAAATCTAACGTTATTGAGAGATATAAAGGTCATCTATATGCTCGAGCATATACAGTATGCCTATATTTAAATGGATTTATGGAGAAATAGTGTTAGCACATATATACTAACTAAGGCGTTTAAATTAACGATTTTAGTAGCATATAACTATTATAGTAGCATATTATTTTCATTTTACGTGCAAGACTAGAGTTATTTTAATATAAATCAGATGATATATCGAAGGCGCATGTTGAACTAGAACGATTTCTAAAACTCTTTATAAACTCAGATTGTAAATTAATATGTGAACCGTATTGAAATATTAACCGTTCCATTTGAAAACAATTACTAAGCCAAAAATATGTATTATGTTTGTTTTTTGTATGTTCCAAAAGTTCCTCAATGTGTTCATTATTAAAAAGATCTAATTGTTTATATACTACATTTAACTTTAAAAACTTATTCCAGTATTGTTTTAGTTCTAATGATGTAATATTGTTTTCACTAATATATTTTTCAATTGTGCGATCGCCGTCTTGAATTCCTACTAAATTTGGATTTGCCTTTACGAATTTATTTGTTAAAAGTTTAAAGGATTCTATTTCACCATCCCAGTTATTTTTTAGATATTGTTGCCACTTTATTGCGGCAGGACTAATATCAAACATTAAAACATTTGTGTTGTCTGTAAAATAATCCTGTCCTAACAAAATATAAGTTTTTAATCCACCACATACGCCTATATAATTGTCAAACTTATATGCAAACTTATGTGATATATTAACTTCTTCTGTGTTTATAATGTAGTATCCATCTGTTAAATTTCTCACAGCTTCACGTAATTCAAATGCGAATGGTTCTACTTCTTGAGGCATTGGATTATCTAAATTTTCCATTAACCTTTTTATATCACTGTAGTAGTTTTCTGGGTAGCAATATGCTTTTAATATTTCTATTTTATTAGAAAATGTTTTTGTTGGTATATACGCTTCTTTATCAGTTTCGAGTAGTTTACAATTAATTAAAAACCAATTTTCATTTCCTATTACTGCTTCGTTTGATTCGTCAATGCATTGGTCAAAAATTGATCTATCCCAAAACACATGCCCTGCTTTTATAACAAAAATATAATCTTCATCTGCTTTAACAATAGGGTCTGTATCATTTTGCAAGTGTATAGGATATCTCTGCTGAACACAAAATTCTGTAAAATCACATAATCTGTCTGCTATATTTTTACAATTTTTATCTGTAATTCTAAGCAATATTAATTTGACTTTCATAACTGGTTAAAACAATATTATTAAATTGATCTGTTTCTGCACCATGTACAATAATATGATATCTATCTTCACTACTATTGTTTATAACACAATGGTCATATGCAATGTTAAAATGAATTATACTGCCTGTGTTTTCAAATGGAACTATTCCATTTTCTGTAATTAGATGACAGTCTTTTGGGTGATTAAGGCTGAAGTTAACTGCTCTACTAGGATTATCTTCTCTAAGTCCGTCATAATGCACATCAACATATCCGCCGGGCTCAAGTAACATAATTCTTAATCTATCATATGCACTAAAAGGAAATGTATTTTTAAAATAATTTGTTGTTATAGGACAATGATTAGATGCGTTTGTCCACACTCTAAGAGTGTCGTTGCTATAGCCATGATCTTGCGGTGGTCCAGTTATGTGATCATCAATTCCGTGTAAACAAATACTTTTCCAGCCTTGTGACTGATCATCGCGATGTTCTACAAACATATGTTTTATGTTCTTTGCTTCTTCAAGCATTTCTTTAAACGGGGCATCTATTTGTAGTTTTAACCATGGATATTTACATTCCCAATTAACCCAATTGACAGGATCTTTGTCACTTGGAATCGGTTCGTAATTCCATACTTTGTCTTTATTTTGTAAGTAGAATTCTTTTATCATAGAACATTTAAATATTTTTATTAACTTATATTAAGTCTGCCCAAGATCCATTTTCATAGCCTTGGAATTTGTTATCTGTAGTATTGTAAATAATCATACCGTTGGCAGCCGATAATGAGTTTCTTTGTGTTGTTGTCATGCTTGCTAATTGTACCGCATTAGCAAAAACTGTTGCACCAGTAGTCATCGTAGCAACTTCGGTACCGGCTGTCGCAAAACGAATTGTATCTTCGTCAGTACTTGCTTCTACTCTTATTCTTGTATCATTATCAGCATCCGCAATTAAATTTTGTGTACTAATTAATGAAGTACTAAAAATTCTTACTTCTACAATGTCATCAGTGTGTGGTGCTTCTACCATTGTAAGCGTTGTGCCACTTACACTATATGCTGATGTAGGTTGTTGTAAAGCACCGTTAATATTAACGATAGTACCGTTTGTTGTTGCTGACGAACTCAGTGTAAATGCAGTTGTTGTACCGTCGCCAGTAAATGAGTCACTTGATACTAATGCATAATTACTTGCTTCTAAATCAACCCAAGAAGTACCATTATAGTATTCCATTTTATTACTAGTGCTGTTATAACGAAAATCGCCCGCTGATGGTGATCCTGGTCGTTGTGCTGTGGTGCCATTTGGCATTGCTATAGAATTTGTGCCTACAATTTGTAATTGTCCTGTTCCATCTGGATCAATTTGTATATTACCGTTTGTTGTGCTTGTTGACATTACATTTGTTGAGAATGTAAAATCTCCCAAGTCACCGCCTACGCCAAAGTCACCTGTGTATCTCGCACCACTAATATAAACACTCTTGCCTGTAAAACTTACGCCATTAGGCAAGTTTGTACTAATAAAGTGTAATACGCCACTTTGATAATCAAAAAACCATTCGTCGTTATTACCAGAACCTGTAGCAAATACCTGTGTGCCTCCAGACGCGGCAGATCCAGCACTACTGCTAGTGTGTATATAAGCTTTTACTTGGTATGTTGAACCAATTTCAGGTGATATCCAATCTGTTAGTCCTGTTTTCCAAGTTCTATTCGCTGTTGATGTAATATCTTCTGTGCATTCTTGTGGGGCACTTGTCGTGTATACAGTTACAACCTCGGAGCTTGATCCTGGTATTGTGCTAGGAATACTTGAAGCCTCCTTCCAAACTTTGTCGCCACGTAGCAACAACGAACTTGAAATCGCTTCGTTAGGCGCCTTTTTAAGTGCGTTTGTATCTGTTTTGGTAGCACCGTAACCTAGTTTTTTCCATAGGTAGTCAATTTTTTGGCTATCTGAAATGGCCATTATGAAGCCTCCCCTATGCTTATCGCAGTCACTGATTCACCGCTTGCTAGTGCTATTCTTACCAATACGACATTGCCTGTAGCATTGGACATATTCTCTGAGCCAAGTGTCATTGTATAGCCACCACTTAGTGATGTGCCTGTTGCAATTCTGTCACCTGATGTAAACGCACAGCCATTACTGCCGTTACCGCCATTGCCTGTATCACTGCCCGGAACACCACTACCACCATATGTTGTACTTGAATCTATCCATCCATTTAGTCCACTAGCACTATCAATTGCAGTGCCTGGTGCGGCAATCCATAATCCACTTATGCCTGAACTTGATGTAATGTTAATATCAAAGTTAGCAACAACTTGTCTACGGAAAGCAAATGTAAAGTATTGTGTTCCCGTATCAGCACTACGATCAGGTCCTACTGGTAGGAAGCCTGAACTATAATCTGTTACATCGTATTTTAAAACACCAAGTCTAATTGTTGCTTCTTTTGTTCCACTAACACCTGGATCACTATTTTCAGAATATAAATCGTTAGTATAAAAATTTGTTGCACCGTTAAAACTAGGTGTGTTTGTTGTGTCGGCATTAAAATCAAATACACGTTTGCCATCATCTGTATACGTGCCGTTGCCTAAACTATCTGCTACAGCAATGGTCTGTTCAACAATACCACTCTGTGATGATCTGTGTACTTGAATATTAGTTGTGTTTTCAACATAACTACTTGTTCCGTTACAGTTGGATGCTCTTACTTTTACTCTGTCAACTGTTCTTACGCTACTTGTTGTAATAGGTACTGAAAGAGATCCTATCGTGTATGCAGACGCAACGCCAGTATCAGCATTTGGTATACCGCCTGTTAGCATTGAACTTGCACCATCAATTTGTGCGTAAGTATAGTTTGAATTAGTAGTTGCCGCGCTACTTGTACTTTCTTGGTTTGTTCCGTTATCTACTTCAACGACTGATGACGTATCTCGGTAGGCTTGTCCTGTTAAATCACTAACCTGTACACCAGTTAAAGTAAGTGTTGGACTTCCTGTGTTATAATATGGTATACCAGAAACATATCTTTTTGTGCCGCCAGTTCCTTCAGACAATGTGCCAGAATCATCTATAGTAGGCGTTGCTGTTATATCATCATATACAACAGAAACATAGTTTGTATTACCTGTTGCACTGTGTTCTAATCTTTCGTCATTTACACCTACTGTATAACTTGCAAGTGCTTGCGTAATTTTGGCATCAAACGTTTGATAAAATCCTGTTGGATAAGTTGCTGAACTAATTGTGTCGTTAGCATCACGTTGGTCACTTACAACAAGCGAGGTAAATGTTCCATTCTCGTTCAATGCTGTTGTAAATGTTTTATTACCTTTATCAACGCCGTTAACAGTTGCAGTTAGTGTTCCACTCAAACCATTGTAAGCATTAGCAATAACATTTGTGTCAATTGTGCCACTTGTATATCGTCTTGCTGTAGTTGTAGTCAACGCCGCGCCCGCAACCAATGGATTACTCGTACTGTTATCTGCAAATCCAGCACAAAGTTTTGGACTTGAGCCTTGGTATGAATCACTCAACGTTAGCGATTTAGTACTCAAATTCGCTGGTGCAGATGGCGTTGCATTCATTTGGAACACAATACTTGAATCTGAATCTGACTGTAATGTTAAATCAGGAGTTCCGTTTGCTGTAAAGGCTAATGTGTAATTGCCTGCTGATTCACCTGCATAATCATGATCTAATGTTGCGCCTATAGAACCAGCACTTACACCATCTTCAGTAGGAGTGTCGTTTGTACTACCATCACCCCAATTATATACATAATCATCTGCGTTTTGTGATGTGTTTGTTGCTCTTACTAATGCTCTATTATTTCCATTGTAGTCTGTGTAATCATAAATGTCATATTGATTGTCACCAGATCTATCACTTGTTGTTACTGCTGTGGCCGCAATGTTTGCTCTAACATCTGGTTCAACGTGAACTGTAAAGTTAGAACTAATAAATGGACTACTTGTATGATTACTAATAACTCTCAAGTTACCAGTATAATTTCTTGCTGTTCCTGATGCTTGGTCGCTTGGACTCAACGCAAACGTGTGACTAATAGTGTTACCAGTGTCACCACTTCCGCCTGTACCAACATTTACTGTTGTATCTGAAGTTCCATCGCCCCATTGGTATTCATATTGAATACCATATGTTGCATAACTGCCAATTGTTGCTTCAGTATTATTAGTAAAGGTAATCGGTAATCCACTAGTACTTTCTTCGTTAATACCTGTTGTCGCACTTAATGATACTTCAGGAGTATGTGTGTCATAAATTTTATATGCGACATTGTCACTAGTTGGTATTACTGATGGATCAGCAGTATTATGACTGTCTAGTGTTAGTATAACTGTTCTTGTTATTTCTTGTTCTGAAATTTCCGTAAACGTATGGTCAAGTCTTGCGCCGGCAGAACCACCTGCGGCACTATCACTTGAAATAACATTGTCGCTACTACCATCGTCCCAATCCCAAGTGTATTGAATTGTAGCACCGCCAATGTTTGTTGTATTATTATCAAAGTAAACTTGGTCACCGTCATCCCAATATGTAATTGGACTACCGCCTGATGAAGCGGCATATGCGGCAAAACTAACAACCGGGTTAGCAGTATAGATAATAATATATCCCGCTCTTAATTTAGTTGCGGTGCTTCCTGTTCCACAGCCACTATTGTTATATGCAGTGACCTCTACATCAAATGGTGATCCTACGTTAGAACTATATGTATGTGTTGGAGTACTGTCTGTTGTTCCTGTTGTTGTGTTACCATCGCCCCAATCAATAGTGTATCTATTTGCGTTTCCTGTGGCAGTAATAGTTAGTGTTACAACAAGTCCTGCACCACCTACTGTTTGGTCAGCAGTAAAGTCTACTTCCTTAACAAAAGTACTATTACGAATGTTTTCAACAACTTCGTTTAAATCATCAATAGCATCTACAACTAATGTAGACGATGTCCAATCTAAATACGCACTGCACGTTGTTAAGCTGCCATCTGTTGGTGTACCTAATGTAAGTGTGCCACCGCCTAGGCCTGCTATTTGAGTATCTACATATGCTTTGTTTGCCGCATCTGTACCTGCTACCGGAGTTGCTACATCTTCAACTACTTTACTAGAAACAGAAATAATACCCGTGCCGTTAGCATTTAGTATTAAATTACCATTTGTATTTGTTGTAGTGATTGTATTGGTATCAATTTCAATGTTACCAACTTGTAGATCGCCGGCAATATCCAACGAGTACCCCGGGGCAGCTTCGTTAATACCAATACGTGAGTTAGTTACATCTAGATATAATAAGTCTGTTTCAAATGCCAAGTCAGTGCCTTGTCTGACTAGATTTGGTTGTAACATTGGTCCCGAGACGCGACCTATAGCCATATTATTCTCCGTTTAAAAATACTTTATACCGTATTTATATAGAGTTTAATTATTAAACTGTGTCGAATCCGCTTAATGCTACAATAACATGACTGTTAGGCGGGGCAGATGTAAATGTAATAGTTGTTCCTGATACTGTGTAAGCAGAATCTGGTTCTTGGAAAATGTTATTAATAAAAATAAGAATATTGTTTTCGTCAGCAGGCGCAGAGGATAACATATTAAATGCCGTTGTTGAGCCATCGCCAGTGTCTGTATCTTTAGTAATAGTCGTAGTGCCGTTAATTCTTATTTGATTCCAAGTGCCTAAATGATATGTTTCTAATCCACCTGTTGTGACATTAAATCTAACCATCCCAGAGTCTGCTATAGCAGATCCTGGTCGTTGATTCGTAGTTCCTATAGGAATTCGTATGGCATTTGTTCCACCAAGATTGAATAATTCCTGAGTAAAGTATTCTGGATTTGTACGATCAAATGGCATAATATTATAAACTCATATAGTTAACAAAAACATTTACAGGTACTGTCGCCGGCGAACCAGACCAATTGGTAGATGAGTTACTTGCATCATCTAAATCAATATAAAATTTATCACCATTTGTTAATAGCCACTTATTGGCAGTAAATCCTGTTATAGTGTTTACATGTAAATTTGATCCAGTAGAGATAGGAACTGCAAAACCTCCCGCTTTGGATGAATCATATAATAAATTATTAACTGTTACAGAGTCACCGCTGGGAACTAAATTCAATGCCCAATTAAAAAATGAGTCGGCGTGACTATCCGTATTAAAAATAATTATATCTGTAACAGCAACATTGCCTGATGCAGTAAAAATTGCTGTTGAAGAATTGTTTGTTACATTTGTTATTGTGACTGCCATAAATTATCCACCAAATACTAAAGCATAAGCAATTGCTTTACTCTTACTTATCATTTCTCCACTTGTTGTGTTATTTACGAAATATAGTCCTGTGCCACCACCGCTTGGTGTTTTGGAATAAATTTTATTAACAGATACTGTAGCACCTGGATCACCGCCTTGATCAGTAAAATCTAACTGTACTGAAACGCTGGCCGCTTTGGATAATACAATATTACCCGTTCCATTTGGCGTAAGAGTAATATTACCATTTGTGTTAGATGAAATAATATCATTTGCATTAATATTAATATTATCTACACTAAGTTCACCTGTTATAGTAACAGCATTTGTTCCATTATCAAATACAATGTTTGAACTACCAGCAAGAGTTCCACTATTATTATATTGAATATTAGTATTAGCACCACCTGGGGTTGGTGACCCTGCCGCAGTATCTACATATGCTTTGATAGATTGTTGTGTTGCTAAAGCAGTAGCACTATCACTTGCCATATTATCTTCATCTAATATGTCGCTAATAGTAACACCATTAACAGTTAAATCACCTGTTGTTGTAACAGAAAGTGCTTCTAAGTCTGCTAATCCCGAGCCGAGTTTAAAACTCCATTTGTCTGTAGTTTCATTCCAAATCAATGATGTATCGTCAGAAGTGCCTCTTTCAATTACAACACCTGCTGTTCCAAGCGTAACACCTGCTCCTGATTCATTCTTGTTTAATACAATTGTATTATCTTGAATGTCTAAATCTGTTGTATTAACCGTGGTAGTAGTTCCAGTAACAACTAAATTGCCTGTTACTTGAAATGCATCTGCTGTAATATTAACATCATTTGAACCAACGTTGATATTATAATCGCTGTTAACTCTTAATTCCTTTGCCATATTTCGTGATTTCCAATGTTATATTATTTATACAAATTTTAGAATAGAAAAGGGGCCGATGGCCCCTTTCCTGTATTGATCGTAAGAATATCAATTAAGCGTCTTCTGTCCAATCGTCGTCGTCTACACCGACTAGTGTATTGTCGTCGCCTGCTTCCTCGACTTGTGCCGCACCGTCTGTTAGATCTACTGTGAAGTTCCATGGAACTTTACTGCCATCATATGCGTTTGAACCTGTAGCAGTCGGAGCTGCTAATGTTGCTGTACGGCCAGAAATTTTACTTGCTAGGTATGTTTCACCATCATCCATTTTAAATGAAATTGACATCTCACCTGATGCTAGGTTTGCTGGTAAATCATCCCAAGTTAAAGTACAAGTATGTAATCCTGCTGTTTCGATTTCTTCAACAACAAAACGTTTACTTGCTTTTTGTTTAACAATATAACCTTCTTTAACACCGCCGCCGCTGTTAAAGTTAACTTTGATTTCGTTACCGCCGGCTGTTGGGCCTACGCCCGCGACACCGAAGTATCTTTTATTAAGTGGTCTACCCATTTTATTTCTCCTTTTAGAAGTCCGTTGCGGGTTTTAACCGCTACGAGGAAGGTTAATCCCCATAAACTTACTACCCATTAGTAAGCATTACTATTTAGTCAAGAAAAACCCCCCAAATAATGGGGGGTTATCTTTACAAAAAATTCTAAACCTTATGCAAATGATAGGTTTGATACTGCAATTGTTTGTAGGTAGTCGCCAGCATTACCTAGTGATGATGCTGTGTTTGTTAGTGCAACATAACCATAACGTGTCATGAAGCCTACGACTGGCTCGAATGTATCTGGATCTAGTACTGTACCAGATGACATTAGAGGAATGTATGGGCAGTAGAAAGCAGCTGCGTCTGCTTCGCTTGAACCCTTGTAGCCTACTAGTACTGCTGTATCATCAGCTGCGTATGTATCAACATAGATCTTCATTGTACCATTTAGTGTGCCAACCATCTTTTGGTTAACTGGTGCTTCGAATGAACCTTCTGTTGTACGTGCAAATGCACTTGTTGAAGCGGATTGGATAACTGTTAGTGCTTGTGGTGAAACGACTGCCCAGTTACCTGCACCACGACGTGTGCGTTGTGCAATTGTGTTGGCTGCGCGGTTCATTAGAACTGCTAGAGCGGCGTGCTCGTCACCAACGTATGTTGCTGTACCTGATACTGCGTTTTGATCATATGGATCACCTGCTGTTGCGATACTACGTAGTGAACGTAGGATCTCTTGATCAATTTCTGCAGTAATTTCTTGTGCTAGTGCTGACATGATTTCTGCTTCCATGTCAATACCGTGCATTGAGTTAGCATCTTGAGCAGCTTCGAAAGTCCAACGTGCTGATAGCTTACGTGTCTTTGCTTCAACTGGTTGCTTCAAGATTTGGATGCTTAGACGGTTACCGCCTGTGCCTTCGTTAGCAGATGTTGAACCTGCTGTATCAGCAGATGCAACGTTACCTGAGTAACCTTCAGCAACTTTGAATGGGCTTAATGCTTCTTCGCCTGCTGTTGTGTTACCACCTGCGTTACCTGTGAATGCATCAGCGTAACGTACTCTCAATGTGTGAATTTGTCCTACTGGACCTGCCATTGGTTGAACACCAACGATTTCGTTAGCAATTACTGATGGCATTACGCGGCGGATTACTGGTAAAATTACGCGGTTAAGTGTAGCAACATTACCTGATGTTGATGCGCCGGCTGTAGCAGCCTCTGTCAAATAGCCTTTTGTATTCTCTAGAGTTACTGCCATTGTACTACGAGTTGAACCTGAAAGACCTTCTAATAGTGCGTCTTTAGTTTCACTCCAGTTTTCATTTAATAGTTCTGACATTTTTAGTCTCCTAAACTCCTTAATTATAAATTTATAATCCTGCTAACTTCTTGATATCAACAATGTTGGAAGTGTTTGGTGTTTCTTCAACTTGCTTTTCAACAGGTTGGCGATCACCAGTTACTTCTTTCTTTACTGACTCAGTAAGTTTGCGTTTAATACCAGTGCCATCGCCATTAATAACTGCTGGCAGGTATTTGTCAAAAGATGCTTTAAGTTTATCAGTTTGTACTGACTCAAGTAAACTTTCCATAACCTCTTTCTTCTCTTTCGCCAATGGTGAAAGAAGTTGAGAGAGTGTTTCTTTACGGTTTGCTTGGTCATTAATAACGTTGATTTCACTCATTTTTGTCTCTACGAGTGCATCCTTTTCTTCAATTGTTTTATTGGCTTCTGCCAATACACCTTCCATTTCTGAAAGTTGCTTGTTGAGTTTTGCAACTTCAGTATTCTCATTCAAATATGAATGTGCATACTCTGCGGCAAAAGCTTCAAATAATTGACGTCCAAAGTTATTCTCACGAGCACTTTGAATATCTTCTTTAAGTTGTGACATCTCACCCTTAATAGTTTTAGTGACAGTCTCTTCAACCATCTTAGCACTACGCTCGATAAATGTTTTCTTAAGTTCGGCTAGTTTTGTTTTTGCTTCAGCAACTAACTTAACTTTTGTTTCAACTACGTCTTTCTTGTCTTCGTTGAATTCAACAATCTCTTCGCTTAATGCTTTGATTACGAAATCTTCTAGTTTCTGCATTGTTTGAGCCTGTGTGCCTCTATCAGCACGGAACTCATTCATTTCAGTTGCTAGATTTTCTGTTACGAACTTGCTTAGAAGATCGGCATGCTCTGTTACTGCTGTCTTGTATGCTACTCGCTCAGCTAGTAGTGCTTGCTTGTCTTCTACAAACTCGTTGATTTCTTGTTTTAGAGAATCTGTAACCATTGTATCTAGGGCTTCGACAATCGCCTCCTTATCGTGCTCATATCTCTTTGCAAATTCTTCGCGTAACTCGGCCTTGTTTTGCTCAGTGGCTTCTACCAACTTTGCATCCCAAGCTTCCTGGAGTTCAACTTGAACTTCCTCGGAGATAATATTGTTTTCGATAAGTGGTTTGAATACGTCTAACATAATGCTCTCCTAAATTTTTAGGTCCTTTATGAGACGCAAAATACTCTCTTTGAGATATTTTTGCGCCTTTTGATTCTCACGTACTTCAGCCGCCATCTCAAGCACTCTATGACCGCCTCTCATGTTTAAAAGGCCTTCATAAATTGCTGTTGGATATGCTTCTGGAGCACTTGGTTGCGCCACTACGTCAATAGTGACAATTTCAAATTCTGAAACATCGCCAGAAGATTCACGGACATTGCCGCTACCTCTGGATGAAACTCCTAATTTAACACCTGACTCAAGCATAGTTTTGACTAAGTTACCCATTGGTGTTGGTAGTACTTTCATCTTACCATAACCGTTGGGTCCATCCATCCACATTTCTGTAACCATGTGGGATACACGATCTAAGTTAATCTTAAGATCGTCTGGATGATCAACTTCGCCTAGTACTGAGTTTCCTTGATTGATTTGCTCATTTAATGTTGATACTGCGGTTTGAATTTCAGAGACAGGATATACACGCTGATTTGCATTCTTTACACCACCTTGAATGCAAATACCCTTCATGTATAGATTCTTGCCTTCTGAATCAGTCTCAGTTACCATGCGAGCTTGGTCAAATGTCAAGTGTTCTCTTAGATAAGTCATGTTTTTTATCCGTTATACTTTCTTCATGTCTGGTTCAGTTGACATGCCCATATCTGATGATGATGGGTCTGCTGAACTTGAACCTTCTCCTGATGACATTGCACCTGGTTCGTTTGCGTCACCTTGTGGCTTACCACCTTTGGCAACAGGTGATGAACCTTCGCCAGCGCCACCCTTAGGTGCAGGAACTGCCTTTAGTTCAGCGCCTTCGGCAACTACATCTTCTTCTGACTCTTCTAGATCTTCTTCTGCTTCTTCAGCTGACTCTTCAACGGATTCTTCCATTTCTGGCTCCATGTAGTCGCCTTCTTCGTCGGCTTCTTCGCCTTCGTCGTCGCCAACTTCAGCCATTAACTTGTCGAATTCTGCTTGAAGTTCGTCAAATGCAGCTTCTAGATCACTAATTCTTTCATCGGCTTCTTCGTCGGCTTCTTCGCCTTCGTCGTCACCTTCTTCTTCTTCGGCATCCATAGCATCTTCAAGTTCTTCACTTGCATCCTCTAGGGACATACCTTCTTCGTCGCCTTCAATATCATTAACAAAATCTTCAACCTCTTCATCTGAGATTGCTTCTTCAACTTCTTCAATCTCTTCTTCGATTGCATCAAGATCTTGTTCGTCAATCAAGCCTTCATAAATGTCACGTGACTTTTCAACAACAATTTCATGGAAAAGTTCACGAGCTTTATCTTGCTCTTCATTGATAATATAGTCAAGCAACTGATTAAATTTATCACTCATAGCGAAATCACTCCTTTTATATAAAAAGTTACAAAATATCAAATATATTTAAGTTAAAGGGGATATAAAGGCACTCAAATAGTACCAAAATGGTATGAAAACGGCAGAAAAGGGCAAAATTACATTGGGACGTCTGCGCCAGCTGGCGCCGCGCCGTATTGTAACTTATATTTCTCTGCGTCTTTAATTTTTTCTGCAGTTCTTAGTTCTGAAACCTTTCTAAGCTTATTAATTTGTTCTAGTGTTAGTCTTGTTTTACGAGTATTCTCTTTTTTAACAATAGTCTGATCAGAGTCCGAATCATAGCGACCGTTATCCTCTTTTTCTTCCAATTGTCCAAAAAGTTCTAGTAAAATCATAATACTATTTATGTTGTTGGTGCTGGTTCTAACTCAGGTGCTTCGCCACCTTCTATAGGTGCTTCACCCTCTATAGGCGCTTCATCACCTTCCGGAAGTTCAGGTTCCTCTGCCATAGACATATCAGAGTCTAATCCACCTGGTGTAATACCAACATTACGCATATCTGAACCATATACTTGGGATGCTTGATTGTTGCCTGTTTCCTCTTCCCACTTTTCTGTGTTTTCAATTAGTTCTTGCTCTGTTAGACCTAAGTAACGTGTTAGCAAGAAGCGTTTACTCATATATGGCAATTGTTCTAACTGCGTAAATGCAGAAATCTTTGTGTTATCCAACTCTGCTTGTCTATATGATGCAAAGTTCTGCGGCTCATTAAACTTAATTTCAAAAATACTATTGTCAATATTAACACCACGTGTCTTTAAAAATAGTTTAAATTCTGTATCAACTGTACCAGAAATAATTGTTTGTAAACGTTTGCAGTATTCGTTGAATCTAAATTCTTGAATTAATGCTGTGCCTACTCTACCATCATTATAAGCGGCGACACCTTCATCAGGTCCGGTTGGCAAATAACTTGCCGGAATACGCAATGCACGATATAATTTATTTGTAAAATATCTTAAATCGTCAATTTGTCCTAGATTTTCACCTCCTGGTAATGTTTCGACTTTACTGCCTCTTCCTTCGCCCGTTTGTGGAAAGAAATAATCTTCCATAATAGATAGTGGATTATATGTTGAATCCATCATTTTGGATCCACCACCTGTTGTAGTTGGAATTCTACGTTGGTGAATTTCATTCTTAACACGCTCAACAAAACCCATAGCCATGTGTGATGGCATATTACCTACGTCAATGTAAAATACACGGCGTTCCGGAGCACGTTGTACGCGGTAGATAATAATAGCATCTTCTAATAATTCTTTTTGTTTATATGTTTTAAAGATATTCTCTAAAATACTATTACCAAATGGCCAGGTGCCATCCATCTCTTCTGTTAAACTAATATGAACAATATAATTAGCATCAATAGCAACGGCTTTTTTACCATATGTGTATTTGGAAGCATTTGCCATATTCTCTTGTGTTTGTGATCCTGTTCTACTCATTAGATTAGGAATAGTTGTACCACCTGTCTCCTTTTCTGTTGTTTGTAGAGTATCAAAATTAATTGCTAAATCACGAACAATATATTGTTCAATTTCTTTACCGGCACTTTCATCAACAACAATCTTTTCAACTTTGGCACAATCAACAAAGTGCCACTTTTGTGTTTCTGGATCACGAATAAAAAGTTGGTCACCGTATTTTAGTGTGTTGCGGAAAAGTTTAAAAATTTTACGATCAAAACTTTGTAGATTATACCAGTGTTTTAATTGTGTATTTAAAATTTCCATTTCTGTTGCTGTCGCGTCATCATGGTAATGAACTTGGAATGCAATGCCTGATTCTGTATTTTGTTGTGTACAGAATTCTGCTAAAATATCAAGTGCTGAATTTACTTCACTGTCTTGGTCCATTGCATCGTATTGAATATAACGCTCAATACGATTAGGATGCCCAGAGTAAACTTCAGGCAATACTGAACTATAATTTTTAAAGCCAACGTCAGGAGTTCCATTTCTCATTGGAACTACATTGTTTGGTTGTGTGAAATATTTTTTCCAAGTCATAATTATAATCTTTGTTTTATACTACTATTTACCCTATTTTATAATATATTTGTTGTATTGTGACTAGGGAACTGCACTACCCGTATGTCGTCCCATCTTGCCCTGCTTCATTTGCTAATCCGTGCGGAGATCTTGCGTTCTTGTTTCCATTATCAATATTAACATTAACCTGATTATTTTTCTGTGCTTGCAATTGTTTTTCAGTAAGATCAACGAGTTTATCCAATTGTTGAGTTTGCTTTTTCACTTCTTGTAAGTTTTCATTAGCGGTATCTGACAAGCTTTTAGATGCTTCAGTTGCCCCAGTAGCAGATTCACCTGTTTGTGCTATGCCTGCCTCGGCCAAGGCTGATATCTTTGTGGAAAGTCCTGCATGGCGCGCATCTGCACTTGATGTTGCTACTTTTGGTTTTGCTACTGGTGTACCAGGTGGTGGAGTATTTGGTTTTACTACTGCTGTAGGTTTTGCTTCCGAAGTACCACCCAGCACATCCTTCCTTATGTCGACGCGATCTCCAGTCCCGCCAAACATTTCATGCATTGTGTCATACTGTTCTTGAATTAGATCTATAGATGTTTTCATAAAACCTGTAATTTTGTCACCTAATGTACCTGCCATTCTTGGAATAGTTCTGTAAGATACAAGTCCTTCGTCTTGTAGTTTTATTATCTCAGCTGAAAGTTCTTCATCAAACCCCGTTTTTTCTTTATAGGTTTTTAATTGTCCCTGGACCCAATTGATCAGTCCATCATCAGCGTTAAAGATAGTATCCAAAAACAATTCCCTGGCGCCAACTGCTATCTCGTCTTTCAGAACTCTGATATCAGTTGTTAGTTGGGTAGCTGCATCACCAATCGTTCCTACGAGTTTCCCGTCGACAATTTCTGCGTCAATACCCATTGCTTGATCATAAAAATGTTCAAATGCTGTCGAAAAGTTTACTGATTCTGTATCAACTATCCCGGCATGTTTGGCATATGCGTCTTGAATTGCATTAAATTTTGTAGTGGTTGCCTGTGCAGCTTCGAACAATGCTAACCCGATCGGTTGGCCAGCCGCGGCTAAAGGAGCAAAAGTATCTCTTGTTTTTTCTATGGCGTCTTCTAATTTGCCTAGACTTGCGTTAAAAATCTCGCCGGCGCCATCACCAGCAGATAACATATCTGAGGCTAGATCGTTATACATTTGTCCCATCGGAGTAGCCATCATCATTCTAGCCTCTTTACCTTTCGGAACAACACCTGCAACTCTGGCTTTAAAGATCTCAGCGGCCGCCGGGCCGCCTGTTTCCATTGCCTTCTTGAGCCCGTCTGTCATTGCAGCCTGTTGTTCTGGGCCCATGTTCATAATAGCCGCCTGGAATTGCGCGTCAGATGCCAATTTTTGTTGTTCTTTCGCTAGCCGATCTTTACTCTTACCAGTGAGTACTTCTAACTGTGATAATTGGTATATATAATCACCGGTCATATCTGCTTGCTCTTGAGCAGATAACGAACGAGTGCTATCAGCCAGAGAAGCATTATTCAGCATGGTTGCCGATAACTCTAATGCATCTTCTACATCCATACCCATCAATTCTATTGTGCGTCTAAACGACATTCCGGATGTTGTATGACGTCGGCCAACGTCTGAAAGTACGCCACCTAAAGTAACTAATCTTTCAGCACCTAGTTGTGCTGTTCCTCCAAACATAGACAATGTTTCAGAATTTCTTTTCATTAAAGCATTAAATTCTGTTTGTGTCAAAGTTGTTGTTGTGATGGCCTTCGCATACGTTTCTAGACTTCTACCAAAAGGTATACCTGCTGTGGTTATCTCGTTTAGTCCATCTAAATATCCGCCGTACACTTCTTCAGCAATTCCGAGCGCCGCGCCGCCGGCGCCGCCCACAACAGAACCTACCATCGCACCGGCGCTGCCGAATCTAGCTCCCGCGGCACCGCCCAACCCAGCGCCGGCGGCCATAAAAGGAACCTTGGCAAGAATCGACTTAAAGACTCCCGCGATCGCAGACATAATACCACCTTGATCGTCATCCTTATCTTTGTCATCTCCATCTGAATCTGGCTTAGTTAGTTTTCCATCTTTAACAATTTTATCTATATTGCCCATCGCAATGACCATTGCTCCGGCGCTTGCGGAAAAGGTCATGCCGGCCTTGGTTATTTCTACAGCGGCACCGCCGAGAGATTTGGTCAATCCGTTTAATGCTTCTCCAAATGCCTCTGCACTATCACCAGCATAGGATATTTGTTTTCCAGAAACCCTCGCAACTCGCGAAATGTAATTTAACTCTGTAGACGCACGATCCGCAGAGTCAGAGACACTTCTAAATAGCGCATCTATAGATCGTTTGGTTTCTCGTAAAATTGCGTCGTCGTCTGCCATAATAATATGCGTATATTATAAAATAAGGTAAATATCGCTATATTATTTATACATCAAATTTTGAGGATTTCAAATGAGTAGTTTATTAGAACAATATTATCGCCAACCTGAGATTTATATCTCATTACCTAACGAAGGTAAATTTTATCCTGCAGGATCTATAGAAATTTCCGAATCCGGCGAGATTCCTGTTTTTGCTATGACAGCCAAGGATGACATTGTACTTAAAACGCCTGATGCTTTGATATCAGGTGAAGCAATTGCACAAGTTATAAAAAGTTGTGTTCCTGCTATTAAAGATCCATGGCAAGTACCTGCTACTGATATTGATTTCATTTTAGTAGCAATTCGAATTGCGTCTTATGGTAATGACATGGAATTGAATTTTTCATGTCCTAAATGTGAAGAAAAATTTGATTATCAAATAGGTTTAGAATATTATATTAATAAACTAGGTGATATATCCTTTGAACCTGAACAAATCTTAATTCCTTATGGCCAAGTTAAAATACATATTAAACCATTAAATTATTTGGATTTGTCGTTAATTCAAAGACGCACATTCGAAGAACAACGTGCAATTGAGGCAGTGGGTTCAATGGAGGAAAAAACAGAAGAAGAAAAGCAAGAAATGTATAATGAAATACTAAATACAATGACCGATATAAACATCAACGCTATTTCTTCAGGTGTTAAAGCAATTGAACTTCCAGATGGCACTATGGTTGATGATCAAGAAGAAATTATTAATTTTGTTAATAATTCTAGTGTAAGATTATTCAAAAAAATTACAGGCGCTATTCAAGAAATTAAAGACAAAACAGTATTAGACCCTATTGATGTAAAATGCCCTGAATGTTCCCATGAGTTTACTAGTCCTATAATTTTTGATTACGCAAATTTTTTCGCCTAAGGCTTCTATCATTAAAATACGAAGAAATATTAGAGTTAATTACTAATTACGAAAATCAGGTAGAAGCCATAAAAAAAGAAATATACAGTTTTGCATGGCATATGCGAGGTGGATTTACTATCAATGAGATGTTCAACACTTCCGCAAAGGAAAGAAAAGTACTTTCTGACATTATTGAAGAACATATGAAAACAACAAAACAATCAGGTTTACCATATTTCTAATGGAACAAGAGAACGAAAAAAAGCAGAATGAAGGCTTAGGATTACTTGGGGCAATATTCAGTCTATTCATCGGCTACAAAGCAGGCAAGAAAGCTGGTAAATGGCCCTGCATTTAAATAATTTAACGTAAGTATTAATATACCAGGCGTCGCCTGGTGTCGGATTAAAAACTAAATGACTTTTATATGCATTTTAGTTTTTTTGCCTACGTTGTAACCTATTCCAAATGATATTGCTATCACTGTACAAATGGCTAGTATATGCCAGATTAAAAATGAGCTCATTTTATTCTCCTTGTGAATTATTTCTTGCTTGGTTACTCGACATATTTTTTAAATTCTTCTGGAACTTCATCAAATCGCCAAAGTGTAACCCATTCTAAATATTCTTTAGGCCAATTTTTATAATAGTTTGTATTTTTTGCCAATTGCACTGATGCGTTATTTAATACATCTAATCGTGCCATTAACACTAATGCAGATTTGCCAAAATTAAACATTAAATCACCAATTTGTTCTATATGTCCCGGATGGTCATCAAGTATCGCTAAATTTAATGGATTTGCATATTCATTAATTTTTTCTGAAATGTCTTGATATTCTTCAACCGTATACCTGTCAGTGGGTGTTATAACCGCTAATACTTCAACATTACCACGGTCATCACGATCTGTCCAGTTGTCAACATATTCTTTTAATTTTTCTAAAAGATTGTCATTGACTACTTTTATTCGTACTGTGTCATTTTCCAATGCAGGGGGTGCATATGGACATACTGGTAAGTTATCTAACTCGGGAAATTCTTTGACAATAAAAGTTCTAATCCAATGTTTTAGTTCTTCTATTTTTTCTACGGCTTCTGCCGGGGTCCAATCGGTTTCGTTCATAATAATCCTCCTTTCATTTGTTAAACGAAATTTGGACTTTCTTTTGAAATAACCTGCCGTCCGAAAAGGTTATATAAAACTATTTATATCATTATAAATAGTTTTAACTATTTATGAGGCAGATATAAAACTATGAACCCATTTTATACACTTATTCCGAGTAATAAAATTGCGCTCTCTGACAAGCATTCGCAGATTACTTAGAGTGGGTTACGCTTTGGCGTTTTAAGGAAGTTCCTGAGGATCTAAAGAAGTTAACGCCTTAAAACTTCTTATTTTACTGTCGCGTTTACATAACTTAATATACATTTCAACATCGTCGCTCCATTCCATACCAGTCCACCATTCGAATCCAGGAAATTGGGATTTGTAAATACTGCTCTGTTCATATCCCGGGCCAGTGTATAGATACTTGTATCCGTTATGTTTTGCCCACCATATTTCATGCTCTAAACTAATAGTACCTAAATGTAAATCAGGATTATGGTAATTCCAAATAAAGAAATGTGTTTCTACATCATTACTGTAATTGAGTAACTTTGTAATAGCAACTATTTTTCCGTTATCTTTATAAAGAATATATTTGAATCGATCACAGTCCTCGTCTATAGAATATAAATCTTTATAATTATTTCTTTGCAGATATGCGTTTAGAATTTTTTTAATTACTTTCGGTTTTTTATCGACAATTTCCCATTCTAAATCTATCGAATTATAATTGGTTTTTTCTAGACAGATTCGAGTATTACGTGACATGAACCAATGCTCTTTTCCATTTTCAATATAAAGAGAAAATCCGTCTTGTAACGCCTGACTCTCCTCCCATAGCTCGACATTATCAAGGAATATATTGTTTATTATTACATCACGAGTTTCTTGTTTACCGAAGTAAGTTGATATTTTTATTTGCATTATGAGATGAACTACGTTCATCTAGTTCTTCGCTTTCGCTCGAACTAGGTATAATTTGAAAAGTCTTTTTTATATTTAACATTGTTATTTTTATTTAATTTTTTCCTGAAGTTTTGCTCACACTCCACCCGACTGGGTGAAGTGTGGATTTGACTTTTTCCTTCGGTCTTGTCCTATAAACTGTTGTGGATTATCTAACGACGTGGAAGCGGTTGTCCTGTACTCCCTACCACAGTCTCCTGGCTATCACGCCAACAAACGGTATCTACTAAATGCTACAGTTTCAACAAATAATAGACGCGAGGTTCTTACCCTCGTCTTTTTAGCCCATGCTATAGTGGTTTGTATCATCTCCGGAATCTCAATGTGCCTTTGCTACACCGTCAAGGAGAGCGGGTCTTAGCCGCATTGTGGATATTATGTGTGCCTGTGTGTTGCCTTTAATTTTTAGATGATAGTCTTGATTTATATGTGGTTGGGTTACTTGAGAATGTTTTAACACGGTCAGCATTTTTGCTCCAAAACATATCATAGTCGCAAAAAATCCAACCTTTGTAATTAATGTGCCTGTCAAATTTAAATGGTGGGTATTTGTTTTCAATTGCTACGTATTTGCCTTTTCTATTGATTTTTATTATTAGTATGTTAAAGTCGTTTTCGTCTGCAGGTTCTAATAATTGCTCTATCCATTGATCTAACTTATTCACATCCTGTGAAAATAAATGATGGAATGGAAAGTCGCCGTATGCCTTACACTCAATATTAAGTAAAGGGAAACTTGGACCTGGTACTATATCTCCCTTGAAAGATCTTATTTGTCCTTCATGAAGATATTCCTTTCTCGCTTTATTAGACCCCCCAATATAGGAACCACTGTGCGGAACACGAATAAACGTTTCGCCGTATATTTCGGTTAAATGTTTAGCAACATCGCGCTCCCACGTGGAGCCTTTTATTTTCTGCTTGCTAGGCATTAATTACATTGCGTTCTTTTTGTCTTGAATCTCTGCCCTGCGTGATTTGGCTAATTTGCCAATTTCGCCTAACGCTTTACGAGCGCGAGCGGCCGCCGCTTTTACGCCTTTATCTTCGAACTTTGAAGATTCGCTGACATATGTTTCGACTCGCTCTAAGATTTGCTCATGAATTGTTGACATTTTTATTACTCCTTAATATGTAAATATATTTACATGATTTCTATATCGTCACTATAATTTGTGAAACCATTTTCCTTTGTAACTGTGAGGACGCTATGTACACGCCCGACCAGTTCGTCCTTATGAGAGATAAGAAACACACTTTTGCCTCTATCTCTACAAAACTTCTTGAGTATACTTATACTACCTTCTAAACCTAGTGCATCCATGCCACTATCTACTAATTCGTCAATAACTAGTAGGCTTATGTTATCATATAAGTGTTCCCAGACATCCCTGAACGCCCAAGATAGACTTAAAATAAGTCTATTTCGTTCGCCTCTGCTGAGATTATCAAAGTCTAGATCACGCCCATACTCTGTAATTTCGACGCTTAAATCGTTTAAAAACATTACAGTATGAGGCAATCCAATTTTATCTAGATAGTAACTCAGTCTCTTATTTAAGAAGGCTAAGTTTTGATCTATAATTCTTTTGCGTATAAATGAATCCTTATTAACAAGCAATCTTGTTAAAAACTCTTGGTGTTCTTTAAGAGACACTAGATCATTTAATTTATCATAATTAATCTCTTGCAAAACAGAATTTTGTAAATCCTCAATTTGGGATTCGTAAGGATCATCCTCGTCTGCTTTCTCTACTAAAGTATTACGCAAATGTTCTAAACTACTATCATGCTTATAAGCACTAGCAATATCCTCGTAGAAAGTATCAGCGATAGTATCAATATCGCCAATGTCTTCTATCTTTTTGTTTATAGTTGCTAAGTTACCTTCTTCGCTTTTGATAGATTCTTTATGTTCATTTATTTGTTCTTCCAAATCTGCAAGCATTTTTTGATGTATTTCATCATGCAACGCCTGCCCGCAAGTATGGCATTTTTTATCTTCTGTCTTGGATATATTACTTTCAAAACGTGCTAACTCTTTGTTATATTTGGATAATAAGTTTTCAGAGGTGGATTTTTCTCTATTGTAGCCACGTAATTTAGACTCTAACTGCTCTACATTTGATTTTTTAGTGTGTAGTGCTATTTCCTCTTCGATATTAACTGATTCAAGTTCCTTAACAGCGTTGTCTAGTTTTTCAACATCTTTGTTGCGAGATTTTACCCACGCTTTTTGTTTCATACGCAAACTTTTAATAGTATTTTCAATATTCTCGTTTGCTTGCTGTTTACCCTTAATTGCGTATTCTTCTTCAGTAATAAAATCTTTAGTCTGCTTTACGATCTCTTTAAGTCTTTCTGCTTTTTCGGATAGTAATGTAATACCAAGTAACTGCTCAATAACTTCACGCTGATCCGAAACACGCATAGCAAGAAACGGTTCAGTATATGTGTTAAGTGCCACAACGTGCTTAAACATTGTATGCGACATACCAATTGCTTTCTCTATTGCTTCTTGCGTTTCTTTATTCTCGCCTTGTGCTAAGTTGTCGTCGTCATCATTCGTATAATATTTTAACACGCCTGGCTTTCTACCACGCTCAATACGATGACGCATACCATCTTTTTCAAACTCAATAGTGACTAACATACCTTTGGCATTTGTTTTGTTTATCAAATTATCTTTGCGAATATTAGTTAGTGCTTGCCCATACAGCACATAACTCAAAGCATTTACAATAGTAGTTTTACCCGTGCCATTACGAGCACCTGCGTCATCACCACCCAAGTCTAAGTTTTCACCCAAAACAAGTGTGAGGTCTTGTCTGTCCAAAGCAACCGCTTGAGTTTGGTTACCCACACTCATAAAATTCTTTACTGTTAGGGAAGTCAGTTTTAACACACTAAATGTTCCTATAAATTTCTAACAACGTTTGTGGATTATAATATTCGCTTTCAATGTTTGATAATTGATCAATAACAATAGAGTCAATACTATCAAAGTTAAGTTCAATATCCTCGTCAATAATATCAAGGTCCTGCTTCTCTTTGTTTGGCAATAAACTTAACTCACGAACATTGTGATCTCTAGTAAATGTTTCTTTAATAAAGTTTGCCTCTTCATAACTAATATCAATGTCCATTGTTACTCTTGCGTATGTTTTATTGTCTAAATACTGTGTGGGATTTTCCAACAGTTGCGATAGTTTTAATGTTTTATATGAAGGAGCATTGGGCCAACTTACAAACTCTGGTTCACCATTCCATTCTAACATCATCATACCACGCTCATCGTCCCAAGCATCAGCATAGTTGTGTGGAAAGCAGTTACCAATGTAAATTACGTTCTTTTGTTGTTGCCTCTTATGGAAGTGTCCACTAAACACATACTCTGCTTGCGACATGTCGTCAGCATAAAGTTCGCCATGGTCTGGCATTTGTACCATAGCGTTCATATAAAAGTGTGGCAGTTCAAAGTGTCCAAAGATATATTTTGCTTTAAGTTTTTTAATTTTCTTAAAGTCATCGCCCACTAACCACGGAACAATAGCAACATTGCCCTCGTTAATTGTTTGATTTACGATGGAAATTCCAGGAAATCTACTAGCAAATTCAACACTGTTTAGATCACGACGATCTCTGTAGTACAGATCATGATTGCCTGTAATAAAATAAAACTTCTCAAAAGACTTGCCTAACTTTTCCAAACTACGTAGGCTATAGTTTAACGTATGGACGTTAATACTTGCTCGTTGATGATGCCAATCGCCTAAGAATAGGCAAGTCTCGCAGTCGTTCTTATGCGCCGTGTCTATAAACCAGTCAACAAAATCCTCACAATCTTGATTGTGTATAGTTGAATTGCTTTTATTTCCGAAGTGTATATCTGTACAAACTGCTACTTTTTTAAATAGATTTTCGTTACTCATACATTCTTATTAGTATACTAAACTTAAAGTAATTTGTCAAGATCTTGCGTTCTGTCTTGTATAACTTGGATTCATATCATTCATCTCTAAAATATCATCACGTATGTTTTGATTACGCTTTTCCATATTGAGAATTTTAGTAAATGAATTTGTTATAACCGCAGTATAATATGCAAATGGATTTTGACTTTTGCACTCGTCAAACTGTAATCCAACTTGAATTAGTTGTAAAACAGCCGCGCCACGCATTTCATCATTATATGTGTATCCTCGCCAGTTAGATCTTGTGCCATAGCGATCACAAAGTTTTATAAACATGCGGCCAAGATTATCAGTCATTTGCCCATGGTCCTTACTAAACTTACCATTCTCTAGATCACCAATCCAGTGACTTTTGCCCACACAGACAAGTTCGCCTGTTTCATCATAACGAAAGTGTTGATATGGAGGGAATGTAAGTTTTTCATAATGGTCTGCTACCGTTTTGGGTGTTTTAACTCTACCATGTTGTAAAGGAATATGATCAAAGGTCATGACTCTAAATACGAGATCTTCCTTAGCAATCTTTTTCCAGTTGACAGTAAAGTCGATTAATCGAGGTTTTTTACGAGTAGTGTTTTCTTCTACTGCTTTTGCATGGTTTTCTTTTGCAATTTTAGATGCTTTATTACGTTTTGCTTGTGCGGCTGATCGTATGTTTATTTTTTTAATATCTAGTACGATAATATCGTAATCTGCATCTTCAGGTGTTACGTAACTACTATAACTATTTTTTGATTTGTGTATTTCTTCTAAAATATCTTTGTTTCTTAGGTATACGTTTCTAGTATTTGTCATAAATGCTCCATAATATATTTATTATAATACACGCATATTAAAAAGTCAAATAAATAGAAAGATATAATAGGAAATATTTTTATGGCAACAATTCCATTTGGTGGCGTGTTATTTGGTAGTTCAACTCTTCCTAAGGTAGGTTTCGACAGTTCCCCTAAAGAAGATTGGAGAACAAAAATAACTATTGGTATTGAGTTATTAGGCGGACCAGTTTTGGGTCCCCTACAATCGTCTAAAGGAATAATATTTCCATATACACCTACGGTATTTGTTCAGCATAATGCTTCGTACGGTGCGGCCGGACTAACACATTCTAATTATGATCATCCTACGTTTGATAGCCACCAAGTTGGATCTATCCAAATTACAGGACAATTTACAGCTAATAGTTCAGCAGAAGCTGACTATCTTAGAGCTGTGTTACATTTTTTAAGAACCGTTACTAAAATGTTTTTTGGCCAAGATAAAGATCCAATTGCGGGCACACCACCGCCAGTTGTGAAATTAAATGGATTTGGGGATTATGCATTTTCAAACGTTCCTGTGGTAATAGAGACATTTACAATGGAACTACCTGGTACAATTGATTATATTAGAACAACAGATGGTAAAACAATGATGCCTGCTAGTACTACTGTAACAATTACAGCCAAACCCACATATACAAGAAAAGCTACTTCTCGACGTTTCGGATTGAAGAGCTTTGCCAACGGCGATCTACTTGGAAGTGATAGTGAAGGAGGATTTATATAATGCCAAAAGTTAATTATTTGTCAGAAAGTCCTTACTATCTAACAACATCATTTAATAATAAATTAGGAATAATGAGAAAGCGATCTTTTCCTTTTGAAGATGATGATTTAGAATATAGAATTGAAGAGAAGTATGCTAATAGACCCGATTTGTTGGCGCATGAAATTTATAATAATGCCAACTTATGGTGGGTATTTGCAGTAAGAAATCCAGATACACTAATTGACCCAGTTTTTGATTTTATTGCAGGGGTAACTATTATTGTTCCAAAAATAACCACGTTGCGAAGATCATTGGAGTTATAATACCATGACAAATGGTGATCCTAATCTACAAGTTGTAGCAGATAAACCTGTACCAGCACCTGACAATATTTTACACCAGTTTACAAACTACACTTATAAAATAAGTTTATTAAGTTTCAAAACTGTGCAGAATTATAATGATTTAGCAGAGAAAGGCAGTTGGGACTGGGCACATGCAAATATACCTAAAATATGCTATACATTATTTTCCTCAGGTGGTATACTTAATGATGGTTCAGAAATTCTGCCGGCAAGGCATCCTAAGTTTGAATTAGATTTTTACATTGAATCAATGACAACTTCTGGATTAATGGGTATGAACTCTAATTCTAGAGCAACTAACCTTATGGATCTAAGTATGGCTGTAGTTGAACCAACCGGAACCACACTGTTAGATAGATTTCATGAAGTGTTAACTGAAGATGGAGGGAATTGGACAGAAAAGCCGTTGTTAGTTCAGATTGATTTTTTAGGTTATGATGAGGAAGGCAAAAATGTACGTATAAAACCTGCTACACGTTGGATTCCTGTTAGAATAGCAAATTTAGATTTTAATATTACTGCAGAAGGCACAAATTATTCACTTGAATTTATTATGATGGCGGTTTTGGAAGCAGATAATAATCCGATAACACAAAGTCTTAATTTAAAAACAATAAAAGGAAAACAAATTCAAGATATTTTTAAACATCTAGAAAAAGAGTTTAATAGAGAACAAACAGATAGAACTACCGGCAGTTTTACCGCAGGAATAAAACCAAATGAAGCAGGAACTTGGGCTCCTAAAACACAGGAGTTTGCTGACAGTATAGAATTTAGAATAGGAACAGGAGGCGGCCCGGCCGCTAACAGATTAAAATCTGCAAAAATATCTCCTAATGTAGCAAAGCAGACGTTACTTAAAGTGGTTCCAAGCGGTCATGAAACAGTCGCACGTGGCGAGAGGGGAAGGCAAACGCCTCCAAAAGAAAAATTTAAGAACGATTCTGCGTTACGATATTATGGTGAAAGATCGGATTATAAAATAGAAATATCTGCCCCAGGACAATCTATGCTATCATTAGTAGAAAAAGTAATACGTGATAGTACATATATTACCGACCAACTTGCAGATAATAAACCATTAGGAAAAGTATCTGAAGCAAAAGAAGTTTTAAAGGATCCCAACAAAGGATTAGATTGGTTTAAGATTACATATGTTAAAATATTAAAAGAATTCGATAACATACGTAACAAATATGCTAGACACACCCTTATACAAATTGATCCCTATAAGGTAGTAGATCCAGAAGTCACCGGAGGCAAGGCTAAGCCAGGACAAAATGGAGTACGCAATGTTGCAAGAAGTTATGATTATATTTACAGTGGCCAAAATTTAGATATTAGAAATTTAGATTTAACCTTTAATAATTCTTTTATATTAGCTATGGCAGGGGTTGCAACAGGCAATGCATCCGCTGATCAGGCTATAATACCAGAGGAGGAGTCGAATGTTGCACCAGATGCGGGGAATAGGCAAGACCAACAATCAAAAGTAGCAGGTGGCCAAAACATTAAACCGAAGTCTAAAAAGTTTATTCAAGATCCACACGCAACAAGTAAACAAAGAACCGGCGCAACCTTAATGGAAAACTTATATAGAACACCAGGATCGGACATGATGTCGGTAACTATGGAAATAGTAGGGGATCCGGGATATATTCAACAGGATGGTGTATTGTCAATGGCAACTCCTAATAAAACTGGAGCAGGAGGCGGTACAAACGGCCATGATCCAAAGAATGGTGCAATATTATGTGACTTAGATGATGCACATTTTTATTTGTTATTCAAAACACCTAGAGATTATGATGAAGCGACCGGATTAGCAGACTTTAGTAGCAGTGCCGGCGGTAGTACGTTATCTGGTTATTATAGAGTATGGGAGGTTAACAGTGTTTTCCAAGGTGGAGAATTTACACAAACTATTGAAGCAACAAGAATTTATAATCAATGGCGTGAAAATATTGATAATCCTGAAAAGAATACAGAATTAATGTCTAATGATGAAGCAAACAATTATGATTTTGAAGATGCTAAAGCAGCTGCTAATCAGTTAATAACACCTGGTTCTGCAGAAGTTGCTAATGAAGCCGCCGTAGGCTTAGATGCATTTGGCGGCACTGGAGTAGCACCGACACCAATGGATGCAGATGAGTTTGCAGGAACTCCATTGACAGTAAAAGAAGAAATGAAGAATAGGCAATTAACTGCAGAAGCAATAGAAGTAAACAATGAATTTGCGGGAATTGAAGGCCCATTTCCAGTTACAGAAACAAGTTCTAGCAAAAACTTTGTAAATCCCCACGCAGATTTTAATACAGCGGCGTTACAAAATAGGCCGCAAACCGCGGCAGAATTTAGAGCATCTGAAGCAAGTAGATTTGGATCTCCCAGCATAGCACAATCATCAGGAACACTTGCATCAGAATTGTCTACTACTGGTAGTGAATTAACACCAATTAGACCTAATCCCGCAGATGCCTCTGGCCCTGTCACATTTAGTAATAGTTCACCTGCTGAACCATATAGATCATCGCCATCCTTTAGTGCTGGCGGACCGGTTGAACAATATAGATCATCGCCGTCCTTTGTGACCACCACTGGTGGCACGGTATTACCGACTCCTCAAGGAAATCCCGTAGGAACAGTGGCATTAGATAGACATCCTAATATTAGTACATATGAAACATCGGATCAAACTACTGTAGCAAACAATGATACAATAATGGGTGTAGAAAGACAAACAATCATTAATGCAGGCCTTGCCGCCGGAGCAGGGGTTCTTGCCGTTGCATCGTTACATCCGGCTGGTAGAATTATTAGAGCAGGTGTTGCGGCCGCAGCCGCCGTACTAAGCGGCACACAATTGGCACACGCCTGGGAACGCGGAAACTCAGCAAGTGAAAAAAATGAGGTTATACACAATAAATATGGAAATAATGTACCAAGTTGGAAAAAAACTGGCTACTTATTAGATATTATTTCAGAAAAAGAATCTACGACTACCGGCGGTGGTGGCGGATTCTAATAACAGGAAAACACAATGCCTGGTCAATCAGATTATAATAATAAACCAAAAAAGCCAACACCCGGCCTTCCAACGAGTTCTCGTGATTATTCTGCAAAAGTAGATCCAGGTCCTTATATAGGAATAGTAAAAGGCTATGGCGACGACAGTGGTATGAATCGTATTGGTGTTTATATTCCAGCATTGGCCGAACAACGGACGTCAAATCCCCACTCTAAATACGATAAAACAGAACAAGAAAGTAATGTAATATTATGTTCATTAGCCTTGCCGTTTTACGGAAGAACAAATAATTTAGATGTAGGATCTGCAGGCCAATATGAAACAACCACTAAATCTTATGGTATGTGGTTGCCTACTCCTGATATTGATACACAAGTTATGGTGGTCTTTGCAGAAGGAATACTTGAAAATGGATATATTATTTCTTATATACCTGATGCATTGATGTTACATATGGTGCCAGGTATAGCAGCCTCCCCGGCATTTGCAAAGTCTAAGTCTACAACGAACGCAGGCATCACATCACCAAATTTTGAAGTACCTGTTGCAGAGTATAATAAGTTACAAGTAAAAAGTTTTGATAAATCCACTGCTTGGAAGAATGTTGAAAAGCCGGTGCATCCTCTTTTTGATACATTGCTTGCACAAGGATTGGAGGCAGATTATGTCAGAGGCATTAGTACGTCAAGTGCCCAGCGTGAAAGTCCTTCTAACGTATTTGGTATTTCAACACCTGGACCATTGGACTATGATTATGGATCCATTAAACAAGGTTTAATTACTGAAAATAGTACAGGATATGATTGGCCTTATAATAGAAAGTCTGGACATACATTTGTTATGGACGACGGTGATCAACAAGGCCTTAGCCAACTTATTAGACTACGCACAGGAACAGGACACCAAGTTTTACTAAGTGATGACGGTGGAACAATTTACTTAGGAACTGCAAGTGGCAGTGCTTGGGCAGAATTAAGAAATGATGGCTCAGTAGATGTGTTTAGTGCTAGAGATATTAGCGTTCACGCAGAAGGAAATGTTAATATGTTAGCAGATGTTGATGTTAATATACAAGCAGGTGAAGATGTTAATATTTTAGCAGGCCATAATTTTAAAATTGAAACAAATCCGGCCGGGGTTGAAGGCAAGGGCCACGCACATATATATGTCAATGGTAACATGAAAACATATGCGGCCGGCACATTTAACATGTCGTCGACAGGTTGGTTTAACATTACATGCAAAGAAGCAATCAGTGTTACAAGTACAGCATGTATCTATGTTAAAAGTGGCGGCGGTGCTAAGTACCCTATAAAACTCAACACAGAAGCAGGCAACGTTGCTGAAGAACCAACCAAGGTACCTGTATATGAAAATAACTGGGTAAACAAGGGAGAATCCAACACACACGGCGGTAAACGCTATGCTGTTGATGGTAGTTACTCTTATTATACCGCAATGCAACGTGTTCCGATGCACGAGCCAGATCCAAGAATTAACCAATCAAAGAAAAAGGAACCTAAAGCAGGAACCACCTCACATATTGCTGATAGTAGTAATTAATCTACCTAGGTTAATAGTAGCATATTATTAAAAACACTAAATATTAGCATGGCGATTACATACAAAGGCTTCAATACACAAGGTAAAAAGTTCTCTAATTCTTTCACATTAACCGGGTTTGATATTGCTAAACAGGATCTTACAAACCATTTTAATATAAGAAAGGGAGAGAAATTACAGTTACCTGATTTCGGCTCTATAGTTTGGGATATGATTTATGAGCCTTTGAATGAGACTACAATTGAAACAATTAGACAGGATATACAAACGATTCTGGCATATGATCCAAGAATAGAAGGAAATGATATTGTAGTCAGACAAGTTGAACAGGGTTTAATAATAGAATTAAATTTGACATTTATTCCGGACCAAATAATAGAACATTTGTTAATAGAGTTTGATACAGAAACAACCCGAGCTACATTGAGTACAGTATAATGGCACTAACAACACGACAAAATAATATATATAGCGCAGAAGATTGGCAAGTGTTATACCAATCTTTTATTAATGCTGATTTTGAAAGTTATGATTTCCAAACATTGCGTAAGTCAATGATTGATTATATCAAAACATATCATCCTGAAGATTTTAATGATTATATTGAAAGTTCAGAATTTATAGCATTAATTGACTTACTTGCGTATGTAACACAAAACATTAGTTACAGAGTAGATTTAAATGCTAGAGAAAATTTCCTAGCAACTGCAAGTCGCAGAGAAAGTATTTTAAGACTTGCTAGACTAGTAAGTTATAACGCAAAGCGTAGTATAAATGCTAGTGGATTATTAAAATTATCAAGCATTTCTACAACAGAAGATGTTTATGATTCCAATGGTGAAAATCTAGCAAATAGTAGAATTGAATGGAATGACCCCAACAATGTAGATTATACTGAACAAATTAATTTAATACTTAATGCCGCAATGGTAAATTCTCAGAGAATAGGAAACCCTAACAGTTCTAAAACATTGAACGGCATATTAACAGAAGAATATGAAATTAATATACCATCTGGAACTATCCCTGTGTTTCCATTCACAACTAATATTGATGGAGTAAACATAGATTTTGAAATAGTTAGTGCCACTTTTCAAAATGCAGATTTTATATATGAAAAAGCACCTAGCAATGTTGCGCCTTTTGGTTTTCTATATAGGAGTGATGGCAAGGGCAATGGCAGTGACAATACGGGATTTTTTGCGTACTTCAAACAAGGTACGCTACGATCATCTGATTTCAATATTGACCAAGCAATTCCTAATAGACAAGTTTTAATTAATACCAGTAACGTTAATAATAATGATGTATGGCTATATGAATTAGATTCCAATAATGATTTGTATAGATTATGGACACAAGTTCCTAGTGTGGTCGGCAATAATGTAATATATAATAGTTTGGCCAAAGATATAAGAACATTATACAGTGTAACGTCACGCGAAGCGGATCAAATTTCATATATATTTGGAGATGGTATCTTCTCAGATATGCCTCGGGGAGGTTTTAGATCTTATTTTAGACAAAGTAACGGATTAACATATGATATTAATACAGATGATATGCAAGGTGTTACGTTAAGTGTCACTTATTTAAACAAGTATAATATAACACATACCTTAACCATGGTATTTGATTTACAACAGCAGATTTACAATGCGGCAGAAAGAGAAACAATTGAAGATATTAGAACAAATGCACCGCAGGCCTATTACACACAAAATCGTATGGTAAATGGTGAAGATTATAATATATTCCCAGTCACGGCAACAAATGAAATCATAAAAGCAAAAGCGGTTAACAGAACATCCAGCGGTATATCACGTTATTTGGATGTTGTAGATCCGTCTGCAAAATATTCATCTACAAATGTATTTTGTGAAGATGGAATATTATTTGAAGAAATATTTACTAATAACTTTGATTTTGAGTTTGTAAACGAGATGGACATATTGCGAATTATTCGTGATAGAATAGAACCCATCTTACGTGACGTTGGTAGTAAACAATACTATTATAAAAAATATTCTAGAATAACAGTTGCAACCACGACGTGGGAGCAATCAACAACCGGCACCAATTTAAGTACAGGTTATTTTAAAAATAATATTGGATCACCTGTGCCATTGGGGTCATCAGCACCTGATGCAAGAAAATGGTTAACAAATAACTCACTAGTTAAGTTTAATGCACCATCTGGAAAATACTTTAAAGCAGATGGTAGTTTGCATACAGGCTCAGTTAGCGCGCCAGGAACATTTAGCTCTATATGGGCAATGATTAAAAATGTTGTAGGCGACGGTATGAATGGTGGCGTAGGTAATTTGTCAAATGGCAGTGGCCCGGTAACGTTAACAGAGAAAATTGGTGATGGTGCAGAAGTCGCAGAGATTATTCCACAGTTTGACACTGATTTGTCTTCATCAATTGAAACAGCAATGTTAAACAAAATCTTTAATCACGAAGAATTTGGTTTACGTTTTGATCTTAACGACAGAGAATGGTATATTGTATTAGCAGAAAATTTAAACGTTTCTGATAACTTTGGATTTGGATATGCCGGTGACACGTCGGGATTGCGTAAGGACGCAAGTTGGATGATTCGTTTTAAAAGTACTGGCGTGATGTATACAGCAACTTATAGAGGATTAAACTATAGTTTTGAAAGTGATTTAGAAACAAGATTTTATTTTGATGACTCACTTAAAATTTATGATTCTCGTACAGGACAAACAGTAATAGATTATGTTAATGTATTTAAAATGAACAGTAAGCCTGATGCAAATGACGCATTAGAAGAAGATTACATCTGGCAAATTTATGGGCTGGATACAGAATTTACAGGCAATACTAATACACGCAGAGTTCTAGTTACTTTCTTAGATAGTGACGACGACGGTATACCTGATAATCCTGATCAGTTTACATCTATTGTTGATCCTAGTGTTAATCCAAATAACAAACTAGTATTTTTTGAAAAATTTACAGAAGCAGACGGTGGCCAACAATATAGATTAACTAAAAAAACAATTAATTTAGATTATGATTTAGAAACAAATTTACCATCCGACACATCAATTTTTAAAGATGGTGAAGTTATATATTTGACGTTAGATAAGAAGTTTAAAGTTAATAATTCATCTGATAGTACTCTTTTAGACAGTACAGATTATCTAACATATGTAGGTAGAAAAGACTTATACTTTAATTATAAACACAACTCACCAAGTGATAGAAGAATTAATCCAGGACTGAGTAATATTATTGATTTATACATTTTAACACAATCATATAATGATCAGTTTGTGCGGTATATTCAAGATAATACAGGTGTTGTTACTAAACCAGAAACAAGTACTACAACAGAATTGGCAACACAATTTGGTAGTTTATTAGAATATAAAATGTTGAGTGATGAAATTATTTTTCATCCGGTAAAATATAAGGTATTATTTGGTAGTAAAGCAGATGCTAATTTACAAGCACAATTTAAAATAGTAAAAAATCCAAATTCTCCAATTACTGATTCTGAATTAAAAACAAGAACTGTAGACGCATTCATTGATTATTTTGAAGACGAAAATTGGGATTTTGGAGATACTTTTTATTTTACAGAATTATCAGCGTTTGTTCATCATGAATTAGCGCCGCACGTAGCGACCATTTTAATTGTACCTACTGGCACAAACCAAAATTTTGGTAGTTTATTTGAAGTTGAATGTGCTAGTGATGAAATTTTTATAAGTGATGTAAAAGTAGATAATATTGAGATTATAGATGCTGTCACTGCATCTAAGATTAGAGCAAGTGGCACAATTGTAACAAGTGCATAGGAAATACCATGGCAATAAGAAAAACTGTTAATCTATTACCAAATCAGTTTCAAACTGAAGTTAATAAGAAATTTTTAAATTCAACCTTGGATCAATTACTGTCTCCGGGAACATTGGATATCGTTAATGGATTCGTTGGTAGACGTGATGTTGATAATTTTAAAACTACTGACAGTTACTTATTAGAATCAACTGCTGATAGAACAAATTATCAGTTAGAACCTGCATTTACCATTAAAAAGGATGCAGCTAATCTTCGATTTACGGACCGATTGCACTCCGGAACTAGTCACGTTCTTGGACAATCTGCATATGACTACGCCGCAACATATATTGATTTAATCAATGCAGTAAAATCAAGAGGCGGCAATAGTTTTGATCATGATAAAATATTTTCTAGTGAATATTATGTCTGGACCCCTCCAATTGACTTAGATAAAATTACTAGTTACGCAAGATATTTTTGGTTACAGGACGGCCCTGATGTTGTTGAAATTACAGATAAATTAAATATTGATTCAGAAGTGTTAGGTAAAAAGAACTTTACTACTACCACTGGAAATATAAAATTTACTAACGGGTTGAAAGTTAAATTTACTCATGCAGACACCCAGCCCACAACTTATTATAATAAAGAATATATAGTTGCAAATGTAGGTAAAAGTATTGAACTCATTGAATGGAATAGTTTAATTACACCAGAAAGTAATGTCTATTCTTTAGGCAAGGATTATATCACAATTAAACCTGGATCAATTGACGGAAACCAGTGGAGTAACAATAATCGCTGGTTCCATGAAGATATCATTGCCAAAACAGCGGAATATAACAAAACGGTTCCAGTGTATAATTCAGCCTTAAGAGCAAAACGCCCTATTATAGAATTTGATAAAGATCTAAAATTATATAATTTTGGTGTATCTAAGTTAACAAATGTTGATCTTGTTGACACTCTTTTTACAGATGCGTTTTCTAATTTAGAAGGTTCGGCTAAAGCAGGCACCTTTATTGATGGCGTTGCTGTTGAAGCAGGCCAAAAAATTGTTTTCACAAAAGATGAAGATTCATTTGTTAATGGTTTTATATATGAAATACAAATCGTAACTATCGGCGGCGTTGAAACTATTCATTTAGAGAAAATTACCACAGTGGCTGACCCTGTTGAAGGGAATACGTTAATTGCTAAATTGGGCAATAATGCCGGGAGCCAATGGTATTATAAAAACAACGCATGGATAAAAGGACAAATAAAGTCAAAATTAAACCAAGCCCCATTGTTTGATATGTTTGATAATGCTGGTAATAGTTTTTCTACATATACTAATAGTAAATTTGCTGGAACAACTGTTTTTAGTTACGCTATAAATTCGGCAGGTGTTGCGGATACAGAGTTAGGGTTTGGGTTAACATATAGAAATTTTAATAACATCGGAGATATTGTTTTCCACGATAACATTATTAAAGATAGTTTTGTGTATACATCAGATGTTTTGAATAATATTTCTGCTAATATAAGATTGGCAAAGGGATTCTTGCATAAGTCAACCAGTATTACACAATATAACGTGCTTAACAATTGGACAAAGGCGCCTTTTGAAAGTAGACAATTTGTCCAACAAACAATTTCTGTCGGAACTGAATTGAAGCAGTTTAAAGTTACAACAACACCAAAAGCAGAAACAATTGCAAAAAATTTAATAGTAACGGTTAATGGAAAATTACAAGTAAAAGGTGATAACTCTGAAACTACAAAAGATTTTTATATTGTAGTAAATGATGGCGTACAGTTTATAAACTTTACTAGAGATCTAGTTAAAGAAGACATTGTCGTAATAAAATCTTATACAGATGATTTAATTGAAACTTTAGTAGACGGAGAAACATATACTATTCCGATTAACCTAAACAATAACCCACTTAATAATTTAGATACAACAACTACATTTACGCTTGGCCAGATTAGAGACCATGTAGGAACATGTGTTGAAAATAGTTTGGATTTTGACGGAGTGTTTTTTGGTTATAATAATTTGCGTGACATCGGTGATATTAATACGTTAGGAGTAAAAATTATTCAAAACTCTGCTAGTTTGGCCAAGGCGGGTTATATCTTAACAAATAACGAATATGACTTCTTTGCTTCTATAGATCACGCAGAAATAGAATATAATAAATTTAAGAATTTATTCCTTCAAACAGCTGACAAATTGCAATATAATGACAATCCAGCAACATTTGTTGATTTAATCTTAATTACAATGTTTGCTGGTAAAAATAGTACAATGCCTTATTACGATAGTGATATGGTACCATTTTCAACAGATAATACAGAAACAACTTATGTTGTTTTTGATATTGATAATAAAAAGTTTGAACTTAAAAGAACATATAACGACACTACACCAGGCCAAACAGCTGTTTTAATTTATCACAATGATGTACTATTAATTAAAGATCAAGATTACACTTTTTCTACAACAACACCATTTGTAACATTGACAGATTCTGTTACTTTGGTAGCGAATGATAAGATTAAATTAGTAGAATATAATACGACACTTGGCAATTTCATACCACCAACGCCAACTAAGTTAGGATTATATCCAAAATATACTCCTAAAAAATACACAGATAATTCCTATGTAACATCGATATCGGCAATTCAAGGACACGATGGCTCTATTATTCCAGCGTATGGGGACTACAAAGATGACGTTTTATTAGAATTAGAAAAGAAAATTTATAATAATATTAAGGCTACATATAATAAAGATTTACTTAGTAAATTTGAAATCATACCAGGTCATATAAGAAAACTGCCATTCACATTAGACGATATTAATATTATTACATCTGCGTTTTTGTCACAGTGGGCATACCGCAATAATGTTAACTATACTGATAATACACATTATGACTCATCAAATCCTTATACGTGGAATTACAGTTTAGTAAAAAATAAACTTAACTCGTCTGAATTTTTGCCAGGTTCTTGGAGAGGTATTTACAAATACTTTTATGATACAGATCGCCCACATTCTCATCCGTGGGAAATGCTTGGTTTTTTTGAGAAACCGAGTTGGTGGGAGAAAGAGTATGGGCCAGCACCGTATACAAAAGACAACCTAATATTGTGGCAAGATTTAGAAGATGGTAAAATTGTAAGTGGTCCTGATGCCGGCACTTATGACAAATATAAACGCACCGGAATGGTTGCAAATTATATTCCAGTAGATTCATCAGGCGCGCTATTAAATCCACGTGAGATAGGCCTTACAGGTGTAATTGATACAGATACCACTAGTGATTGGAAAGCGGGGGACGATGGCCCGGCTGAAACTGCGTGGAAGAGATCTAGTAGTTATCCCTTTGCAGTGCAAAAACTATTTGCATTAACTAAACCTGCAAAATATTTTGAATTGATGTATGATGTATCTAACGTAACAAAAAATTTAGTTGGGCACTATGTAGACAAAGATACAGGGTTATTCCTTGTTCCCAATTCCGTAAAGACAAACGGGTTTGTTAATACAGATAAATCAATTGATTATACTCTTGGTTATGGCAACTGGTTAGTTGATCATGCAAAATATTTAAGTAGTGATACTGTAAAACTTAACACAAATTTAAATACTTTAAGTCTTAATTTGGCTTATAAGATAGCCGGATTCACAGATAAAGAAAAATTAAAAATTATATTAGAACAAATTTCACCTACTAGATCTTCTAATGACATTTTTGTGCCACAAGAAGATTATTCTTTATACTTGCTTGAAGGCAAACCCTTAGCAAAAATAAATTATTCAGGCTTGTTAATTGAAAGAACACACACCGGATACATTATTGACGGTTATTCAGTTGATACTCCTTATTTTAATATATTAAAAAGTATTACTACATCTGGTAATACAAGACAGGTATCTGTTGGAGGAATACAACTTGATTCAATTCCATATGAACTAGGTAAAGAATATGCTATTGGTCAAGTTGTGGAAGTAGGTCAAAATACTTTCTATATTGTTAACGCTGAGTTTACAGCAACAAATAATTTTGATGATGATAGACAATATTTAACTAGTACACCAACAGTTCCTACACAAGGAGGAATCACTGTACTTCATCATGATGATTTTCAAAGCACCACTACAAAAGTACCTTATAAAACAGAATATAACACTATACAAGATGTATATGATTTCATTATAAGTTATGGAAGATATTTAGAATCTGTTGGCCTAGTATTTGATAATGTTAGCGATGATTTTGGCCAAATTGAAGACTGGGACAATTCAGCAAGGGAATTCTTATTCTGGACTCAGGCCAACTTTGGTCCAGGGTCATTAATAACAATGAGTGCTGGTAGTAATACTTTCAAATTTAACTTAAACCAAACACAAGTTAGCAATTTAGTAAGTAATATTTTACCTTCTTCTGTCATTAACCAAAATAAACAAAGAATAGCAATACAAGATCTTTTCTATTATAGAGAAGATAACATGTTCCAACTAAGTTCAAGTGAAGAAGTGGATGGCATATTTGCTTGTACTTTAAATCCAATACAAACAGAACATTTATTAATTCTTGAAAATGAAACAGTATTCAAGGATGTTATTTGGAATTTAACAACAGGCAGTAGACAGAACAGAATTAAGTTAGTTGGATATAAAACAAGATTGTGGGATGGTACACAGCAATTACCGGGTTATATATTACTAGACGATAGCGTAGAAGTTTGGAATGTTAATTATTCTTATCAGATAGGAGATATTATAAAATTTAAAAATAAATTTTACGCCACTAACGTAAGTCATTCTCCTACAGATCTAACAGAATTGGGTAAGTTTGATTTTAGCAAATGGAAACTTTTAGATAAAGTAGAAACAGGACTACTGCCTAACTTAGATACTAAAGCAGACCAATTTAGAAGCTTTTATGAAGTTGAAGAAGATGCTAGAATGTCTAGTCTAGACAAGTTATCCACTAATCTAATAGGATATCAAAGTAGAAGATATTTAGAAAACTTACAAATTGACGACACGGCGCAAAAGAAATTTTACCAAGGTTTTCTTAAAGAAAAAGGTACAAGTTCTGTAGTTAATAAACTATTAAGAGCAAAAGTTCCTGCTTTAGATACAACAATTGACTTATATGAAGAATGGGCATTTAGAATTGGTGAATATGGTTCAGTAGACAGTACACAGACAATTGATCTATATTTAGAAGAAAATAAATTTAAAGAAAGTCCTGATTTAATTGAACTCATTAACTCAGATGAGCAATATAAAGATATTCACATCACTGTTCGTCCTGAAGATTTGCATCAACGACCACAAGAACCTTTATATTATAGCAAAAATATATTTAAACATAAAACAGATAATATTAGTAACAGACTAACATTGCCTACAGCGGGCCATGTAAGAACTGATGACTCCGAGCACTCTGTATTAACACTTTCTGATTGGGTTTCATCTAACATAATAACAATAACAGAATCTATCGATATACAAACAGAACTACTCGGAAGAAAAAGCTATACAACTAATGATTCTGTACAATTATATAATGGTTCCGTAGTATTCTTTAGTAGTTCACAGATTACGCCGTCTAGTTATAAAGGTAAGAATTTTGTAGTATCCGGTGTAGGCGAATCAATACAACTTACCGAAAAAACAGAATTTTTAAATTCTTTAAAAATTGGTGACAAAATTTGGGTAGCAAATGCTGATAGTTACCCGCCACAATTTGAAGAAGATTCAAAAGATTGGGCAATGTATAGGATTACTAATGCAAATAATTCACCTATAGCAGTGGCTAAAGATAATAATAATGAATTAACTGTCACATTTACATACCCAATTGGAAAAATTCTTGAAGGTGATTATATTATTCTAAGAAAATTTTATAACACAGCAGACCAGTCAATTGACTTCAGTGGTGTTTATAAAGTTAAAGAAAATTTACTTTCTTCTAGAACATATACTTTAAAATTACACGCAAACACGTCTGTGGGACCGTTAAACGGGTTGGGAGATTCTTTAGCACCGACTCCGACTCGCGGTGAAATTTTATTATTAACAAATTCTCGTTATGCTAGTTCTAGTGATTTATATAGCGATGCCGGACCTAGATATGGATGGTTAGATGGGGATTTGGCTTGGATTGATGACTATAACGATACAGGAAAATGGGCAGTACTTGAAAAGAAGAATCCATTTACGTTGAGAGAACAACTTTATCCTACCGGCAAGCCGGCTAATACTGGATTTGGTCAGGCTATCTCAACCAACAAGGATACATCTACGCTGTTGGTTGGATCTGTACATGACGGCACGTCAGCCGGTAATATTGAACAATGGACAAGAACTATTAAAACAGTCTTTGATGTAACAAGTATTTTTGTAAGTGGAGATGGCTCACTAACATCAGGACATTTAAGTGAATCAGGATTTTTATTAACAATTAATACAGATGGTTTACCTAAGCCTGCACCATTTGGTGTATTTCCTAGTGATGCTAATCCTAATAGAATTAATAGTAAAACTTTTGAACATACGTTTAATATACGTGTTGGTACAAATACTACTACAAGCTCCCCAAAAGAAATTGGTCTAGGCGGCATTGGCATTGCAGCCAATGGTGTAACTTTTGTAAGTCCAATTATTGACGGGAATTTGACAAACGACACAGGGCCAGCAAAAGGCGTAGCACCAGGCAATTGGAAATGGAACGCGATAGTAAACAGAACAAATTTGGGATTAGACGCGAGTGACGGCCACCCACAAGAAGATGGTGAGTATCATTACCATAGTGGTAAGTTTTTAAGCCAATGGAATAGCGGAGTCTATACAGAAAATAATTATTATAATAACACGAATTACAGCGGAGACCATTGGAGACATGCAGATGGACACTCTAAGATTATAGGCTACGCATACGACGGTTATCCAATTTATGGACCATTCGGTTACCAAACTCCTGGAAATTCTACAACAACACCTGTACGTATGACATCTTCTTATCGTACACACTCATCACCGTTAAGTGAAAGAGGATACAATTATACAGTTTATCCTGTTGGTTCATTTATAGAAGATCATTATTATTTAGATGGTGTCGGAACTTTAGACAAACACAATGGTCGTTATTGTGTAACCCCTGATTATCCTGATGGCACCTATGCATACTTTTTAACTATAAAAGTAGACGGAACTCCTGTATATCCTTATATCGTAGGACCTACATTTAAAGAACAACCTGTTTTAGAAACAGACACAGTGCCTAGTGATCCAGGAGGAAGTAACACACAAACAATTAATATTGCACCTACCAACTTTACTTTTGATAGTAATATAGTAGATGGCACTAAACTTTATAACAGTGGTTTGTTGGGGTGGCAGTTTGACAACACGAAAGAACATGATTACTTAGTTACTTCTGCACCAGGTAGTAATTCTAAAGAAGGCTATGCGATTATCTTAAAACAAAAAGATGATAAAACATATGAAGCGTTTGACGTATTGCGATCACCGTCGCCTACAACTAGCGGCTTTTTTGGATATGATGTTTCTATTAGTAATAATGGATATCTAGTAGTTGGTGCGCCGGGAGAATTAAAATCCTATGTTTACAAATTAGTAACAGGAATAACTTCTTCTAGTGAGTTCTTTAACGGTACAGGCGCCACACCTACATTTGCTACAACAATATCATATGGTGACGATAAAGAAATCACTGTTTATGTGGATGGCCATATTAAAATTCAAGGTTTGGATTACACATTAGCACCTGGCAGTATTACTTTTATAAGTGGATTCCCGCCAATTGGTTCTAACAATGTAGAAATGCGTAAGGGAAATTACTATAATTTGATACAAACATTATCGGGTGTTAGCGGAACAGACTTTGGTAGAAGTGTTGCTATAACTGATGATGGCGCATACGTATTTGTTGGCCAACCAAATATAGAGAAAAGCGGAAACTTGCAAGTAGGTTCTACTAAGGTATACGGAAAGTCACCGAATGATTCATTTAATGAAGTCCAAGAATTGACCAGTGGCGTAACATCTGAACTTGAATTTTTTGGAAAACAAGTAGAAGCAGGCGCATTCGGGCATATTGTTGCTGTTGGTGCTACCGGCGCTGATTATGCATATATAAATGAAACAGCTAAACTTGCTGTTAACACAGGTGAAGTAGATTACTTTATTGATTATGCTAGAGTGTCCGGCACACTTACCGGCACTGTGGCTAATCCAACGGTTAGTATAGGCGATCAAATTGTTATAAATGGAACACAAGTTACATTTACAGGCACTGCGTTGGCCGATGTAGTGCAAGATATTAATGATGCTGGTATGTATTTTGTTACTGCGGAAAGCACATCAGATAATAAATTAAAAATTACTAGCACCAGCACCACTACAAATAATAAACTTGCTGTTACAGTAGGTAATACAAATGGTGTAGCAGTGTTTACAGCACTAGGAATTACACCTTATGAATTTAAAGCATCGTTAGTTCATCCTGATGGTTTTCAGAATGCATTTTATGGTGAGCGAATTAAATTTAATGAAGACGCCTCTAATATTTTAATTAGTAGTCCTGTATCAAATTCAATTGTTGATCTTAATATGGACAATTCTTTAACAACGTTTGACCAAGGAAATACACTTATAAGTGATGAACAATTAGAATCAGGATCTGCGTTAATATATGATATTAATAGTGATATGTCGTATTCACTATTGCAACGATTAGATTGGAAAGAACGTAGACAATATGACAAATATGGCACAGGTATTGGTCTAACAAATAATACAGCTTTTATAGGTGCTCCTGGCGATGATTATTTTGAAATTGAAGAAAAGACCGGCGATGGAGTAACTACAGCGTTTGCAATTACCGGTCAATATAGTACAGATAAAATTGAAATTTTTATTAATAATAAAAAAATTCTAACAGGCTTTACTAGTGACAACGCTTCACCTAACAGTACTATTACATTTGATACTGCTCCAGTTGCATACACCATTAAAATTTACAAGTATACATCTAATACAGGGTCAGTTATAGAAGCAATAAACACGGGAGACAAGGACGCTTGGACTATTAAACGACAAGAAACTAATAAAATTGATATTGATAACATTAACCAAGTGTTTACATATGATCATAAAAATAATAAGTTTATAGAGTATGTGGAAGTTTTAGATCCTGTTAAAGGAAAGATACCAGGAATAGCAGATCAAGAAATTAGTTTCAAAACGTTTTATGATCCTGCTGTTTATAATACTGCTTCAAACCTACTAGTGACAACTAATTCTAAACACCATTGGGGGCCAAACGAAGTTGGCACATTGTGGTGGGATTTAACAAATACAAAATATGTTGATTATGAGCAGGGTGATCTGGAATATAGAAAAAATAATTGGGGTAAGCTATTTCCAGGAACACAAATCAATATTTATGAATGGGTTGAGAGTGATACGTTACCATCAAATTATGTATCATTGTTAGGTGATGGGAATCCTAAATTTGTTGATGATAGTGCATATGTTGAATATGTTAGAAAAGATGAAGCAACTGGACTATTAGAACCAGTATACTATTATTGGGTTGCTAATAAAACTACTGTGCCGCCTATACCTAGAACATATTTGAATGCAGCTGGCCAAATTAGATTTACATCGCGAGGTAAAGAAATTGAGTTGAATAGTTTTATTCCGGCCGCAACAAGAAAACTTCCGGCTGACACAGTAGCAAATATTATTAAAGATCCTGCAGGTTATGGGTTAAAATATATTGGATTAGTAGATCAAAATGCTATTGTTGGATATAATCTAAATAAAAATTTGGTTAACGATAACATTGTACTTAGTATTAATTATGATACTAAGAAAAATAATATACCATTGCATACTGAATGGCAATTGGTGCAAAAGAATAATAAATTATCAAAACCAAACCAATACCTAGTAACTAAACTAGCAGATAGTTTAGTGGGTCTTGATTCTAAAAATCGATCCGTACCGGATCCTACATTACAACCAGGATCAAAATATGGTATTTTAAACTATCCAAGGCAAACAATGTTTGTCAACAAAAACGATGCTATTAAAGTCTTAGTTAATTATAGTAATTCAGTATTTGTTGAAAACAGAATGGCAATAGAATATAGTTTAAGTAAACTACAGACTGCAGAAGCATTGCCAATAGATGGCTTTGATGAAGTTGTAGAAACATATGCTGAATTAACTTATATAAACACCGCAACAATTTCTAATGGATATACAGTGGTAGTTAAAAAAGATGAAACAAGAGGTAATTATTGGACACAATACTCTTGGTCAACAGCTACACAACTTTGGGCTTTTGATAAAAAACAAAAATATGATACATCTAAATATTGGGATTATAGTGATTGGTATAAGACCGGATATAGTGTTAACACTGTTATTAATTATACTGTTGCCACTAGAAATGATTTAGATAAATTAACTACCAGCACGGGTGATATTGTCAAAGTTCTTGACAATGGGCAAGGTCGTTGGGAACTTTATGAAAAAACAAACCCTTACGAATTAATAGGTGAAGAAAACGCAAGTATATCTTTAAAAACAGAATTATATACTTTACCTGGGCCATTAGAAGAAATAAGATATATTATTGATGCATTAAAAGATGATTTGTTTATTAATTCATTAGAAGAACATTTTAATAAAATCTGGTTTCAATTGGTCCAATATGCATTAGTTGATCAAAATTTACAGGTCGATTGGGCGTTTAAAACTAGTTTCGTAGGAGTAAATCAAACAGTAAGAGAACTTTCTGAAATTGTTAATTATAGTTATGATGTTCAGGATAGTATAGAAAGTTACATTGAAGAAGCAAAGCCATATAGAACAAATTTAAGAGAATATATCTATAGATATCCATATCTTGAAATATCTCACAATGCAGTAACAGATTTTGATTTACCAGGTTATTGGGACGAGACACAACAGATATTCCGCTCACCAAATGTATACGAGGCAGATGATGATCAGCGTATGCAAACAGGGCCATGGGTTAACTGGTTTAACCATTATACAAAACACGTAGAATCTATTACAGTTACTGAAGGTGGCAGTGGTTATGGTAATAGTGATATTGATGAATATGCAGAATCTGCATATGATACCACAAAATATGATGGGGCAGCCGTATCAACAACGCCTCCGGTTGTCTTTATTGAAAGCGGAGCACAATGGGAACTTGGCTATAGTTATACTAGCGACACCGACCCAGGCGAAGCAGGCGCACAAGCAGTTCTTGTGGTTCCAGAACATAGTCCAGATACGCTATGGTATTATAGTAGTGACATAAAAGACATGGGTTGGAAAGTGAGAATAAAACCAGCATTAAATACTCCAGAATCAAAAACATTTGCTGTTACTGTAGTAGTTGATGGCGAAGGCAATCCAGATTTTTATATTGATGGTGTAGAGCGTCCTAATTTAATATTGTATAGAGGTTCAACATATACCTTTACACAAACAGATGCAAGTAACGCCACAAGAGGGGTCTTTAGATTCTCTGCACTAGAAGATGGAACACATAGAGATGGTTCAGGCGCAACCGCTGTTCCTGTAATGACCACACCTGGTTTAGATTCAGTAGCGTCTATTACAGTTACCAACGGTGGTACAGGATATGTAACTACACCAAAAGTAATAATAGAAGGTGGTGCAGGTACTGGCGCTATAGCATATGCTAATCTAGAAAACTTTAAAGTGAGAGATATTTTAGAAACAATTAAGTTTGACCGTGTTGATGGCCCTCGACATGTAGAAACAGTTGCAGTAACTGACGGTGGTTCCGGGTATACTTCTATACCAAATATATCATTGGCCGGCGTCGTTGATACTATCACGATAACTGAAAAAGGTTTAGGATATACAGTAGCGCCAAAAGTGCTTATTTCTGCGCCAGATGAGTTAAATGGTACACAAGCAACCGCATCATTAACACTAGATGTAGATGGTTCAATTGCTTCTGTTACTATAACAGAACAAGGCAGTGGATATATTAATAAACCATTTGTACAATTTATTAAAAATAGTCCTGCAGATCCTAATCCAACAAAAAAGGCACATGCATCAGCAATAAACACAGGATTGGGGGGTAACGGAGCACAGGCTATAGCATCCATCTCAGGGGGAGCAGTAACAAGTATTACAGTAACTGAGCAGGGTAAAGGATATCAAACGGCTCCTACCGTTGTTATTAGTGGAGGAGGTGGTAGTAGTGCTACAGCAACAGCAACAGTTACGTATTCATCTTATAATAGATTAGAGCCTGATCATGAATTAACAAGTAAAAAACATAGTGATAGATTAACTCTTTATTATGCAGGCGGGCAAACAGGCACAAATAGTAATAAGAATTGGAAAAATGAATTAATAGATTTGCCCAATTATGAATCAATTATTTCAGAATCTGGTTTAGAATACAAAGCAAATAAAGTGTTAGGTGCAGAATTTAGTTTAGAACCCGGTTATGACAGAGCGGCGTATGCTAAAAACGCTTTTGATGATTATGCTGTAACAGAAGAAGGTATTAGAGTTATAGCAAGTGTCGACACTGATTTAAGTGGTGGTGATTTTAGTACATCAGGAGGTATTGATCCTGCTAATGTTGTAGTAGATGGCGATGGCTTTGTAACCGTATATACATCACACGCTCCGGAAGAACAGATTCCTGGCAGAATGTTTGATACATTAGATATGAAAGTATATGAAATGCCTTCACCTAGGAATTCGGGAGTAACGGTTAAAAAATATACTTACTATGGTAACGGTTCAACTACTAGTTATGATTTCAGTAGTGTAGGTGGATTGCCTACAACAGACTATGGTGCAGAAGTGTATATTGATAATGTTTTAAAAATACGTGGTACTGATTTTACATTAAATTATGAGATAAACACAGTTAACTTGAACACTCCTGCAAACCCGGGGCAATTAGTACACGTTGTTCTTGTTGAAACAGGTGGCGAAAATATTAGCGCCTTTAAACAAGACTTTACAGGTGACGGGTCAACAACTCAATTTATTGTTAATATTCCTTATCAATATGCACAAAATTTGTATGTAACAGTCAACGGTGGGGATGCTACATATACAGCATCTAGTTATTACAAAAAGACAAAAGTTACATTTTCATCCGCGCCCGGCGCTAATAGTAGAATAAGAGTGCATACGTTTAATATGTCTGGATTAACATTGGTTAACCCAGGATCAGGATATAGTAAAGCAAGTCCACCAACTGTGACTATTACGGGAGTAGGATCAAACGCGGCCGCCGATGCTATAGTTAATGATAATGGCGAAGTAGAAGGCTTTATTATTACAAACTTAGGAACAGGATATACGACAGCACCAACAGTTACTATTGCTCCTCCTGCTTCAGGAGTCACAGCAACAGCAACCGCGCAAGTATATGATGATAAAATTGCTGTACCATCTCCATATATTAGAATTGACTCGGAGGAATTTACACTTTCATTGCCAGGCTCACCATCATGGCCAAGTGATTATACTATTACTTATCCGAGTTTATTTGAGGAACAGGGCCCAGATATGGCCAAAGCATTTGTTTATCTAAATGGCACACGTTTAATTCCGCCCGATACAGAATACTACACCGGTGATGGCACAACAACAGTATATGCAAGTCCAACTAATCCAACGGTTAATTATGCTTCAGCCACAGATGCAGATATACAAGTGCATGTTGCTGGTGAATTAAAAACACTCACATCAGATTATACGTTTACAGGAACCCCTTCTCGCGCAGAAGTAACATTCGTAACGGCTCCTGCAGATGGTGCAGAAGTTGCCATTACAGTTAGAAACGGAAAATATTGGATTGCAAACAATCAACAGGTTATATTAGAAAATGGTAGTGGATTGTCAACGGATGCCGGTGCAGTTAATGGAGACAAGGTGTTTGTACAATCATTTGCTAACCAAACGTATAGCCAAGGGAAAACCATAACTATTGAAGGTTCGTCAATAGCAACATCTACTTCATTAGAAAGATTTGACGCTATAATTTATGATACTTCCGGATACGCAGGCGATGTAAGTGTTAGCATTGCTACGCCGGTTTATGATATTAGATTATTACAAGAAGAATATAATACCAACTATGCTTGGGTATGGTTAAATGGCGTTTATCAGATTGCTAACCATGATTATTATATTACAGATGATGGTTATTTAGTTATGACTCCTCGCACTGGAGTAATTCTAGCGACAGATAAAATTACAGTATCGACTATGCGCGGTGCTGAAGCAGAACAAGAACAAAGCATTGGATTTAGAATTTGGAAAGATATGTTCGACCAAATTGCTTATTATAGAATTGCAACAGACAATATTACTACGCTTGCTGATACACTTGAATATACTGATTTAGAAATTCATGTAACAGACGCTTCTAAATTATTAACGCCTAATCCAAGTGATGGCATACCAGGTGTTATATTCATTGGTGGTGAACGTATTGAGTATTGGGAAATTGATAGCAACAAACTAAAAAGAATTCGCAGAGGTACATGGGGCACAGGTGTTGTTACTACACATGCGTCAGGTACAGAAGTAGTAGATAGCAGTAAGCAACAAATTGTTCCGGGCGGGTCAGACTCACATACAAAGGTATGGTATGACCAAGGAACAAGCACAGCAACAAATGGATTAGGGTTGGGAATGGCAACCACACAACAAGTAAAATTCTTAAAAGAAGGGCCGTTAACTATTCCAAAGGCATATTAATAGGATAAATATACAAGATGGAAAACGAACAAATCAACAACAGTGAAGAACAAAAAGATATGGAAGTGAAACAACCTAATGAAATTCCTAATGTGCATATCGAAGGCCACATTAAAATCTTTGATCCTGAAACAGATGAAGTTTTTGTAGATAAGCGTAACGCTATTCATTATGAAAACTTTTCTTTGGCATTAGCGAAAAGTGTTGCTAATAAAACAACAGGATTTATTCACGAAATGCATTTTGGCAACGGCGGTACTTCAGTATCAACTACTGGTATTATCACTTACTTGCCTGCAAATAACTCAGGTAGTTCTGCAGATTTATATAACAAAACCTACTACAAAGTTATTGATGATACAAGTAGTTCTAATCCAGATCCAATTCGTAACAAAATGACAGTGGGCCATACTGCTGGCACAGTTTATTCTGATATCCTAGTTACATGTTTGTTAGATTACGGTGAACCTGCAGGTCAAGAAGCATTTGATAACTCCGCTTCACTAGACGGTACATATGTATTTGACGAACTAGGCTTAAAGAGTTGGGAAGGCACAATTGGTGAAGGCAATTTGCTTACACACGTAGTTTTCCACCCTGTACAGAAGTCATTAAACCGTTTGATTCAAATTGACTACACAATACGTATTCAAACGCTTACAAACCTAAGTTCTGCTACATAAGGGCCCTAAAAAACCACTTTTTCTGCTCTATTATTCCACATTACTATAAATAGAATATAAATAATAGTAGCATATTATATATGTAATGCCAAATCAATTACGGCAATAATAGCCGCGGCAAACACATAATCGATTATACATGGAGAAATAAAAGTGGCATATACAGTTAATAAAACAGACGGTTCAGTCTTAACTACGGTTGCAGACTCAACGCTGGATACAACAACCGACCTGACGCTTATTGGTAAGAATTATGCTGGATATGGCGAGATTCAAAATGAAAATTTTGTCTTTATGCTAGAAAATTTTGCAAATACTTCAGCACCAAGTTCACCGGTGGCGGGTCAACTTTGGTGGGACACTGCCAATACGTTATTGAATGTTTACACTGGATCAAATTGGAAAGGTGCAGGTGGAATAACAATTAGGGCATCAGCACCATCCGGTCCTTCAGAAGGTGAATTGTGGTTTGATACAGTAAATGATCAACTATTTGCATACGACGGTGGTTCATGGATTCTTGTTGGTCCATTGTATGCAGGTGGTGTTAAAACGGGACCCGTTATAGAAACAATTACTGATACATTGGCAGTTGATCATACTGTAATTACAATGTATGTAGGAAATTCAAGAGTTTCTATTATATCTAAAGATACGTCCTTTACACCAAACGTTGCTATTTCTGGTTTTGCAACAGTTGAACCAGGATACAATTTAAGTACAACAGTAGCAGGTGCTAAATGGCACGGAACCGCAACAAACTCAGATAAATTAGGAAGTGTTGCGGCCGCTAGCTACATGCGTTCAGATACTAATGAATCTACATCAGGATCAATTAGTATTTTAAATGACAATGGTATAGTAGTTGGTGTTGATTCTGATTTTAGCGCAACAGTAGCAGGTGATGATGTATCACTTAAGAACAATACAAGTAATGGTAATGTATACATTAATGTTAATCAAGGCGGTACTCCAACAAACGCTATTACTGTTGATGGTTCAACAACCGCTGTAACAATCGCGGGCGATTTATCAGTTGGTGGAACTACTACAACAATTAATACTAACAACTTGTTGGTAGAAGATCCGTTAATTGTTCTTTCTAAGAACGTAACAGGCGCGGGCCCGCATCCGGACGCAGGCTTAATAGTAGAAAGAGGATCTACTTCAAATGTTGGATTTATTTGGGATCGATCAGGTACTGAATGGGCGGCTGTCGTTACAGCAGAAACAGGTAGTACATCAGGTGATGTAACAATTGATAGTTATGCCAATATTCATTGTGGAACCTTAACCGGTCTAGCAACATCAGCACAATACGCTGACTTGGCAGAAAAGTTTGTAGCAGACTATGACTACGATGCAGGTACTGTTGTTCAAATTGGTGGCGAATGTGAAGTTACAATGTGTGAAACAAGCGCATCTGAAGATGTATTGGGCGTTGTAAGTTCATATCCGGCGTACTTGATGAATAGTGATCAAGAAGATGGTGTTCAAATAGCATTAGCAGGCAGAGTTGCAGTTAAAATTACTGGTTCTATTGCAAAAGGTGACAGGATTGTGGCCGCTGGCAACGGAACTGCTAGAAAGGCAACAAGAAAAGAAATGACTGCATTTAACGTTATTGGAAGGGCCCTTGAAAGCAATTCTGATGAAGATGAAAAGTTAGTTCTTTGTATTGTTCGAGCAGTCTAAGTTACAAACGATATAAATAAGTATATATATAACTATATATTCTCTCCCTTCCTAACAGTAGGGGGAGAATAGTGAGTTAAAACTCGAGTTTAAAAACGAAAAATCCTTAAGGAGAATTAAAAAAGATGGCATATTCAACCGGTGATACAATTCTCGCTACACACTATAATGGCTTTGTGACTAGTGTTAACACCATCTGGGGAACAGGCGGTGGTGACGATGGTTATGGTCAAAGTAATGTAATTTCAACCGTAAGCGCATCTGACACAGTAACAGCAACCCAGTGGGCAACGTTGTTAGCAAGAATTTCTTCAGCCGCGTCCCATCAAGGCAGTTCAATTACCGCTATTTCAACACCAAGTGCAGGTGATACAATTAGCGCATACGCCGCTCTATCAACAAACATTGGCACAATTGATACAAGCAAGTTAAACATTACTTCACCTAACTATGATGATACTACTAGCACTGGTAGTGGATCAGCTAGCTGGACAACAAGTACTGTTGACGAGTTTACATTAACATGGTCAAGTGGCGACGAAGCAAGATATTATTATAATGCAGGTGGTAGCACCCGTCTTACGTTTAGTAGATCAGGCGGTACATCACATACAAAAAATACAGAATGGGCAAACTTGGCAACTGCATGTGGCACAGTTATTTTTGCCGCACAAGGCACAACCAAGTCAGGCGGATCTGGTACAGTAGATACAGAAGCAACAACAATTGGTTATCATGACATGTCAACAAGCAACCAGTTAATATTTAGACAGTATGAAGGCGATAGTCCTTACACATCTAACTATATTTCTGTACAGGCAAAGTCAAATGGTACACAAGGTTCAAACAGCGACAAAGGTAGTGTTTTAACATTTACTATTACTTGGGCTGACGCGGCCGCAGATGACTTTGATGATACAGTAGACGGTACAGTAACTAATACTGTTACACATAGAACACCAAACACAACTCAATTAAACAATGCGAGTTGGACTGGCGCGCCTACGTATGCTAGTTCAAGTTTCGCACAATCATAACTTGACAATTTAAATTGACAATTAAAAGCATTTAATATATAATAATGTATATGAGTGCAAAAGAAGTAGTAAAGAAAAAGTTTAACCAAAAGGTGGCTCATGCAACAAAGCGTGAGACCACCCTAGGTTTACTTTCCCTTCCTTATAACGGTGGCTTATTTAAAGTAACACAGGAGTTAATAAGTTTTGGTGAATTAATGTCTTTAAGACACCAAATAGCCACACAAAATGACTTAGATGCAAATCCAACAGTAGTTTTAGATTCATTTGAAAACCCAATTTTAATTGAGGATCCAGTAGATTTTACACAGAAGTTATGGCAACGGTATTACGAAGTAACAAACGAATACTATGCCGAACTAGAAAAAATTCGACAAATTAGAAAACCAGACCAAATTTAATGCCAGATGAAAAAGGCGTATTATTATTTGCGTATGATAACGAATCAATAAGTTACACAAATCTCGCCATTATTTGTGCTTTATTAGTACGCAAACACTTACCAGGAACAGGAATAGCGTTAGTTACTAACAATCCTGTCGATGGCCCCTTCGATCATATTATACACGTTGACGCTGGGAACAGCGGAAGAAGAACATTTAGAGGCCCGGAGGGAGAACTCGAAGAACTTACATGGCACAATAAAACTAGACCCTTAGCATACGATATTTCTCCATTCCACAAAACTTTATTATTAGATGTAGATTATCTTATGTTTAATAATTCGTTGCAAGGGATATTTCAAACACAAGAAGAACTAATATGTCATAAAGATGTGTTTGATATAACAGAAAATCATAGTTTTATTGATGATAAGTTATTGCATTGGAGTAGCATACCGATGCTGTGGGCAACTGTATTATATTTTACTAAAGGAGAAACTGCTAAAGCATTTTTCGATTTAATGAAAATGATACAAGAAAATTATATGTATTATTATAATCTATATAATTTCAAGAAAGGCCCATACAGAAACGACTATGCTATAAGTATTGCATATAACCTTCTAAGCTTAGAAGGTTACTTCGACAACTCCCTCCTTACCTTACCTTCTCAATATATTGTTAGTGATGTTAGAGAAGATGGTACGGTAGTGTATGAGTTTGATAATTGTTTATCAACAATAACAAATGCTAATTTACACATTATGAACAAGCACAGTATATTAGAAAATGCAAATAATATTATACGATACGCAACACAACCTACTTTAATCCACACAGCACATGAAGCGAATCAATGATCACAGTGAGCAATTAGGTTACTTTACATTTGTTCAAAACAATGAAACAACAGACTATTTAAAACTTGCGTATGCGTGTGGTTTAAGTTTAAAGGCAACACAAAGCATAAACAAGTTTGCTATAGCAGTAGACGAAGCAACTAAAGAATGTTTGGAAGACAAACATTATAAAGTATTTGATTATGTTATAGATATACCGTGGGGAGATGATAGCGAAGAAGATAGTTGGAAGTTAGGCAACGAATGGAAGGCGTGGGCAATAACACCATTTAAAGAAACAGTTAAATTAGACTGTGATATGGTGTTTACCAGAAACGTTGACCATTGGTGGACATTTATGCGAGAGCAAGAAATACTAATTGCGACGAATGTACGTAAATTAAATGGACACATTGCCACATCACGCAAATATAGAAGTGTATTTGATGAAAATAATTTACCAAACGTATATAGTGGGTTTATGTATTTTCGTTACGGTGAGGAAAGTTTAAAACTGTTTAAAACACTCAAATGGGTTTACAAAAACTGGAATACAGTAACAGAGAATATTAAAAACTGTAGAGATAATAAACCCACAACAGATGTTGCGTTAGCTATTGCGTTAGTATTGCAAGAGCAAGAATATACATATACAAATAAAATTATAGATTACCCAACATTTGTACATTTAAAACCAAGCATTCTAGAATGGCCAGAGCAACACAAAATAGAGGATGTTGTTAATATAAGTTATAGTGATGATGTGGGATTACTTATTGGTGTTGAGCCACAGTTATACCCAGTACATGGTGCTGATTGTAAAGAATACTTGGCTGATAAAACAATAGAGTACTATGAAAGGACTTAATGAGTTTTTAGAAGCATTAGAAGGCTTTAACTATAGTGAAAAGGAAAAGCCAGATTATTGTTTATATTATGATGACTCAGGCAGAATATACGAAGCATCAACAGAAGAACGAGAAGGATTAAGTTATATAAAAGTTCCATGGAACTGGCCAAACGATAACTTTATTACAGATTGGACTGTTGAAGATGGTAAGTTAAAGCCTATAGAAAAATATAATAGCGCAATATCAAAATATAAACAAATAACACATGCTTCAGAGTTAGACCATACTCGTCCTGTATTAGTTACTAATAAAGATCATAGGTTAATTAAACGTGTTATTAATCCAGACCAAGTCAAATTTATTAAAGATGAAAGTTATTACCAATTACAATAGGAGGAAAAATGGTGACATCACATGCAAAGTTTCCGTGGAAAGTTGAAAAGGGAGACGTAATTAAAAATCAAGAGTTTAAAGAGGCAGTTAAAATATATAAAAGTGTAAAAGTATGGTGTGAATCAAACTGTAAGGGTGAATATAAAGTCGACGACCGAGTTTATGCCCACGGCGTAAGGGTAGATTTTAAACGCCCAACAGAAGCATCATTATTTGAAGAACACTTTAACTCATGACTGAAATCATCGACATTGCGGACTTAGACTGCATATATCTAACATACGATGAACCACAAAAGGATGAGTTTTGGGCAAAGATACTTAATATGGTTCCGTGGGCAAAACACGTTGACGGTGTTTATGGTTCTGATGCGGCACATAAAGCGGCGGCAGAAGCAAGTGACACAGAACGGTTTGTTTTGATTGACGGAGACAATATGCCTGACCCGGAGTTCTTTAACCTTCAAATTACATTAGATAACGATACAAAAGATTGCGTTTTTAGATGGAAGGGACGTAATGTTATAAACGGACTAATGTACGGCAATGGTGGTTTAAGTTGTTGGCCAGTTGAGTTTGTAATGAACATGAAATCACATGAAAACACTGATGGCAGAGATGAAACATTGGTTGAATTTTGTTTTGATGACAAATATAGAGCAATGCATAACTGCTACAGTACAACATATCCAAATGGATCCGAACTTCATGCGTGGAGGGCAGGCTTTAGAGAAGGCGTCAAGATGGTGCTGGATAAAGGATCCCGCCCCAGTCTCGATACATTTGAGAAACAAATACATGCTCGTAATTACGATAATCTATGTATTTGGCAAACAGTAGGACGCGATGTTGAACACGGCATTTGGGCAATATATGGAGCACGTTTAGGCACGTTTTTAACCATGCTTGCAGATTGGGATTATATAAATGTAAGAGACTTTAAGTATCTTACAGAATTGTTTAATGCGGAACACGCAGACAAAGATCCAGAAGCAGAAGCAAGAAGGTTGGGCGAAATACTACAAAACAAATTAGGTATGCCTATATGCGAAATGGATGCTGAATCAAGTAAGTTTTTTAAAGAGCACTATAGCACACACAAAAACTATGATATCATGATCCAGGAGTTAGATGTAATACGCCAAATTGAAGGCTGGTAATGGAACTATACAAGGACAATAAGGGCGATAAAGTAGAAGTTGAAGATGGGAAATTTAAATCGGACTTTTACAAAAGCGCAGAAAATATTACAGAGCAATTAGACTCTGTATCACCGTCCTTTTGCCTTGCTAAATGGAATCAAGTTAGTTTACATTTACCAACTGGATTAAACAACAGTTGCTACCACCCACCACTACACAAAATAGACGCAGAAGAAGTTAAACAAAATCCATCTGCTTTACATAATACGCAACACAAGAAACAAATGCGTAAGTTAATGCTAGAAGGAGAACGTCCAAAAGAATGCCAGTATTGTTGGAACATTGAAGATACTGGGCATATGAGCGACAGGCATTATAGAAGTGGCGAGCCATGGGCACACATGGACTTTGAAACTATACTTAATGCTCCGTGGAATGCAGACAAAAACCCACGCTATGTTGAAGTTAACTTTAATCATAATTGCAATCTAAAGTGTAGTTACTGTTCACCACAGTTTAGCACATCGTGGGAAAAGGAAATGAAGCAGTATGGTGCATGGCCCACAAAAACACCACATAACGCACCTGAACATTTTACTGGCGACAGAGCATGTATTCCACATAGTCATTATAATCCACATGTAGAAGCATTTTGGAAATGGTGGCCCGACTTATATAAAGATTTAAAACACTTTAGAATGACTGGCGGCGAACCAATGATGGATAAAAATACTTACAAAGTATTTGATTACATTAATGAGCATCCAAAAAGCGATTTACATCTTAACGTAACGAGTAACTTCTCAGTAGAGGATAAACTGTTTAACAAATATATTGAAGCAATTAAACCTATTTGCTTAGATGAAAAAGTAGAACACTTTATGCAATATGTTAGCGTTGACACGTGGATGGAGCAAGCGGAATATATACGCAATGGATTAGATTTTAATAGAATGTGGGACAACGTTAATAGATTTTTAACAGAAGTTCCATATAGAAACAGCGTTACGTTTATTATTACATATAATAATTTAAGTGTAACAGGCATGGATAAACTGTTAGCCGCTATACATGGTTTAAGACAAATATATAGCGAGACTTACCAACGAGTGTGGTTTGATACTCCACTGTTGAGACAACCACGTTGGCAAAGCATACAATTATTGCCCGAAGCATACCAAATGATACATGACGACAACATTTGTTGGATGTTGGATAATATGGAAGACGAAAAAACACGCTTTAAGGGATTTAAAGATTATGAAGTTCAACGTATGCAACGTGACTTGGCGTGGTGGCAAGAAGGTAGTAATTTAGACGAGCACTATGTAAAAGACTGTAAAGCAGATTTTTATAGGTTTTTTAACGAACACGATAAACGCCGAGGAACAAACTTCCTCGAAACTTTCCCCGAAATGATAGATTGGTGGGAAGAATGTAAGAGGTTGGCGCAATCGTGAAAAATGAATTTAACTGGCCACTGTGGCATTGGCATATTGAACTTAGTAGTTTATGTACGTTAAAATGTCCTAGATGTTCTAGAACAGAAAAACCACAAACATTAGAAAGAGATAATTTAACATTAGGCTTTTTTACAAAAAACTTTACTAAGGATATCTTAACACAAATAAAAAGAATTACATTGTGTGGCTACGACGGTGATCCAATTTACAATAGAGAATTTATAGAGATTTGTGAATATTTTAAAACTATTAATCCTAAAATAGAGTTAAGTATTGTTACCAATGGTAGTTACAAACCAGTAGTATGGTGGGAAAGATTGGCTAAAGTATTAAACAAATACGATCAGGTGCATTTTAGTTTGGATGGTTATGATCAAGAAAGTAATGAGAAATATAGAATAAATTGTGATTGGAATAGTATAATGGAAGGCGTAAATGCATTAAGAAAAAAACCTGTTAGATTAGTATGGGATATGATATATTTTTCTTTTAATTATAAACATGAAGATCATATGATAGCACTTGCAAAGGAACTAAATTTTGATGCTATAAGACAAACTAAAAGTAATAAGTTTAATTTTTATTATCAACACTATGATAATTCTTTAGATCCTATAGAAGATTACATTAGTAAATCTGGTAGATACGAAAGTAATACCATACGTCTTACAAAAAGGAAAATATACGATGATAGTTTTAAGACAGCAGTACAGTTATATAAAAAGCAATCTTTGGTGGGTGATTTAATACCTTATTGCTTTATAGGTACAAAAGGGTTATTCATTGATAGCAGAGGATATTTTTATCCGTGTTGCTGGATTATTAATAGATATAATGATGAGGCATATAAAAACTGGTTGACGCATGACAAGAACATAAAACAACGTGGGTTAGAATCAGTATTAAACAATCCTTGTTGGAAAGAATTTATAGAAAACATACCTAAGTTGGATATATGTAATTTAAAATGTAAATCAACTGAGGTTAATAAAGAAACAGTAATGAGGTTTTAAATGACACTAAGAAAACCGGGTAGAGAGACCGATTTAGAGGTCAAAAAATGGCTAAATAATACTATAAGTCCATCTTTTTGTATGGCAAAATGGAGGAACGCTACAATATGGTTAGGAAGTGGAATGACAACAAGTTGTCATCACCCGCCTGCCCACGAAATAGATGTAACAGAACTTCAATCCAATCCAGCCGCTATCCATAACACATTCCAAAAAAAGAAAGATCGACACAATATGCTAATGGGACAACGTCCTGCTGGCTGTGAGTATTGTTGGAAGATTGAAGATATTGGGCCCGATGCTATTTCGGATCGTGTCCATAAATCAGTCATTTATGACGAGGAGGATGTTAATTATGTCAAAGACAAATTACCGACAGAAAATTTTGCACTTCGCACTCTTGAGACCGCCTTTGATCGGACTTGCAACTTTAGCTGTTCTTACTGTAATCCTGCTTTTAGTAGTTCCTGGGTAAAGGATATCAAAAAAGATGGACCGTACGAAAATCTAATTAGCGACGGTCGTAATCATTTTACTCATACCCACCCTTCTGCTCAATTATACAAAAAGGATGAAACTAATCCTTATGTTGAAGCGTTCTGGAAGTGGTGGGATGAGGAATTACACGAAACACTTGATGAACTTCGTATTACTGGTGGCGAACCATTGATGTCTGACGACATATGGAAACTATTTGAATGGTTTAAAAATAGTGACAGGCAAACAAATATGCGTTTTGCTATTAACAGTAATCTGGGTGCCAAAGACGAACTATTAGATAGATTTATTGAAAATGCACAGCATGTTCCGCACTTGCATTTATATACAAGTTGTGAAGCGATGGGCGTACAAGCAGAATATATACGTGATGGATTAGAGTGGAATAGATGGGTGAGTAATTGCCACAGAGCCTGTACCGAAGGAAACCTTGAAGGTTTTCATATGATGTGTACAATTAACGCATTGTGTTTAAACTCTCTTCCACAATTTTTACAGCAACAATTGGAATTTAAAGAAGAGTACGGATCGAGCTTTCCAACATTTACATTAAATATTTTACGTTTTCCAAGTTTCCAATCTCCGTTGGTATTGCCGAAAGAAATACTTGCGGAGTTTAGAGGGGATATACAAGGTTGGTATAGAAAAGCAAAGAAAAATAAGTTGATGCATGAAATGGAACGCAATCACGTAGAGCGTTTAATAGATTATTTAGATGTGGTAGAAACACCGCACAGCGATACATTTGAAAAACCAGCATTGCATAATGATTTTTATCATTTCTACAAACAATATGATGAGCGTAGAAGAAAGAATTTTGTAGAAACGTTTCCACGCCTAGCAGATTGGTATAATAGTTTAAATGGATAAAGGATTTTTAGACGAAGATAATCCGTTTGATAGTAAGACGTTGTTACTTGATAGAAACAAACAACGATTACAAAAGAGTGATTTTACGCAATTACAGTATGAACTGTTAGCACATAGTAAACACTTCTGTATGCTGCCGTGGATACATTTACACGGTTGGTCACAAGGCGAAGCATATCCTTGCTGTATGGCAGAGATGAATGAAACAGTAGGAAATTTACGCGACAATACTTTAGAAGAAGTATGGAACGGTGAAAGCATGAGACAAATGCGTCTTAATATGCTACAAGATAAACCTAGCGAGCAATGCGTAAAATGTTATGAGAAAGAGGACAATGGCTTTTTTAGTTTGCGTAATGAAAGCAATAGAAACTTTGCGTATGCTGTAGATTATATAGATAGCACACAAACAGATGGCAGTGCTGATCCGAATATTATATATTGGGATATGCGGTTTAATAATTTATGTAATTTTAGTTGTAGAATGTGTGGCCCGCAGTTTAGTAGTAATTGGGTTAAAGAGTTTAATCGCATATATGGGCAAGACTTAAAGATTGAATATACACGTGGCAATAAAGAATTAAATTGGGAAATGGTAGAACCATATATAGATAACTTACATAAAATATACTTTGCTGGCGGAGAACCGCTAATGATGGAAGAACACTGGCGCTTAATAGATGAACTATTAAAACGCGGCAAAACAAATGTAGAGTTAATGTATAACACAAACTTTAGTGAAACGAAGTATAAAAGCAGAAACGTATTTGAAATATGGAAAGAGTTTGAAACAGTATCAGTAGGTGCAAGTTTAGACGCGATAGGTGCAAGAGCAGAGTATATACGCAAAGGAACTAATTGGGATAAAATAGTTCGCAACAGAGAAGAAATGTTGGATATATGTCCTACAGTAGACTTTTTTCCAAGTGCTACACTGCAGGTATTAAATGCATATCATATTGTAGATTTCCATAATGATTGGATGCATCGTGGCCTTATTAAGGCGTATGACTTTCATATTAATATATTACAAGGACCAGACTATTATAGACTAACTATCTTGCCACAACATATGAGAGAAGAAGTAATAAAATTATATAAAGAGCATTTAGTAAACATTGCCGAAGCAGATGATATCAAACGTGCTACAAATGGATTTGAAGGCGCCATACACTTTTTAGAGAACGAAGATAGAACAGACTTATTACCAAAGTTTAGAGAGGAAATACATAAGTTTGATAGATTTAGAAATGAAGATATGGTAGAAGTATTTCCAGAATTAAAGGAGTTAATGGATGGATTATAATGAAAAAAAGCCGTTGAAAGTTCAACTTGAGGATCTATCACCACAAGAACAATTCAATCTCTTAGAAAATCCTACGTTTTGTATCTATCCCTGGACTCATATACATGCTTATCCTGATTCCTCTGTGCATCTTTGCTGTATGTCAGATATGAATATGCCAGTTGGTGATTTAAAAGATAATACTTTGGAAGAGATTTGGCACGGCGAGAAAATGCAAAATATACGTGATAGAATGTTTAAAGGATTGCACCTTAAAGAATGTAGTAAATGCTATGAACAAGATAAAAACGGATTCATGAGTGGTAGAGTAAGTGCAAATAAACATTTTGGACATCATATTAATAAAACAAAATCACATAACGTTGATCCAAATTTTGAAATTGTGTATTGGGACGTTCGCTTTAGTAATATGTGTAACTTCCGTTGTCGCACTTGCGGACCACTGTTTAGTTCTAATTGGTATAGTGATGCCGTTAAGTTAGGACAAACGCCAAATCATCCCAAAGTAATACGATGTGGTGATGACAAAGACTTTTATGAAGAAGCAAAGCGACATATGCCATACATTGAGCAATTTTATTTTGCGGGTGGTGAACCACTTACAATGGTTGAGCATTGGAAAATTTTAGAAGAACTTATACGACAAGAGCGTTTTGATGTAAAACTTATTTACAACACTAATATGAGCGAAATGAAGTTTAAAGGAAAAAGTATTTTTGAAATGTGGAAACATTTTGATAGTGTTAGTGTCGGCGCAAGTTTGGATGGCATGGGCAAACGTGCCGAGTATATACGTAAAGGAACTATTTGGAAAGAGACTGAACAAAATAGATTTGAAATGTTAGAAATTTGTCCTAACGTGGATTTTTATATTAGTTGCACGTTAAGCATAATGAACAGTTTCCATATGCCAGACTTTCATCGTGATTGGATGGATAGAGGTTTAATACAAGCACAAGACTTTAACATAAACATATTAATGAATCCACCACACTATCGCATAGACAATCTACCAAATAATCTTAAAGAAAAACTAATCGCTAAATACAAAGAGCATATTGAATATATTAGACCGTTGGACGGCTTGCAACGAGCAACAAACGGTTATGAAAGTGCTATTAACTTTATTAATCAACCTGCCAACGAACAATTGCTACAAGACTTTTTAAAACTAACCAACCAAGTAGACGATGTAAGAAATGAAAACTTTAAAGAAACATTTCCAGAGTTGAGTGAACTATGAATGAAAAACTAAAAACTGTTATACATAAAGTAGACTCTTTTAAGGAAACACCTACACTATGCTACTTGCCCTTTATGCATATGGAAGCAGATGCTAAAGGATGGCTTAAACCTTGTTGTATGACAGAAGGGCCTGTGCGTAAAGAAGGAACAAATGAGCCGTATAATTTAAACAATGGCGACAATATTACAAATGCGTTTAATAGTCCTGATATGCAAAAGTTACGACAAGACTTCTTAGACGGCAAAAAGCCTGAGATTTGCAAAAAGTGTTGGGATGAGGAAGACGCTGGATTGGAAAGTAAACGTATAAATTGGGCACACTACTTTACACATCACTTGCCTGAAATGCGTGATATTTTTAGTAAAGATATTACAGAAAATGATATTGCATATTTAGACTTAAAGTTAGGAACTATTTGTAATTTAAAATGTAGAATATGCGGATCATGGAGTAGTAGCAAATGGGCGCAAGAAGAAATAGAATTAGATATAAAGTTCCATGGACTTAAAAAAGAAGATGCAAAAAAATCATCAGCATATTACTATCTAAAGCAAGGCGAATGGCCACGCAAAAGTCCGCAATTTTGGGAAGACCTAAAGGAAATATTGCCTAACGTAAAGCATTTAGAGTTTACAGGCGGTGAACCCTGGATGATTAAAGAACACTTTACAGTATTAGAAACATTAATTGAATCCGGACACGCAAAAAATATAAATATTCATTATAATACAAATGGCACTCAGTTGCCAAAAGATGAATTTCATGATATTTTACCACATTTTAAACATTGTAGAATATCTTTTAGTGTAGATGATATTGGCGATAAATTTGAATACCAACGTTATGGTGCAAAATGGGATGAAGTAAACAGTAATATACTGTATATTTCTGAGAACAAAACCAGTAACATGGAAACAGAAATATGCACTACATTTAACTTGTTTAATTTCCATAACATAACAGATGTTGCAGACTGGGTTAAAGAAATTAAAGACTTAGATTCTTGGTATCTAAATTTAATGCATTATCCCAAACATTTTAATATACAAATGCATTCACCTGAAGTAAAAGATATTATTGCAAATAAGTTAAGAGCATATAATTGGCAAGAGTTAATAGATAAAAACTTTGATAACGTAAAAGAAGTAGAGTCTTTAATTTCTTATATGTATAGTGAAGATCTTAGAAAGGAAAAAGATGGTGAAGAATATCTAGACACCATGTTACATACCATTATCTGTAAAGTAGATAGTGTAAGAAGCAAAACTTTAAATGATGTTGATTCTGTGTTAGCAGAATTCATAAATTATGACTATAAAAAATGGATACAAAATATTTAACCCTTGTTCGAAAAACCGGCGGTAATTTCTCCTTAAAAAATAAGTATAGAAATAAAGTCGACTTATCTGCTAAAAATTTTACATGTATTCTTCCTGAAACCAACATGACGATGGATAAAGATGGATATATTTTTATATGTAGTTGTGAAGGATTCTTACCTTATCCTGTTGGCCATATTTTTGATTTTTATAGATTGCATGATATATGGAACAACCCAGTTGCTAAAAAACTACAAGAAAACACAAAAGCAGGATCAACATTTAAATTTTGTGATCTAAAACATTGTCATGGTCCTTTTGAGGAGGAGGATCCATTTCATGATTTTACAATTAATATAACAACGGATGATAGTTGCAATTTACAGTGCCCTAGTTGCAGAAATGAACTGATGTATTATAAATCTGGAAAACAGTTTGAAAAGAAAAAAAGTTATGTAAAAAAATTCTTAGAACTTTTGGACAAATATAAAGGATCAGTACTTATAGAATTCGCCGGCGGTGAACCTTTTGCTAGTAAAATATATAGTGAAATTATATATAATTATAAACCAAATCCAAAACATCGTTTTACAATTAGATCAAATGCAACATTAATAGATCAATCCAAGTTTGAAACATCTACTATGTTAAAAAATAATATACAAGAATTTTCAATAAGCATTGATGCAGGCACTAAGGACGTATATAACATTGTTAGACCTCCTGGCAAATGGGAAACTGTTCTAGATAATTTACAATTTTTGAAAGATAATAATTATGTATTTCATATGACTTTTGTTGTGCAAAAAAATAATTTTAAAGATATTATAAATTTTATAAATCTTTGCGAAAAGTTTGAAGTTAAAGGATTTCTTAACCCTGTACACGATTGGGGCACGGCGTGGGGCATAACATGGCCAGTGGTAGATCAGAATAACGGCTTGACGGAAGCAGACCGCTACACAAATTTTAAAAGACAACAAGTATTCATGCCTGACCACGAATTATATGATGAATGGGTTAAAATCTATAATAATATCATAACACATCCGTGGTTTCACGCTCCGGAAGTACCTCCGATCACTTTCAACAGAAATATAAGCATTAGTAAAGATTCATTATTAATACCCAAAAAATAAAATGAAAAAAATACAAAAACCAGAAACAATGTGTATGGCACCGTGGGTGCATACTTACCTAAGTCCACAAACAGAACGTAGATTGTGTTGCGCTTCACGCGAGCCTGCACAAAGCTTTAAGCAATATATAGACACTGAAGCCGGCACAGGTGAATATAATCCAATATCATTAGAAGAACATTGGAATAGTGAATATATGAAAAGTGTACGTAGAGCACACATGGCGGGAGAAGAAATAGATGCTTGCCAAGTATGTAATAAAAAATTACTAAACACTGACGTATATAGAGATTATTTTTGGAATTTATTTAAACACAAATACGACGAAGTGATAGCAAGTACAGACGAAACAGGCTACACTACAATGAAGCCAGTAAGTTGGGATTATCGCTTTAGTAATTTATGTAATTTTAAATGTCGTATGTGTGGCGATATGTTAAGTAGTAGTTGGGAAACAGAACAACGTAACAACAACATGATTGATTACAGTAATCCAAAAAATAATTGGATGGACCCAACTGTAAGAAAACAAATAAGCGAGGTTCAATCGCAAGTAGTAGAAAAAGAATTTGCTGATGCAGTAGCAAATGGCAAAGTAGAAGAGATATACTGGGTAGGTGGCGAACCTCTAATGTTTGAAGAACATTGGAAGTATATGAAACAAATTATAGAACAAGGACACGGAAGTAAAGTATACGCAAGATATAATACAAACTTATCTCGTATAGAGTATAAAGGAACGCATTTGTTTAGAAATATACTAGACAATATACGCGACTGGCAAATATGTGCATCAATTGATGGTACAGGTGCTATAGGAGAATACATACGCGATGGTTTAGATTGGAGTAAGTTTTTACACTATTATAAACAAGGTATGGCGGCACAAAAGCATCCAAACCAAATGCGTTTAGACTTTACTTTAACCTTACCTGGATTATATGAAGTAAAAAATATGTTTGAATTAAGTAAGGAGTTAGATACGATGTTATTAGCAAAAGTTACTTTTGCTTTTACACCGGACATTATAATGAGTCCATTGTGTTTACCACGTAACTTATTAAACGACAAAGTAGATCAATTATTAGAAGAATGTAAGGAGGCAACATGGAAACAACAACCGCTAATAGATGTATTAAAAAATCTAAAAGAAAGACCAACTTTCCAAGAAGAGTGGTCCGACGAGTACGAACAAGGCATCTTGAAAGGCAAACAACGCATGGCAAAAATTGACAATCTGCGTAAAACCAGTTATACTATAGATAATATTTTGAATGGCGAGATTTTAGAATGGTGGAAGACGATAAAAGTTTAGAAACAAATTTTACTACAGTAGACGCAATACATATTGTTGAAAATTTAATAACTGCTGATAGTGGTTTTATGTATATGGCCACTTCATTAGGAAATGGTCATGATGCATTACAAACTCATCCATATGTAAGTTTGGTTCAGTCATGCTTTATTAGAAAAGTTCCTTATATTTTTATATCAGATTTGTCAGACCATAGTAAAAATATTCAAACATACAAAAAGATATCTTTATTATTAGATGGCACAATTGACGGTAGTTTACATGGACGTATGAGAATGAATAGTCCCAGAGCCACTTTTATAGGCAGAGTAGAATTAGTAGACAAGAATGAACACAAATCAAAGTTTTTAGAAAAGCATAAGAAAGCAAGAGGATTTTTTGACTTTTTAGACTTTAATATGTATAGACTCAATGTCGAGTCTATTAGGTTAAATGGAGGATTTGCTAAGGCAGCTTGGATACGCACCAGTATTGATGAACAAGAATTTCTAAAGTTTGATACTACAACAATAGGAGGAATATAAAATGGATAAGATATTAGACAAATCTGAACCATGGGTTGGTTCACAACACATTGATTTTAACGACAAATATGACATGTTTGATATTGCTAAGTTAAGAGAAGTTTTTTCTATACTTAGAAAATATAGAGAAACATATTATTCAGTTGAGGAAAAAGATAAATCTAAAGCACTGAAAAAAGTCTTAGATCTAATAGTAAAAAACAAAGATTATTATGATTCTATAGATATGGAAAAAATTCGCCCACTAGTTACTGACAAAAAAGGAACAGAAGGAGTTATATTAGTAGGGCAAGCAGATAATCCGTTGTACTCTCGTTTTAATGTTCTTGAGGACCAACACAATATTAAAGAGTTTACTGATAATAAAAAATACATGCAAGAAATAGGAAAACAATTAATTGAACATTTAAATTTGCAAGACTTTATTTTAGATTATGATGTAAATTACGTATGGTCAGCAAAAAATACTTGCATCGACTGGCATGTGGATAATGTTATAACAGTTCCGGATAGATTGTTAAAGTCTAATAACATTACTTTTACACCTATTGTTATAGCTATTAACTTAGATAGCGAAACTAGTAAACGTGGAGCAACAGAGTTTAGAGAAGGTGACAATTATTATAAAGTAGATACCTACAAGGTAGCGTTAATTAATAGTGGTATAGAACATCGTGTAGAAGCAACACCAAATGAAAGACTTACGCTTAGAGTATGCCTATATGGTAAAACATTTGAAGAAGTAAAGGAGAAACTAATCAATGAAAAAATTAGATGAAATTGTAATGACGTTAAGAACAAGATATCATAGTACTATGGATGTCTATATTGACGTATATGATACAGGGTTAAGTCGCAAATGGCTTACAGCGTTAAACGGAATACTTAACGACAATTTAATACTTGAAAAAAACTATTGCTTTTTGGGTTTTGTAAACGGAAAACGATCAGGGCAATTGATTCTTGATGAAATCAACGATACGATAGACTTTATTAACAGTAGTTCATTAAACTATAATATAGAAACAGCGCCATATACATTAGAAAATTGTATTAATTATGGTGAAGTAGGGTTTGGCCATCCAGGACTATCCATTAAACATGAAAAGTTTAATTGGTTACATAGATGGTTTGAAGAATTACAAGGCATTGATACAGGTGATACGTCAACGTCAATGTCTCGGCATTTTAAAAACGCCACACCTGAAGAAAAGTATCATATAAGGCAACTTAATTTGTTATGTCACGAGTTTGAAACATGGGCATTAACTAATCGTAAGTTAGTACAGGCGCCTGAGTGGATGCAGAAGTCACAATTAATGTGTTGGTTAAATGCACCACGCTTTGATTTAGTAGATGAATCAGACTTCGAAGGGTTTGGAATTGGTAGCTTAGACAAAGTGTTTGGCGGTGTTTATGTAGGTGTTAATAAAGCAGTTGGTAAAACGCATTGGGAAGTTTTTATAGATGAAGGTGGTGCATTAGATATCAGTGGTGGCAATACAATGACATTGGGTGAAATTACTATTGCATGCCGATCACAAACAAAAGCCGCAGGTGATTTTGATATTAGTTGGTCAAGGAAGTCAGATTTCCCACATCATAATGAACGAATTAATGAATTTATAAATTGGTTAAGGCAAAACGGATTAGATCCTGATGATCCAACATTAACATTGGGGCATCCACAGGTAGGACAAGTTAACTTACAAAAGTCTTTTAATACTGACATACCTTATCTAACTTGGTATATTATGAATGACTATTTAGATGTTTATAAGTTACAAACATCTGACGCAAGTGCTACATTCGATTATTTTTGGCACGATAGTAACTTTAAACAATTACAAATAGATCAAATACGTTAAATAAGAATATGAAAATATGCATCTCATCCGGAGATAGTTTTACTTATGGTGCTGAATTACCAAATGATAGTATTGGACCTAGTAAATATGCTTGGAGTAATTTAGTATCTAATAAACTAGGAGCCAAGCACATAAACACGGCAGCTAGTGGAAGAGGCAATGCATTTATGGCACGGCGAGTGTTATATTATACTATTGAATTCTTAAAGAAGTATGATCCTGAAGATGTTTTTGTACAAGTCATGTATACATTTATTGCAAGGCGCGAGTTCAAATTAATAAATGGAACATTGAATGACCAAATGTATAAAGTAGATTCAGAGTGGTTATCGTTAGATCCTTATGCCGCAACCAATGAAGTAAAATCTGAATGGTTTAAAAAGGTTAGTTCTGATGCTCCCAATTACGAAAGTACTAAAGCCACTTTAGAAAGAAAATATAATATATATAAAGAAGCAGGCATTGTAGACTTAGCAAAAGCATGGTATTATACTGTAAGCGATGAAGACGATGTATATACCAGTTTAAAAGAAATATTATTACTTCAAGAATTTTTGAATAGTAAAAATATTAAATACTTATTCACATACGTAGGACATCATACGCCTTCGCAATTATTTGAAGATCATACTAATCAATATACTATTAATTTAAGAACATTAATTGATAAAGATGTATGGTTTCATTTTCCCGGAGCATGGCCAACAAGTAAGTATTTGGGATTCAATGACTGGGCACTTATAAATAATTATGAATTTGCAACTTCGCATCCTTTAGAGAAAGCACACGAAGACGCGGCAGAGATAATTTATGAACACATTAAAAAAATACTATAAAAAAGCAAAGTATCAAGCTATGCGTCCTATTAACGCAATTAAGCGTGAGATACGATATAGAAAGCGTTTAAAAGAACTTAAAAAGAGAGATCCATTTATATACAAATAAATATTTAAATATTTATTAATAAATATTTAAATGAAAGTTGATTACTTACGTTATATAAGAAGCACACCTTCAATAAGTTCTATTAGACACAAGTATAAATTGGGAGATAACCAATTACATCCTTTTAAAGAAGATGTTTATTGTATAATGCCAAGCAGTTCAATTCTTGTTAACAAACTTGGCCACGTATTCATCTGTTCATGCCATGGTCATTTACCTTATCTAATTGGTAATATAAAAGATTTTAACACTATAGAAGAAATATGGAACAATTCAATTGCTAAAAAACTACAAGAACATACTTCAGCAGGAAGCAGTTTTAAGTTTTGTAATACAGCAAAATGCACCGGGCCTATACGATTCGGTGATTTCCCTCAAAGGTATTCATTTATATTTGCTATTGATGATAGTTGCAATTTACAATGTCCAAGTTGCCGGCCAGAATTTAGGTTTATTAATAAGGGTCCTGAATTTGAGTTAAGAAAAAGTTATGCAATGCATTTTTTAGATTTGGTGTCAAACTTTGAACACGCGTCTTTAATAGAATTGGGAGGCGACGGAGAACCATTTGCTAGTGGAATTTATGGTGATATAATCTATAATTATATTCCTAGAAAAAATCATAAATTTACAATTCGGTCAAACGCCACACGCATAAATTATAAAAAGCTTTTAAATTCAAAAGTTATGGATCAAGTAACATCTTTTGCAGTTAGTATTGATGCAGGAAGTGAAGAAGTATATAGAAAAGTGCGTTACCCAGGTAACTGGAGTACTGTTATTGATAGTCTAGACTTTTTGAAAGAGAACAATCGTTATTTTCATTTATCATTCGTATTACAAAAAAATAATTATAGGGATGTTATAAATTTTGCAAACCTATGTCAAAAGTACAATGTTGGTGCCACTATTAGTAGTATAGAAGATTGGGGTTCTTGGTGGGTTAACAATTACAATACCAACTTATTTTTAGAGCAAGCAGTTTTTTTGCCAAACAATTCATTGTACAGTGATTGCATAAACATGTTAAACAAACTTAAAAATCACCAACATTATAAAAATGGATATATAACATTAAAGGGTTCATTAATTAATATATGATAGTAATCGACTACCACGGCTATTCCATACAAGAAGCATATGATGACATTATTGCTACTATTAAAGAATGCCATGAAGAAAGAATTAAAAAAATAAAAATAATTACAGGCAAAGGAAGTATTTGCCAAGAATTCCCACTGTGGATCGAATGTAGCCCACTAGTAAGAAAAATAGAACAAAGCGACGACGGCGGGTGCTTTTACCTATGGATATTAGTCAAGAAAAAATAATATTCACAAACGGTGATAGTTTTACGTTTGGGGATGAGTTAGAACATCCGTTTTCTGAATGTTGGCCAGCCAAGTTGGGTGAAATAACTAGACTTCAAGTAGTTAATTTTGCACGTTCCGGTGCCGCAAATAATCGTATAGTAGAAACTACCAAAAACTTTTTTAACGATTTGGCCAGACTATCTGTTTTTAATACTGGTAAAAGGAAATCATTGAATTCAGTAACTGAAATAGAATGTGCTGTAATACAATGGACTTCGTATATTCGATTGGGGCCAAACGAAACTATACCAAAGAATATTGTGTTAGGAGAGAATGAAAAAAATTATCTATTAGATAATTTTTTTGTACAAATAAGAGAATTACAGGATTTTTTCGAGTCTAGACGTATACCTTATTTGATGCTTAATGCTTTTGATAATGAAAAAGTAATACCACAATGTAATTCTGAGTTTAAAGACCTAGTTGACGATAAGTATTTTATAGGGTGGCCAAACCAAGCAATAGTTAATTGGGTGTATGGTATGGATCACGGTCCTAAAGGCCATCCAGGAAAATTGGCACATGCTGAAATAGCAGAGATTATCTATGAAAATATTAGGAATAAGTTGCGGGTTTCATGACGCTGCCGCCAGTTTAATAGACGATTCTGGAAATATACTTTTTGCTGGACACGCGGAAAGATATAGTAAGCAAAAACACGACAATAACTTAAATTATGAATTAATAATTGACGCACTTAAACATGGATTTCCCGAAGTTGTTTCGTATTACGAAAATCCATGGATTAAAAAAACTCGCCAAGCATATTCCGGACAATGGAAAGATGCATTAAGTTTAAAAAATCTTTCCATTAAAAAAATGCTTGTTAAGCAAACTGAATTAAGTTGGAATTTTACCAAACATTTTAATTATCATAATCACCATTTATCCCATGCCGCCGCGGGCTTTCAAACAAGTCCATTTAATGATGCAACTATAGTAGTTATTGACGCGATAGGAGAATGGGATACTATTACAATATGGAATGCACAATACAATCACAATGGTTATGCAAAATACGAAAAAGTTTGGGGTGCAAAATATCCAAATAGTATTGGTTTGTTTTATAGTGCTATGACTGATCGCGTAGGCCTACGCCCACTAGATGAAGAATACATTTTAATGGGAATGGCCGCATATGGATTTCCAATATATTCGCGAGACTTAATTGATACCTTTTGGGAAACAAATAACTTAAATAAAATAGTTTTTAAACTAAAAGAGAACTTACACGCTGGTACAAATTGGCGAAGTAATGAACTTCGGTACGGCGCACGGCTCGCGGCCAATTACTTGGCAGAAATGGAAGATCAAGATAATTATGACATTGCGGCATCTTCGCAACAAGTTTTAGAGTTTATGGTAGGCCATATTATGACTCACGCTAAAAAACATTGCAAATCTACAAATTTAGTTTATATGGGCGGCGTTGCATTAAATTGCGTTGCAAATACAAAAGTAGCAAATAACTGGAATAATATTTGGATTATGCCTAATCCAGGAGATGCTGGTAGCAGTTTAGGTGCCGCCGCATTAACATATGGTAAAAAATTAAATTGGGAGCATCCATATCTCGGCTATGATATTAGTGGCCAATATCCAGAAGCAGAGATTATAAAAGAGTTGTTAGAAGGAAACATCGTGGGTGTTGCTAACGGTAAAGCAGAGTTTGGTCCAAGAGCATTAGGCAATAGAAGTTTATTAGCAGATCCACGCGGTGATGATATTAAAGATAAAGTAAATGAAATAAAACGCAGACAAAAGTTTCGTCCATTTGCGCCAATGATATTAGAAGAAAGAGCACATGAGTATTTTGATATGCCAGATACTTTATTGTTTGAAACAGCAACTAGAGCAGATTATGCAAACAAACATGGCGTAATACTACATCGCAATAAAAGGAAATTAGCATCTCCTTATATGCAGTTTGTAGCCAAATGTAAGAAGCCAAAAGAGTTCCCGGCTATTGTACATGCAGACGGAACAAGTAGAGTGCAAACAGTAGGCCCAAATGATAATCCAAATGTAAGAAATTTACTTAAAATGTGGGAATACTATACAGGTTGTCCAATGTTATTAAATACCAGTTTAAATATTAGAGGTGAGCCAATGGTAAATGATGTTGCCGATGCTATAAGATTTACTAAAAAATATGGCATTCCTGTATATACTGCCGCCGGTGCAGTTACCATGGGTAGGCATGTGAGGTTTTAATATAATGGATAAAAATACAATAGTAATATATGGCGCAAAAAGGAGTGGTAATCATTATTTGCAAAGTTATTTTAAAAACCAAGGGCATGAGTGCGAATTTAGACATGAAGCAGATTACGCTAAAAAATTATATGATGAAAAAGGAAAACATCTAATAGTTTTAGTGCGTAATCCTAGAGACCAAATTATATCTAACTCTTATAGTATGTTTAATGCTGATAAAGATGGGTATAGCGTGGGCACAAAAAATCGACCATTAACAGATTTATCTCCGCAAGAAATACCATATCAAGTTGTTGGTTCAGCATGCCAATACCTTAAAGATTTTACAGATACCATGGTACCGCTTATAGCAACTCGCCCATACCAGTTCATATTATATGATACCATAGCACAGAAAAATTTAAACAGTATATACACAAAACGCGATCTAGAATATTATAAAAAAGCAATCTTAAATTATGATGGTATTTTAGATGTGCTTAATAGAAGCGACATAGAAGAATATTGTTTAAAAATATGGCGAGCGTTTAATCTTCAACAAACAGTTTTTTATCCTGAATTAGCAAATGTATGACATAATATAAATATAATTAATACTATAAAAATTTCTATAAAATTAATATAAACAAGTTCAATCAAATAATATTTTCAATTAATTAATAATTAAATTCGATCAAATAGTTTTTCGATTAGGAAAACATTTGATGAACAGGATTGAACTAGTTAGCCAAGGGCGTTCTTTGGCAGTTATTGAGTTTCGGAATCATCCATTTGTTAACAAATGGTTCGAACATTGGAAATATATAAACTCTAATTTCCAAGCATATACGCTAAATTATCTATATCCAACAAATTCGTGGAAGCCAGCACCGTCTATAGACATAGTTAAAAAATCAATTGATTCTATTAGAGACGCGGGGTTATACCTAAACTCTATTACAAATACACATATATTCCCATATGATTCAGATAATTTTCCAAGTTATGATATTTTCTTAGAAAATGGATTAGAAGCACAGCAATATTTAAACACATTCCATAGGCATTTTACTAATGGTATTCGCGAACCTCATGGAAGAGATTTATTAAAAAATGGAATGATTAAAAAAGAAGAGGATACATCCAATTGGATTAACAGAATACAAGAAATCAACCAAGCAGTTCATGACTTAGATAGTTATACAAGAACTCCCCATTTGCAAAGTATTCCTATTTTAGATTATTTCAGTATACAGTATCATTTATATAATGAAAACATGTATCTGTCAGAAAGTGTTCATTGTCCTATTACACCCGAAGAATGTTTAAGTGCGGCAGATGATAGTAATAATTGGAATGTGTGGCTAAAAGTAGATTTACTAGGCAAAGATTACATAACAGGATTTATAAATCATGATAATCCTACTGAATGGGATATACAATATTTAAATAATTATACTGGTATGTTTGTACTTTATCCTAACAAAACGCCAGTAGATTTTTGCAAAAACAAAATATTTTACAAATGGTTGCAACAATATAACTTAGAATATGATCCTAGAATGTGTGGCATTCCGCTTGGTAAAATAAACTATATTGTAGATGATTATCATAATTATCATAATTCAGATTTATTGATTCAAGAATTGTAGTAAATTCTATTAACAAAATTAAATATTATATACAGTAAGATTTCCCACATGTATGACATAATAAGCAGGGATGACATCGATGACATTCACGAGGCGGCCGCCAAATGCAAAACGAGATATTTTTGGTACGTTGATCATGGTGTTGATTGTACTGGGTTTGATTTCAATTGGGTTCCTGTACCATGGGAATCCGAGTTTGTACATATCTTCCCAAGCAAATGGCAACGTGACGGCGGAATAAGATTAGTCAATAAGCAACATCCCGAAGAACAAATAAAATTACATAATAGTAATGTTGTTCCACGAGAATCTACGAAAAGAAATTGGATTCTCAATGACGATACTGATTACAGTAACTTCGACTTCAGTTGGCATCCTGACAATTTGGATGACGATTTTACATACGTCTTTCCTTCGCAGTGGCAAAGAGATGGTGGCACGTACTATGTTACAGAGCCTGGCGCGCCTAAGAAGTATGTTAGTGATCAGGTAACAAAACGCACAAACTGTTTGGATAACTGGAAACTACCGAATGTAGACACAACTGAGTTCGACTTTAGTTGGCACCCCGATCCTGCTGAAAAACCTTACACGTATGTTTTCGCTTCGCAATGGCAACGTGATAGTGGAACACACTATATTACAGAACCCGGCGCACCGCGTAAGTACGCTAATGACCAAACAACAATAAGAGATGTTCCTGTTAGTTCCGATACTAGTGTTGTGTCTGCAGATAATATTAAACATACTAGCGATATTAAACACGGTTGGAAACTACATGAAGATACAGACTACAGTAACTTTGACTTTAGTTGGCATCCTGATCCATCACACGGAGATTTTACTTATGTGTTTCCTTCACAATGGCAAAGAGATGGCGGTACATACTATGTTACAAGTCCTAATGCACCGCGTAAGTATGTTAGTGATCAGGTAACAAAAAGAATACCAAATAAAGATAATTGGAGTCTCAACAAATATACTGACTATACTAATTTCGATTTTAGCTGGCATCCTGACCCATCATATGGTAACTACACGTATGTTTTCCCTTCGCAATGGCAACGTGATGGCGGCACATATTATGTAACTGCCCTCGATTCGCCTAAAAAGTATATTAGCGACCAAGTAACAAAACGTACCAACTGTCTAGATAATTGGGAATTGCCAGACAATATAGACACAAGTGAGTTTGACTTTAGTTGGCATCCTGATCCCTCGCACGGCGACTACACATATGTATTTCCTTCATTATGGCAACGTAATAGCAATGTTTGTTATACTACAAAAGAAGGTGCACCAAAGAAATACGTAAGCGACCAGGTTATTAGACCACTACCTAAAAAAGAAGATTGGATTATTCCTAGTAATATAGACGAAGATAGTTTTGATTTTAGTTGGATGCCTGATCCAGATGATCCCCCATACATATATGTTTTTGGTACACAATGGCAGGAAGATGGTGGACCTATATATGAAGTAGAAGGTGCGACTAAAATAAATTATATTGATGAACCAAGAGCAAAAGCATTGCCCACTACAGAACATTGGCATACAGATAGTGAAACAGACTATAGCACATTTGATTTTAGCTGGCATCCAGAAGAGTCACAAAAAGACTTTAAACATGTGTTTGGATCACAATGGCAAAAGACTAGTAAGACGTTTTACTACAATGGCAATAATTCTAATCCAAAAATAAACTATGTAACAGACCAACGTGTAACAAGTAAAAGCGACACATTGCCTCGTTATAATATTGAAACAACACTAGAGGATTTAATAAACGATCATCCTACTGAACGCTTTTGGGCGTTGAATTCAGAAATGGATTATGAAGAGTTTGACTTTAGTTGGCACCCAGACGCAAGCCAAATGGATTATGTTCACGTGTTTGGGTCTCAATGGCAAAAGCATAGCCAAACATTCTACGTAAATGCTCCTGCCTACTTAAAAGGCAATACCCACTTAAATTTTGTGGGAGATCAGAAGGTAGTAGCGAATAGCACCCTGGATATCTTCTATATCGACAAGGGAGGAGAAAATAGCGCAGAACGCTTTAAATCACTGCTTCTAAGACACCCACAGATGGTCAAGACACGGTTCTTTGGGAATATACGTGATACACTACTACGGTGTGCTAAAAAATCCAATACAGGGCGATTCTGGGCGATTTCGAGCGAGAACAATTATGACAGTTTTAACTTTGATTGGCATTGCGAACCATGGCAAAATGGAATGCTACATGTATTTGGCAGTAAGTGGAACAAGTGGAGTAACACGTTTTTAGTAAATGCTGATGATTTTATTCGCACCTTTGACTGGGCAGAAAATATTGAAGATGTTTATAATTTAAATTTTGTAGAAGATCAACAGGTACAATTGTACGACGACAATAGAGAAATATGGTATGTTGATTTTGGTAACAACGTAGATTTTGCGCCATTACTAGAATATAATAAAGCAAGATTCTTTGGTAATTGGTTAGAAACATTAACACGTATTGTAGAAAGAACAGACGAAGATTATATATGGGTATGCGGGAGTATATGTGATTATTCATCATTTGACTTCGGCTGGGAACCTGAGCCATGGCAACAAGACATGCTTCATGTATTTCCTAGTAATAAGCAACTTGAAGGCGACACTTTTTATGTACCTGTTAAAAAGTTTAAAGAACAATCTAGTAATTTAAAAGTATTGGGTTGGTTTGATACAGTTAACTATGTTAAAGATATTAATGTTTCGCGTTGTAGTTGGCCTATAGTTAATAATATACATGAACTAGATACATTATATGGATGGATTTTACACAACAATCAAAAGACTATAGATTATGATCCTCCTTTCTGGAAAACGCCAGAACTTCACGTTTTTAACAGGAGTGGTAGCGTGTCCTTAGTACCCCGTGACTGTAAAAGGGAATTTCGAACACAATTATATGACTACCCGCATATATTGCGCCATTCGGGGTTCAAATGCGAAGATAAACCACTAGATATTGTGTTTATTTCCAATGGAGAAAAAAACGCCAATAAAAATTGGGATCACTTAGTAGAAGTATATAAGAATAACAACTGTACAAATACACTATTAAGAAGTAGCGGCGTGAATGGTAGAACACAGGCATATCAAGCGGCCGCGAATCTTAGCAGAACAGAATGGTTTTATGCTGTATTTGCAAAAACAGAAGTGATGCCAGATTTTAAATTTGACCTAGTTCCTAATTATTTAGAAGAAACAAAACATTATATGTTACACAGTCGTAATCCTCTTAACGGATTAGAATATGGTGCTATGAATATTAACATGTATAATAGACAGTTAACTTTAGATACTAAGCCCGGATTAGACTTTACTTTAAGTAGCAATCACGACACTATTCCTATTGTTGCTAGTATTAGTAGATTCAATGAAGATCCATGGGTAACTTGGAGAAGTGCATTTAGAGAAGTATTAAAACTTAAACGTGAAGTAGATTTAGGTGATCCTAGACCAGAAATTGCATATAGACTTAAAGTATGGTGTACTATTGCAGAAGGGCAGAACGCGGAATGGTGCTTGGCAGGAGCAAATGATGCATTAGAGTATTACGAACAAGAAAATGGTGATTATAACGCATTGTTAAACAGTTATGATTGGCCATGGTTAAAAGCCTTTTTCGAAGAACGTTATTCTAATATTAGCAACCCATTACCTCTTGATACCGAGGAAGAGTTTTAACAAATGGTTGTTCTAAAAACCAATTTAAATAAGTAGGAATTCCTATCTCAATATCCATTGTAGGATTCCAGTCTGTATATTCTTTTAGTTTGTTGCTGTTTAATGTGTCTCTATTAGGATAAAAACTGTCATGTGGCAATATTTCCATATCTCCACCTAATCTTTCTTGTACCCGCATGGCTGCTTCTAAAATAGTTTTTCCATTACCACGGGTGCAATTAAAAATTTCGTTAGTGGTGTTTTCATTTATAGCACAGACAGCAAATGCACTAGCGACATCTTCTACCCAACTAAAATCTAATTTATTTTCTGCGCCGTGGACATGTATTTTTCCTGTAGTTAACGCAGATTCTGCCATTTTACTAATTACTCTAACTATCATATCTCTTGTGCCATACAAAGCACTAGGTCGAAGTATAGCATAGTTTAATCTTTTTTCTCTATGCCATATTTCGCACATACGTTCGCCTTGTAGTTTATAACTCCCGTACAATGTTTTAGGATCTGTCTTGCTTGTTTCATCTGGCGCTTCACTTTCAAAATTACCATAAACCATACTACTGCTAGAAAACACAATCTTTTCTACGTTATATTCTGTACATAAATCTAGTGTTGTTGCTGTTGCTGTAATCATATTGTTGGTAGCATCAACAACATTGCGTTTTACCATGTAAGCGTTTGGATATGTTGCTAGATGTATTACTATATTTGGTTTAAAAGTAGAAAAAACACCGGACATAAACTCTGTATCTTCTATTTTTCCTTGAAACATATGATCAGCACAAGCAAGTTCTTGTCGTTGTTGCAATATACAAAAGTATTCATCGTCTGGAAAAATATAATACTGGTGGTAACAGTCTACTACCGCTATTTCGTGACCTTGTTTACGTAGTATGTCGCTAGTATGCGATCCAATAAAACCGTGGCCACCTAATATTAAAATTCTTTTAGACATTGTATAACTCTTTCTATTTCATTATTTGTCATATAAGGACAATTGGGTATTGTTAGACTAGTTTGTTGTAAACTTAAACTATTATTATATTCTTTTATATTAATATTGAACAGTTTTTCTTGTATAGGTAAAATACTATAATGTATTTGTGTTAATATACCATTAGATTTAAGATGTTTTATTAATTTATCTCTGCTTTCGCACTTAATTACAAATTTACTATAGGTACAATCTTCTTTATATACAGGAAGTTCATACTTGTTGCCTATTTCTGTGGTATATAGTTTAGCAATATATCGTCTTTTATTTTTATGTTCTGTTAATAAATCTAACGTGTTATTTAATACCACAGATTCTGTGGTACTAATCATGCTATTCATTCCTAAAACTTCACTAGGAGTAGAATTGTTTATTTTTCCGTGTAATCTTCCTAGAGTTGCTAACTTAGCAAAGTTATCGCTATTAGTAACTAATGCGCCGCCGCTTCCTAATGTAGTACAGGGCTTGGTAGGACTAAAACTTAGCACACTAAACGCAGAATTACTTAATGGTGCTCCTAGACTTTGCGCCGCGTCTTCGACTAGTAATAAGTTATTATCATTACAAAACGTTTCAACTAGTTTATTTGCGGGGCTTCCCCATAATGTAACATATAATAATACCTTTGTGTTGTTAGTGATTTTTTCTTTTGCTTTAGTTAAATCTAGATGATAATCATCCCCAACATCTACAAACACGGGTTTTAGTCCCGCAAGTAAAATGCTAGATGCTGTTGCAATAAACGTATAAGCAGGAACAATTACTTCGCTATTGCTAGGTAAATTTAGATTGCGTAAACCTTGTACAAGGGCGTCTGTACAACTATGGAACAATGTTGTATTTTTTGTATTAATTAAAAAAGATATTTTATTTTCGACTTGTTTAGTTATATCTCCACCCTGACATACTCCGGTAGACAAAACTGAATCTATATCTTGCTTAACATTAGACCCTATTTCATTCCAAAGTCTATCAAGATTAAATACTTTTACATCGTCCATTTAACTAGTTCAAAACTCTCCGCATAAGGATTTTTCGTAGATGTCCCCCGTAATATAGCAAGAGCACGAGTTTGTTCTAATAATTCATCACTTACATCAATAAATGATGAGCACCAATCTAACTTATCTTGTATAGTATTCATTCCAAAAAACACATTTGGATTAAATGATTTATTATTGTTTACATAAGCAGTAACTTCATATTGCAATATAATGCCAGAAAATTTTCTACTACTTGCTAATGCTAGTTGATTTACAGTTTGATGGTCTTGATGGCTGTCGCCGTAATGAGGTATTAACAAATAATCGTAATTATTATTGTATAATATATCGTCTAGTCTAGAAATACTATCACTACTAAAGAAGGGTCTTTGGACATCGTCAAAAAATTCATATTCATATTTTAAATTAAAAGAATTAATGTCAACCGATTCTTCTTTTTCCTTATAAAAATAAACAATTTTAACAAAACTATTATTGCTAAGTTCGCTTAACAAAAATCCGCCGGCTCCTAACTCTACATCATCTGGGTGCGGACTAAGAGCTAAGATAGTTTTCATAATTCCCACTTGTCTTTAAATTCAGAAAGTTCACGCTTGCTCATATCAAAGTGTTTCGCGAGAAGTTCTTCAGATCTATAATCTTCTAAAATATCAAACCAGCGTTTACCTGACATAATACGTTTAATAAGACTTTTTTCCATGCGACTCACAGTAGTTGCGTTTTCAATATAATCTTCATATGCCTCACACGCCAATGGAAACTTATTTACAATTAAACCATACATTGCTTTTGCTAGTTCTTGTATCTCCCATTGTGCATGGTAGTCTGCTCTTAGTTTTACATAATGAAAAAAGTTGTTTAAATCTATTTTCCAATATAATTCTGTATAGTTGTTGAGAGGCAACACCGCACGGGCCAACTCTCTTGATAATCCTTGCCTAAGATCACTATCAATATTATAATTGTCATTGGGATTCTCCCCTAATAGAGACAAATAATCTTTATAGTTCTCTCTTCCAATTCGCTTAATAGTGTTATGGCACATAGTTTCTTCAATGGGAATTAACGTACCGTCCCTACCTTGCTTATTGATGACACTTTGTGGTTTAAGGTTTGCTTTATCAGGAACATAAAACTCATCTGACATAATACTATATCTGCCAGAATATTCATTCAAGTTTGCCGTTCTGTGTCTTACGTGTTGCCTCATAACAAAAATGGGCATTTTCAAATGGAATTTAACCTCACACATCTCGAGCGGTGATGTGTGTCGGTGCTTAACTAGATATCTGATAAGTGCCCTGTCGTTACGAGTACCTTTGGTACCATTACCATATGATACTCTTGCAGCTTGGACAATTGCTTCGTCTGAACCCATAGTGTCAACGAGTCCTACAAAACCATAGTCCAAATACTTTACATAGTTTTCATCTTTTTCAAAATTAATGTCTGAAATTTTTGTCATATTAATATTATATGATTATAATTGATTTTTGTCAATGCAATATTATAAGTTTTTTAAAACTTTATTTGTTGATGATTGTATATCTGTAGTAACTTTTTCAATGTTTAAAACATAGTCAATTGAAAGTACACCATCATAACTTTCTATGCGGTGTGTAAGTTCTTCTTCTAAATCACGCGGATCTACTCCTTCTGCTAGGAGATCTATCACACTAACCACAAATTCCTTGCCTTTTTCGTCGTGTAATATTAAGTGATCAATATATTCGATGGGAACATTAGTGATATTAATGTTTTCAATAATGTTTTCCCATCGCTTTTTGAAAGATTCGGTTAAGAAAACTTCGTTATGCTGAGACACGGGCCTTGGTAGCCTTCTTCTTGGAAGTTTTCTTTTTAGTTGTCTTTTTTGCTTTCTTAGTAGGTGAAAGTTCTTCTGCTTTAGTAAGTAATCTTTCTGCTTCTGCTTGTAGTCCTGCGGCTTGCCTACGCAAATCAGACGCAATATTTTCGTCTGTTAAGGCGCCGTCCGTATCTTCTGAAGTTGTGGCTTCCTGTCCGCGTATTGCGGCATTAACTTCATTTAAAGCAATACTAGTTTTTGTGTCTGGCGTAAGTGCAACATCAGATGCTGGAAGTTTCATAATTCGTCCGCTTGTATGCAAACTTTCTAAAATTGGTCTCCCTGCACCATTCATTCTAGTATGTAATACTTCTGCTAGTGTGTTGGCTTGTTGACCTTCATCACTTTCTAAAACTGTTATTAAAGAATCGTGATCATCTTGAGATAATGATGCTGTTCGCGCTACCAAACAATTATCTGGCTCGCCGGGTACTTCCCTAAAAAGTAATACGATTTTATCGTTAGTTGAAATTTGCTTGCCAACGTGTTTCATATATTTCTCCGTTTATATTATTGATTATTCAGCAGTCGCGTCTGGTGCGTCTGCTTGTACTTCTTGTTCTGCTGGTTCTGTTGTAGGAATATGATGTCTTAAAAATAGTACTAGTCTATCATAAGTTACACCCACAGCAGTCATTTCTGCGGCATTCCATGCGCCACGGCGTGCTCCGACTTCAATGATTTGCTTTACAGCGGCCAAATCTTTAAGATTAAATTCTGGTGCTTGTCCTGCATCAGGGGATGCTTGTGACGTGCCATCAAGAACATCTACTGGGGTTTCTGTTGCATTTTCAGTATTGTCCGACATTAGTTTTTCTCCTGATAATTAATTGTATGAAAAGAACCATATTAACTATAATCCTTTCACTAGTATTTATTACTATATCATCAGCACAAGAAAATTCTGAACCAGAGCAACCATCGACAGAAACAGTACTAAAATTCTTTACATATGCTCAAGAAGGTTTAGAATGTTTATACGCTAACGAAGAACTTATACGATTAATGGATACATATAAGTCATTTAACGAAATATTTCAAGTAATGGCGCCAGATAGAATAAATGATGTTGATGTAAGGCTAGGTAAAAATATAGAATTGTTTGAACAATTTGTTTATAGTACAATTGGATATCTAGATAGTATTCCAGATGTTACTGAAGAACAATTAACAGAGTTTATTAATGAAAACAGAGATAAAACTTATGAAAAGTTATATTATCGCCGCGACGTTACGGATCCAATACAAATTCGAAAACAAATAATAGAAACGTTTGAATATGTAAGATGGTGCAGAAACTGGATTAAAGAAGGTTTGGGCGAAACTGCTATTAATTAATTTCATTTAAAAGTGGGCATGTTAAAACAAAATAACTTGCTTCACTGGGTTCTTCAAACCCCACTACCCATTCCAATGACCAAAGCATATCAAATGTACTAGTTTGATTCTTAATTGGTGAGGTTATTTCTATTGTTTTATTAAGTGATATTTTAGTATCAAAGCCCAATAAAACCTTTTTTGTAATACAGTAGCGTCCATTGAGTGTAAGATAAATCCATCTATCCATGTCTTGTACTAGGTCTAATTTTGTGGCAAATGATTTAGATCTAATAGGAATTGTTACAGGTGTGAAATAAGGTGGAATGTTTTCACACTTTCTAGTGTTTAAAACATTGTGTGGATTAACCGTTCTTGTATTATATAGACCCATATATAATATATAGCAAAAATAGTACAGAACCTGTCAATAAACATATTGCAAGAGAGAAAATAATCCTTTCAATATTGCTAAAAAGTTTCCAGATCTGTTTTATTTTATCTACCATAACATTCCAATAACGTATATCAGCGTAAGACCTGCGTTAAGAACTACAAGGCTGGTTTCCTTCCATAATATACCTGTGAGCGTCCACATACTATTAGCAACAATAAACATCCAAACATACTGCGGATGTATATTAAAGGCCGCTAATGTAGCCGCCAGTATTAATATCGCAGTACTCATCCATGCAAGTGTTTGATAAGGTTTTTTAGTACTCATGTTTATTCGAATAATCTCTCAAATTGTGTTAAAGTATTGTCATTGGAAGAACTGTAAACCCAAATTGGCTCAATAAAACAATCTTTCATATGCTCTTTATTGCCGCCTTCTTCATTTTTTGGTCTCTGTTTCATTCGCATACCAATAACTTCTTGTAACGGCATCCCAACACTAGCCATAAAGTCTGTCATTGGATCACAAACATAATGTCTTTTGTTTTTAATATTGGCATCTATTATATTTACTGCTATAACACCTGTTTGCGGATTAATTAGATTACTAACATTTTCTAATGTCACAAATAAAAAGTCTTTAAGCCAACTGTCAAACTCTTTATACTTAAACCAACTTTGTGTTTCCTCTTTAATGCCCTCTGCGTAACGCTCTGTATTATAATATGGCGGACTAGTAAATGCTAAATCATAGTTTAGTTTGGGGAAGTCTTTTATATCTTCAGCAGGCGCATTGAAAATGGTTACTGTTTTTGCACCTGTGTAGGTAAACCATTCTAATCCATTACAGGCATTAAACTGCATCAACTGTCCATCGTTGTTAAAAATATGCTTGTCATAAAACTTACATTGTTCCATATATGCTTTATAAACATCAGGATTTGGATCACACCCTACATAAACTTCCGCATTACTTGCCCAAAAGCCTGCTAATCTATCTCCCCACCCACAACTAGTATCCAAAACTGTTTTAGCATTAAATCTGTTATAAATGTATTTTGCTACAGTTGGTTTAAATTGGGTAGCAACATAAGCACCGAGTCTGAATGCTTCTCTGTATTTGCTTTCATCTACAAACTTTACAACACCATCACGCCAAAATGTCCAGTTAAGGGATTTTAATGCTTCTTTACTGCTCCATATATCTAATGGACTATTGTGTGACCAGCCACCACATTTTAGTCTGTTCTGTTGCTGAAAATAATTGCTAATGTCATTATAATAATGATTAATGTCTATAACGTCTTTACAATAGTCTTGGCAGGAATATTTGTAATCATTAAATTTATCTGTGATGCTTGTAGTGTAACCATATAATAGTTTGTTATGGTCCATTCCTTTAAGTTTTTTAAACTTTTCTATTACATCGTTTTCAGTTATATCTTGAAATGGAAATGGAATGTTATTTTCTGTGATATAATGAGCGAGTGCTTCTATTGCTTCTTTCTTTTCGTAGTGCTCTTTAAACTCCTGCCATTCACTCGTAGAAAAAACAGGCAACCCCGAAGAAGTTGCCTGATTCTCCAGGGCTTTTAGTATCTCCAGATTTACCATATACCCTTAACCGCCGCCATTAGACGAGCGTTATTATCGCCTTGCACATGGTTAACATCGTCCGTATACTTAAGGCTCAACT